CCCGTGTCTTTGTGTACCCTGCTTTAGTAACTTCGCCGTGTACATATTCTGTTTGGCGGCGAACTGGTTCCACATGATCGGCGTGCCATTTGTCGATCAACTCCTGCCCACAATAAGCGCATCGACCGCCAAACATCATGCGGATTCTTTCGCGCTCTGGCTTGCTAAGGATCATTTCAACGCTCTCGCCGTCCATGCGTCTTTGTAAATGGCCAGCGCGGGATTCTTGGCAATAAGCGCATCGTAGTACGCGACACGAGATTGCTGGAAGCTGCCAACAAGTGCAGGGCCGCAAGCGTTTACCTGCTCGACGGTATTTGGACCCCACTTGCCGTCACATATCAATCTCGGCAATCCAGGATCACCGCACCAATTCACGGCTTGCTGCAAGCACCTCACAGACGCCTCACTGCCGGCATTCACGGCGAAGTCAAAGACGCGCTTTGCAACTTCGTCGCTGGTCAGTTGCGCGTACCAGGACGAGCCGTTCAAGATGCACCAGAAATGGGCTAAGTAGAACGTCTTCACGAGCGGTCCACGATCAGCTTGCGGCATGTTGGCAATCGCCGTGTACTGGAGCGGGAAGGCTCCTGAGTTGATTCCTGAGATGGCGAAGCAGTGGTCAAGCGTGCAACCTTCGGGGCACCTGTCCGTCACGGTCGCGTGCATGTCGGCGGCGTCTTCATTGCTGAGGAGCCATGAATATGCGGTTTTAAACGATGCCATTCTCTCTCCTTAAGGCCGTACAGCGCCTTACTCGCAAAGCCCATACTTTGATTCGCAAGAAGGGCGTTCTGTGTTACCACGAAAAATATTGAATTGCCTTCCGCCTCGATCTGTCTTTGCCCACTCGATTACTTCATCAATGAAGTTGTACCCTGTTGACTTGATCGGGTCTATCGGGGGAAAGAACGTCACACCGCTTTCAACTTCATAGCGGCGAACTTTTTCTATCATCTCAGGATAGCGTTCAATCCAGAGGAGAATGTCTTCCTTCCCGCTATTCACACACGGAGCGCAACCGACACGGCCAAATCCAAGTTTGTAAAGATGATTGTATTCCTGCCCATGACCCTCAATGAAATCGAAGCACATCTTTTTAGTCCAGTCAGCTAAAGGCGCATGACACATACAATCGAAGTAGGAATCAAACCAAGAGAACGGCGTATCTTTCCGGCGCTCCGACTCATCCCTTCGCACTCCAGTGTACCTCTCATAATCCAATCCTGCGTATTCTCCCATCGGGCCGAAATGCAACTCAGGCTCCGCGTGGAACCTAGAAAAATCAGTATGTGATCGCGACCTTCATCTTGCGGAAGCGGTCGACTGCCTGCTTTGAGTGGTCAACTGCTTGCGCGGTCTGCTTCTTGGTTTGTTCCCAGAAAGAAACCATCGCCTTCCAGCAGGATTCACCGTTCAAAACCACTTTGCCGTTGACTTCAACATTCATTTTCATCACCATTCAAGTGGGAATCAGGCTGCGGGCCATCTGGGCGTCGTCCCACCCGATCCGCTCCCAGACAGTTCTGTCTTGCGACAGGCCGCAGCCCTCACCCTCGTTAGGAGATAGACATCTCCTGAAATTTGGGTGGAGTCAGTCGCCCTTCTCCAACTCTCAAGATTCTGGCATCCGTCAATGTCCATGAGAGACCACTCCACTTCGTGGTTTTAAGTATTTCCTGTGGGTGATAGGCGTGGTGCAACGCCTTGTTTTGCTTCTAGGGTCGGGGAGGGATTGCTCCCTCCCGGATCACCCTCTCCTGCTGCTGCATACAAATACCTCCGCAGCGAGTTCTCGCTCCACTGATTAGCTGCTCGTTAGGCAGCTAGAAATCGTCACCAAAGAAATAGCCATCGCGCATGGGAAGTCTCCTGTACAGATCTCACCTTGACGAGTGAATGATACTACTCTACCGAAGAAAACGGGAAATCAGTTATTTTGCCCCAAGAGTGGGCTGGGTGCCGGTCACAAATTCTACATGCCTGATTTCCTTGGCCGTCTGTTCCGGAGTGGCTTCGACGGTTTCCAGGTGCCTATCCATGTTGGGCTCTACCATCCGTTCACCCAGTGAAGGACTTTCGGCGCTGATGAAGGCGACTGGACTCAGCTTGATCATGAGTTCTCCCTTGAATCGGAAGAGACTCTTGATTGGGATTTCTGCGAATGTCATGTTATGCCTCTAGACTGGATACGCTACTTCAGCGAGTTTCCTTCTCTTGCCGGCGGAAATAGCCGCGCACTCTTCCGGAGAGCGTTTCTTGCCCAGTCTTCCTCTAGCAAAGGACTGAAGAGTTGCCAACGCAAGCGGGTGTGGTACTCTTCCTTTCTTCAACGCAGATTGACTATCACAGAATTCCTTAGTCCTTTTCTTTCCTATATTTGCTCTGCGGATTCTTTCAACCACTTCTCTAGGCATCTTCCAACCAGACTTACCTTCTCCACCAAGGGTCTCGTTGTAGCCACTACCCAAAGAGGCAAGCGTACCTTGTGATTTGATGAACTGCTTCTCGAGATCATTCAACAAACTGACTTCGCAGCAAGCAAGTTCCTGAATGGAAAAGTTGGAAGCACCATACTTTCGGATGGCCCGATACAGAGCAAAGTCAAGTCCGCTTTTTGCGTTGGCGACATGGTCCTTCCATCTCCCAGCCACCGATTTCGAGGTTTGTCCAACATACTTCTTCTGATTCACCAAGTTGACAATAAGATAGATGAATCCATTCATACCTGATAGGTTCCTTCGAAACAGTCTTTGACATCCTGAAGTCCACAAGTACACTTTGGAGGAGGCTTCGTTCCGCCTTCTGCCACCTTCTTGTTCCACTCGCTCACTTTGCACTCAGGTGTGTGCTCAGCTTGCTCGAGGTACTCTTGTGCCTTGCTTAGCATTTTCGGTTGCCCACTTGGTGATGATTCCATCCCAGGGTGTCTTCTGAGAGTTTGCTCTCTTCCAGGATGCAACGCGGCGGTCCCAGGATGACGATTTGTACTTGTTCACAGCCTCTACGAAATCCTTGGGAAGTTCAATCTCGATCTTGTAGTAGGACTCAGTCTGCTTGGCATTGAACGGAGCAACCAATGCTCTGGCTTTCTTCAGATAATCACGGAGCCAGCGAAGCTCAGTGTCAATCTTGGGATCGTCCTCATCCTTCTTGAGAGCATCGTTCATCAAGCGAAGCAAGCTGGTGCAGTAGTTGGTACGAGGAGTGCTGTACTTCAGATCTCTGAATTTGTCTTCCTTTTCACTACCTGCCAGAGCCGCTTCCATCTCCGCACGATACTTTTGGAGCTTTCCGTACTCAACCGCTGTGAGATCAGCACCTTCAAGTTTCTGACCACACAGCTTCTCATACTTCTTTATGATCTCTGGCATGCGATTATTCTTATCATCTGCCAGAAGTGAAAGTAGCAGTTGCTCGAGCTCAGGCCACCGCTTGGGAGCAATGTGAGGAGGAGACGTCCATCTCTCTTTGGAACCATAGGAATTTGTGTTATTGAACGCGAACTCGCCTGAAGTTCCGCCGTAGTAATACATCATGTCGTAGTCATCTTTGACTGCAATCATGGCTGCTTCAAGACTAGCATCACGCTCCTTGTAATTCTTGAAAGCGTTGAATGTCAGCACATCTCCGAATCTCGTAGAACAGCAAGCCAGAACGAGGTCATGAAGATCCTGGCGCCAAGGCGACGAGCATCTGTAGTAGTATTGCTTGAGGAAGGCCTCCAGCTTGTTTCCGACCTTTTCGATGCCGGTAGTCTCAGTGTCGTATGAATCCTTGGTAGTCGGAGGCGGAGTTGCCACTCCCTGCTTCAGCAAGGCAATTGCTGCTTCTTCGAACTCTGGCCAAGGCTTCTCAGCATTGACTCTGAGATAGGTGTTGCTAACGAAGTTCTGTTTGTAATAGGTGAGGACTGCCTGCAGGTCGTTCATGGTCATCTTCTGCAGCAGGGGTCGAACCAAAGATAACCCAAATCTAACGGCTCGTACAAAACTTTCTGCACATGAACGAAGAGCGAACTGGAAAATTGTTGGACACTGTAAAAGTACTCTTGAGCTAGCATCCCGAAAGATGGAAATACTCAGGAGAACGACAGTCAATGACCGCCACAGTTAGGTAGATAATCCAATCCAACGGCTCGTGTGCAAACTGTGGGCAACCCACCGGGCTGCCTCTGGACTATCGATACGCTGAATATTCAGAAAAGTAAACACTTTTAATTGAACATCTGACTTTTTGCTCCATTGTATGGAATGTTCATACTGCCACACCAATCCTTGTAGACCAGGCTTCGACACCTGCAGTCGTAGTTGTGCTTCCTCTAGAGCCAACAGTAATCGAAAACTATCTGAGGAGACTAAAGAGAAAATTAGAAGAACTCTTCAATCCAAGTATCCTGTCAGAAAATGCCCTATATGTGAAAAATTGTTCCGTCGTAAACAAGAGTACTGCAGCAGGTCTTGTGACATGAAATCTAGAATGAGAGATCCTGTCCAGAGGAAAGCAGTGTCTGATTTTATGAAATCTGCTCCTCATAAGGGCTGGAAATCGAGATCGATGTCCTCCTATGCAGAGCTGTTTTGGATTGACATTCTCGCTAGAGAACAAGTCAGCTTTATCCGTGAAAAAGTCATGTCAAAGAAGAGCTTAGGAATTGAATCCTCCGGAAGCTATTTCCTCGACTTTTTCTTTCCTCAATTGAACCTAGATTTAGAAATAGATGGTAGCCAACATCTCAATCCTGTGGCAAAAACCAAAGATGACGAACGTGATTTAATCCTAGAAAGAAATGGGATTCATGTTGTGAGAATGCCTTGGAAGGGATTGACCAGACATCTAAAATTCACATTTTCACAAGTGGAAGAAGTTCTTATAATGGTCGGGGTGAGGCATTTCGAAAGCCCAACCTCATGTTCCCAAAACATGTGCTCTACCCTTGAGCTACACCCCGACATGTTAAACCTTTTCTGCGTGCCGGATTTGACCGGCGTTTCCGTCCTCAATGGACGGCGTGCTGTCCGCTTACGGAATCCTGCCCAGGCGATGCGTCTATAGCCACAAAGTCCAGACATTCTACCTGCTGCCCTTTGTTCTCACCCGTCGGCAAGATCTCAGGCTCTATTGCACTATCGCAAACTTTGGTCGGGATAACTGGATTCGAACCAGCGACCTCACCCACCCCAAGGGTGCGCTCTACCAGGCTGAGCCATATCCCGACAAACTGTGCCGCGTCCGATGTTGTCTCTTGTCAACTTGAGGCTGGTTGGCTCTTCAAGTCACATCCTAGTGCGGCTTACTACGCTCTTCAAACTTTGGTGGACTCGAACGGGATTGAACCGCCGACGCCAACCTCTTCAGGGTTGCGCTCTACCACTGAGCTACGAGTCCACATACAGCAAAAATTGGTCGGCGTGGTCAGATTTGAACTGACGGCCCCTTGTTCCCGAAACAAGTGCGCTACCAGGCTGCGCTACACACCGATGTTACATAGCACAGTTGTCTAGGATTGGAGAACGGAATTGTGTGAGGAATTTCTTCTCACCCTCCTGCTAGAGCAACTGGCGTCGCCCGAGGAGAGGAGTCTTTAGGACTTAACCCTCCGCGAGCCTTGCAGGTTGCGGTCGAAATCGAAATGTTGGTCGCATTCTCATGATCTCACTCTACTGACCTGGTTCGAAAACCGGGTACAAATCGATGATACCTCAGTTTTTGGAAATACGGGAAGAAAAATTTGCCTAGGACATCCAACCACGAAAACGGAGCTTGGTGGGAGCATCCTCTAGAAGCTGTTTGCCCATACGACGCATGGCCTTGGCCGCGAACTTCTTGCGGAATTGACGAGCCTTGCTGGGACGCTTGCAGCTGACGTCGATCTGCTCAATGGAGACGAATTTCATGTCTTCACCTTTTCTGAGCTATACTGAACTCAAGTTCACTGAATAAGTGAAACAGTCGTTGAAAAGTGTATCTTAATCGTTGAAAAGTGTAACCTTGATGCCGCGAGCCTCAGGAACGGTGCGAAGACTTTCGCGAGTGGGAATCAGTTCGTATGCCAGCAGGTCGCCTTCTTCATCGCGAACCACGTTGTCGACTACGAAAGTCACTTCTTTGCGTCCAACAATCACCAGGCCCTCATCGCAGGCATCAGGATAAACCCGCTGGAAAATGCTGCCGCCACCTTGAAGATCGCTCAGTTCGGCGCAAAGGACCGTTTGTCCGTCTTCCGTGGTCTTGGTGAATTTCTGGATGCTAAAAGTTGCCATTTGTCATTCCCTCCCTCATTCTCTACTGACAGAGAACTCGGATCGGGTAACAGACCGCTAGTCCTTCCACTTTCTGTTCTTGCGACCGATCTGCTTCATCCTCTTCATCCACTTGTCCATCAGCATCGAACGATCCAGCTTCTTCAGGTAGTCCACGATCAGGACTCCGTTCAGATGATCGATCTCATGCTGAATGCGGCGAGCCTCTTCACCAGTGAAGGTGCGGCTGAATGGAATGAGCTTCACTTCCGGATCGTCATCCTCACCAATTGCGGTGATCGTGATTTCCCGATAGCGAGGGACTGAAACCCTGATCTGCGGAAGGCTGAGACATCCTTCCAGCTTGGCATCCTTCTCTTCAGAGTGAGCAGTGATGACTGGATTGACCAGTCCTAGTAGCATTCCACTGTTGGACTGATAGACAATGATGCGCCGGGTATCTCCTGCCTGATTGGCAGCTAAACCAGCCGCCTTATGACTATCCACCACGATCTTCATGTAGTGCAGGATGTCGAGCGTGCCTTCGATATCAGCCGGGAAGTCCACCGGAATACACGGATGCAACAGGATTGAATCTGGGTACTGCTTTACTGGCATCATCTCTTTCCTTCTCTTCCTCGACATCCGGAGGGTTGCAATCCGGGCAGGGAATGGTCCCCTTGCTGTTGCTGATAAACCCAACATCCTTACAATGCTTGCATTCGATACTCGGCTGCGGCTTCAAACCCGATCCTCCCCATCATATTACTCTACTGACGACTAGGAAGACCAAACTTTCCTAGAGTACTCTTCTACGGAATGTCCAACAAAAGTAGCTACTGTCTAGAACTCCAGGCTCAGGATATGGTTTCGAATACTGGCCAAATTGGCTTTTGAGAGGATCTTCACTCTTGTTGGAAGGCTGCCACGCAGTTCACTCTCAGAAATTCCAGAGATCATCATCACGTGTTTTGGTTTTGTGGATTCATCCCAGGTCAGGATCTCGTTCAGAAACTCCACTCCTGATACATAGGGCATCTGATAATCGCTCATCACGAGATCAAACGGAACTCCATCTATTGATGCGCGGCGGCAAGCTGATATTGCAGCACCGCCATTCCAGGTTGTCTTGATGTTTTCAGCAGAGTAACCCAGGTCTATGATCATAGTACATAGAGCATCCTGGATTTCCTTGTCATCGTCTACAACAAGGACTTTCACGTCTTTCACTTCCATTGGAGTTTCACCCGTTCTATCAAGAATTTCTGAGCAGCTTCATGATCGTCAAGATTCACACCCTTGATAATTCCAGATTCTACAATTCCGCTCAGGCAGGAAGGCCGTCCGGTCAGGAAATCGAATGAACCGACCGGAGACTTCTGCACAGTGTTGCTTATCCAATCAGCCTCGCCGCCTTGGTACTCGTTGGCGTCATCAATGGCTTGTTGAGCAGAAACAGCGTTCTCAACTTTCTCGGCATCGTAGCAAGTTTGGTAGATGGACACACCCTCTAATCGAACGATTTCGTAGTTGTACACTGCTCCATTCCAACCGTAGACCATCCAAATGGGATTGGAAATTCCCACTTGCTCCGGAGTCTCCAAGTCTACTTCTGCACATACAGCCATGCCGCCCAAGTAACCACAGTCAGGTTCCTGTTCGGTAGAAGTAAACGTGGACCAGTTTTTAGAACTGGGGATCAGGATTGATGACACTTTGAGGCTCTCCTATGAATCGTCTACGCGATCGCTATGAAGAAGAGCTAATTCTGTGGTCGTTCATCACAGGAGAACACAAGGAAAGGGCAGTTGGTGAATCTCGAGGTCAGATTGTGGAACTCGTCATTCGTGTTGAAGAAGTCGGTGACGATCTGAACAGATTTCATTCTGGGAATCAGAACCTTGACATTTGCAGTCCGGACCGCCCCATAGACATGACTGGTGACCCAGCGCGAGAACAAGACTTCGTTCAGAATTTCGCCACCACTCTTGCTGATGAACGAGTAGTCGATCCCAGGAGTCTTGAAGCTGCCATCCTCCTGAGGAATGATGATGCCTGGCGTTGCCGGCCACGAGATGAAGTAGACGCGGGTGCCAGGGATGGTCACGAGATACTTGTCGCCACCGGCTCCGATCATGCTCACATTGAGAGAGTCCGCAAAGGCCGGTGTGCTTCCAGTAGGAGACACTCTCCAACTGTTCGCCATGCCGAACTTCTCAATCATCCGGAGAGCCTTGAGTGCAGACAAATCGTTGTTGTAACGCAGATCATCGAACCGGGTGGCATTCTTGACCATGGTGGCTTTGGACACGAAAGGCGACTTTTCCTTGTCCTTGTAGAAGGCCTCGAGACTATCAAGTTGCTTCTTCGCTTCGGCTGTGTTGTAAGCAAATCCCAAGTATTTCTGCAGGTTCATCAAGACTTGAGTGAACAGACTGTAGTCCAGCAGACCATAGAGATGGTCAAGGATCTGCTCCTGATCGTAGGGAGTCTGCACAGAACGAACCTCTGGTCCCTTCTCAAACCAGACGTCAGTCAATTTTCTTCCTAGAATACCACTCCAATGATCCGTACGACTGAATGGGAGCATGGTGAAAACTCGATGAAATTCCCTTTCTAGGGATTCTTCAGAGGAGAACATACTGATAATTTCCTCTGCGAATTTCTTTGCCACACGTTGATATACTTCCTGCATAGGTTTCTCCCATCACTTGGTAATACTGTGTTGTTAGCTATCATGTGACACATACTAATAAAGACGTCTGTGGGAATTGCGTTTTTCATCAAGTTCACTGTTTTGTGTACCCATTGAACATTTCCCAGTTTGTATCCTAAACTTGTATCTATCCTATCCAACGAAGCTGTAAACTCGTTGAAGTCTGAAGGAGCACTAGGAAGAGTAATCTCTACCCCGGACAGCGCACAACACCTATCCTGGTCAAGTAGTAGAGCATAGGCTTCTTCCTTGCTGATTTCAAATTCGATATTCCTGTACTGAGCACAGTCTTTAATCTTTTTCCAGACTGGCCCAGGAATTGCCCATTTTGGATATATTTCTTTGGGTCTAATCCAACGAGTTTCCTTAATCTGACAGCCACAACTAACCGTTAGTTTATGTCTCAAGTTGTGGATTGAAACCTCCTTAGTAACTCCACAATCACAAGAAACTCTAACTCTTCCTCCAGGACCGGGAACAATGTCGGAAACGACTAGCCTTCCAAATCTCCGACCTATTTCCTTCTTTGTCCTTTCATTAGCGGCTTTCCAGCTATTTTCTTTGAGACTTGCAAATCGGCATTCAGGACTGCAGAACATAGTGTTCACAAAGGAAGGAGATACTTGAAATTCTTTTGAACAAAATTGACAGTTTAGAGTGAATCGATGAAAGAATTTCTTGCTGCACTTTTCTCGAATTGCAGGATCAACATCCAATCCACATTTGGTACAAATCATCAGTAACTCCTTTGTAAGAGGAGCATGAAGTCAATATACGAATAGAAAGTCAGTTCTCACTTTCTAGTCATATGTGTCCTCAACTTTGGCAAAGAATTGTTTGAGAGATTCTACTTCTGGACGTTCGTAGAGCCGATTCTTGTGACCACAAGCCGGGCAGGTGAACTGACCTTCCCCAGAGTTCCAATAGTCCCCTTCAGTGCATCCGGAAGGCGGAGTGTACCAATGTGTCTGAATGTATGTCAGTTGGTTGACAGGAAACTGGGCTCCACATCCGCTCCACTCTCCGCTGCCTCCAGTGATCGACCACCCCAAACAAGTGATCAGTGTGGTCTTGGTGGCTTCACGCTCTCCAGCCCGGAGGATGCGGAGCTTCTCGTTCAGCTTTGCAATCTTGGCCCTGATAGACAGCATCTCTTCAGAAGGAACGATCCCCTGGCGAGAGATTTCTGCATAGGGACTGTGTTCGCCCTTGTGGCCCTTGAGCAGATTACAGGTGAATCCCCACCGGAACTTCGCAATGTGTTTGTAGGGTTCGTCTGGTTCACGAACACTCTCCCGGCAAATTGTTGACCAGTCCATCAGTCGCACCTTCTTGCACAAAATAGACATCGAAGTCCATGTTCTTGGCCTGCGTGACGTTAGAGGCATCCACGTCCAACTCGCATTCTTTGGCAATAGCGAGAGCCTGAGTGACATTGTCGGCCACGACTGTTGCGATCTTCTCGTGCAGGCCAGAGTAGTATCTCAATTGCCACAACTTGCTTTTTCCAATTTTCATCAGCACCTCGTTACTTTTGACATTTCTTACAGTAGTTGCGAAATCCGGATGGTCGGCAGTTACAGCGGTAGAATTCGTCTGTGGGCAAGTATTCTTGATGCCCGCTGCACCAAGCAGTTCCTTGTGGAGCTAAATGATGTCTACCTAGTCTAAGTTTGAGAAGACCTTGGCTTATTTTGGATCTAGTATCGCCAGATCGTTCCTTACCCAACATAGGGTGACTTTTTGCATCCAGTTCTCTAACAGCTTTAGATACCGCACTACGTTGCAGTTGACCATTTGTTTTGCCATAACGATGATTCTTTGCTCCCATCTGAGCTTCACTTACTTTCTTGCGAGCACTTTCAGTTAGACCACAACCACCATCTCCTCCCGGAGTCATGTTGTAGCCATACCCAGCTATGTTGGCTCTATACTGAGCGATATACATCTTTTCTTGATCGGCAAGATCTTGCTTTGAACCTATTCCTGAGGACAAAACGCTAATTTCAAACGTCTGCGCTCCGTATTTCCTCATAGCTCGGTAAAGGTAGCAATCTCCTCTTACAGCATCTCTCAGATGTCTTTGCCAACGATCTTTGACATGTTCTCCCACGAATTTTCCCACGTACACTTTGTTGTTAACTGTATTCGTCACGAGGTAGACCAGCATGTCACAACTCACAAATCTCTACAGCTTTGTCAAAGATTGAGTCATCGTCAGTAAGTGCTCTGAGCACTTCTAAGGCATCCGACGATTCAATACCTTCAACAGCCTCATCCATAACTGAAAAGAAGGCAGACATTTCGCCTGTTTTATTGCCTACCTTTTCCATTCCCTTGTCGGCCATCGTGAAGATAACTTCAAGTGGTTTCACAGGGATAGGAAGTTCCTTGTAAGCCATGCCCTTTTCAGAGAAGGAGAGTAGAGCCAAAGATACCGGGCGATCCACCTCATCCATATTTAGAGCCGCCCTTGCTACTGAGCCAAGATGAATATGTGTTACATTTCCCACTGTAACAGTTTCTTTTCTACTATGGTCATGTCCCCAACATACAAAATCGTAGTCAGTTTCAGCCAAAGCAGGATAACCAATCGGGTTGTAAGGAATGCCTGTGTTACCGAAGGTCGCGTTCTCGGCATCCGGGTGACCATAGGCATGGAGTAATGCTATCCGATAGGTGACGCCCTGAGGACGAGGAGGAGCATCTAGGATAAGTGGAAGGAGCGCGGTCTCGTCACAGTAGGGATAGCCTTCCACCAGTACGGAGATGGTCTCATCACGATTGGTGAAAATGACAGAATTGTTCAAGAGATTCTGAAATGCACCGGAGGCCATGACCACTCCAAGCGGCTGATGGGGAAGGGATTCCAGACTGTCCCAGCTTAGATCATGATTCCCTGGAATGCCCCAAAGTCCAAGAGGAAAGGTCTTCAGAATCTGAATGGTGTGACGAATCAGATTCATGGTGTTGCCTTGAGCTTTGGGCTTCTTGCTGTGGAAAAGATCTCCACCGTGCAGGCCCACGGCCCGGTACTTCACACACATGCTTACCCAGTAACTTACCTTGCCCAAGATCGTGTCGGAATAGTCGTCCGCTCGACGGCCTGGAGGCACCGCGCAGACATGAGTGTCCGTTCCGTAGATGAAATTGATAGCATGGTGATCAATTTGGACTTTCTGGTACATATACATGGTCCTATCTGGTGTGTACCGTATCGTTAACACAAGGAATGAAAACACCTATGTTGGAAGTTCCTACAATGTGCAAGCTCGCATGCAAGTTCATCGCTACGAACTCAAGAAAGGAACTCATCCTAATCCTCACTTACAGAGATCCTGGAACAAGTATGGAGAATCTGCCTTTGTCTTTTCCATGATTGAAGAGGTACCAGTTCCTCATCTCTTGGAACGTGAAAACTACTGGATTCAATACTACCATTCCTTCGAGAGAGAACACGGATTCAACATCCTTCGCTATGCTCACAGTTGTCTTGGATATAGATGGACAGAGGACCAAAGAAGACATCTCAGTGAGAAAAGAAGAGGACATGTTTGTTCCGAGATCACCAGAAAACGAATAGCCAATTCTCACATTGGGAAGCATAGAGAAGTCAAGCCTGTAGAATTGCGACAACGCTGGTCTGAAATTAAGAAAGGAAAGACCAAAAGCGAAAGTTGGAAAGCTAAGATTGGAGAATCTCAACAAGGAGTAAAGAATCATCGTTTTGGTAAACGATGGATGAGTCGTTATGACCATCATCCGATATCAGTTAGCCCGGATGAAATCGACAATTTGATACTCCAAGGTTGGCAGCTCGGAAGAAAGAAATTCAGTTGATACTCAGCTTGTTGATGACTGCCTCTGCCATAGCTTTGGCAAAGGCAAGAGCTTCTTCCTCGTTGTCAAACTTCTTGGTGGTCTTCAACTGCCTGGATCCATGTTCACCTGGCACCAGCGTTACCTCAACCTCTTCCCCATTGACAACAACCTTCATCCTCGTGTCCTTCCTCAACCTTTGTGGTCCCTCGTCGGTTCCAAGTTGAGGTGGTCAGTTAGACCTGTTGAGGCTTGATGTAGGGATTAGGCTCCTCGTCAGCGAACCGAAAGTAGAAACCATGGACAGGAGAGTTGGACTTGTGAGGAATCGAAGTTGATCTTTCGATCTGACGTCCATACGGATCCTGCTTGGTGTCATCTCCCGATACGAAGACAACATTGATGCAAGTGGGACTCCAAACAGCAGTCACAAGAGCATCATGAGGAGTGCCGACCGGGTCATGATAGATTACTGCATGACCAAGCTGAGGGTTAGGGTTGCTGGTTTCCATAGTGTTTGTGTCTCCTGCCACGAAAGTGTACTGCTACACTGGTACGTGGCCTACAGTGTAATGTCAATCAAGAGATATTCTTCTGAAATGGCGGCGGATGTTGGCATATTCAGGAACCATACCAAGAGTAATGATAATTTCAGCGGCAGCTGCTTCAATGATGGCAGCCTCCCCGAATTCAACCATTTGTCTCTCAGCTCCAACAATTCCAATTTCATGAAGAGCATGAATCATTTTGCTAGCTGTGCGAATGCGAGCCATAACCCAGGACTCTTGATCACGGTTAGCAATAGGACGTTGACACATCATCTGTTCCCCTGATGAGGGTGGTTGTGGATCAGATGATTGCTTAGATTTCGATTTCATAGTTGTTACCTCGCAAATCTTGATACAGTCAAGACATTATGACTTCCGGATTCACTTACATGGAAATCATTCATGGTATTTATCAGATACTCAATCTCAGAAACGGGAAGAGCTATATTGGCCAAAGTTACGGAAAACAGGGGATCTTGGGAAGATGGGAGGGACATCGTAGTGATTTACGTCGTGGAAGTACAACCAACACCAAGTTTCTAAATGCATGGAGAAAATATGGAGAAGATAGTTTTGATTTCAGAATTGTCATGGTTATTCCTAACAAGATAGAAATTCTGGATGAAGCTGAAACATATTTCATCAAACTGTTTGATTCCATTGACAACGGATACAATCTTCGAGAAGGAGGTAATTCAGCTAGACATAGTCCCTCTAGTACAGAGAAACTCAAGCAGTCCCTTCATACTTACTATTCAAACCAAGGCAATAGGAACAAGGCTTCCATAGCTCAAAGGAAACGGTTTGCTGAACAAGGAGTTTCTAAGGAGACTCGTATCAAACAATCAAAAAGTCAAACCGGAAGAATTCATCCAGACGAAGTGAGAAAGAAGATACAAGTGGCTTCCTTAACATCTCAGAGAATACGGTTTGACACTCAAGGAGTAAGTGAAGAAACTCGTAAGAAGATGTCTATTCTAAGAAGAGGAGTGAAACCTTCAGAAACTGTTCGTCAATCCAGAGCCGAAGGAGTTAGAAAATTTCATGCCACCCAAGGATTCAGCGAAGAAACCAGGCAGAGAATGTCTGCTGCCCAAAAGAAAAGGTTTGCTAAGACACCTTGATAAGTATAATCTTTCCACTTAGAGTCAGAGAGGAAAGGATGGGCCGGTCATATTCTGGTTGATCTCTCTCTTCTTTATAGATCACCGTCTTCACATTATTGATAATAATGGACTTAAAGCAATCCAAACACGGAACGGCTGTATTAAAGAGTACCAACCCCTCCTGTCTAGGAAGTATGGAGTTGACAGGATGTTCCAGACTCAACTGGGTCAAAGCAGACACTTCAGCATGAACAGTGAGCCGGCAAGTGACCGCTGGGATGCAACCAATCTTCCGGCAGTCACCCTTCAGACCCTCCGGTTTCACGTTGGCTCCCCAGCTGAGAATTGCCAGGTTCCGGTCAGTCACAACACAACCCATCTTTCGACGTTCACATTCAGCCGTCTCGGCAACTTCATCGATGCGATCGAAGATACCTGCGACTGACTGCTCGTCAAATTGTGGGATATTTGGGCTGATCTCATGAGGTTCAGCATCAATCCAGTCAAAGGACCGGGCATAGTAGGCTATGCGATGTCCTGGATCAAGTTCTAGCCTCACCTTGTACGAGTTGAACGGAACATACAATCTTTGAGTGAATTTCATACTCCCTCATACTCTCTTAGGAGAGCTTCTCCTTTGGAGATTTCCTCGGTGATTTCGACCAGCTTGGCAGCCAGCGACTGTTCGAGCTCAGTGGCCTTGGCCTGCATCTCGTCGGCACTCATGTCTTCGGGATCGGCCACGCCGTATTCGCGCAACTTGTTCAGAGCTTCGGAGAGTTTCTGCTCTTCGATTCCGGCCTCGCGAATCAGTTGATCCTTCTTGCCAAGTAGGACCTTCTGTCGGTTTTGGACATCGCGCAGGAGAGTTTGGGTATCGGGCATTCTAGACCTCGTGGATACAGAAACTGGCACCACACTTGGGGCAGGTGACTGAATCCTTCAACCTGCGCTCTTCCTCAATGGTTTTCCTGAGTTCAGCTTCTTCCTCTTCGTTTTCTTCAAGGACATTGATTGCTGACTGCAGGCGCTGCTGACAACTACCCACTGAGGACATAAGTGAAGCGGCTTGTCTTAGATACCCAACCAAGGCTCTGATGTCCTTGATTTCTTCCAACCCGTTATCAGTGTTGGAAATGACGCTATCTACAGCATCGGAGATATGCTCTCCAGAGGCTTTCTTGCTTCTAAGTAGGACTGCTGTACTGTCTAACTGGGCAATCATGCGATACAAGGCGAGTAACTCGCTCCACATATCCCTGACTGTCGATAACCGGGTAATTGCCTGACCAAGCAGCGTGTCGCGCTTCTTGATGATAGCACTCTTTTCCAGCCAAGTTATCAAGGACTGTAAGTTGGCGACCTCGTCCAATGGCGGAGCAGTTATGTTGGAGATTAGTTGGCGAAGTGAATTGAACTTATCCAAACTTACAGCGGATTCTTGATACAAGAAGTTCAAGGTCTCAAATCCCTTGGCTTCGCTCTCTAGCAGAACCAGACCTTCCATGATCGGAGTGACATTGGTCTGAATCTCGGTCAGCTTGTGCTTACGAGTCTCCGCCTCATTGATCTCAGTAGCAATGGACTTCGCCTCTGAGCCTTTCTGTTGAATCCTGGTGTTAGTCTCGCGCTTCCCCATCTCGAGCTTCTCAGTCGACGAGAAGGCCCCAAGGATGGCGTTCATTTGAGTTGGCCCAACATCCTGAAGCATGAACTTCGAATCGTGCTGATTCGAAAAGATGGGGTCGAGCTTTGTGTCACCGATTTCGATGATCCCCATGTTCAGAGCTTTGACTTCATCGGGGATCTCGAGTGCTCCACGCTTGAGGAGCTTGCCATCGATGAGGTACTTGTTGCTGTCGCCGACGGATCGTTTGATAGTGATTTTGTGACCCCCAATTTCGAGGGTCACTTCGGTATCTTCTTCTCCCACCCGGATCTGATCTGCTTCGATCTCATTCCGAATTAGACCTTGCAGAGCACGAACAGCAGCACTCTTGCCGGTGTCACTGTCGCCAACCAGGACGGTCAGTTTTCCCAGGGCCAGTGAAAACTCTTCCCATGGTTGGAAGTTCTTGGCAGACAGTTTCATCAGAAGGTCTCTACATCCCCATCCTTGACATCTTCAACTTCAAACTTCTTGTTGACGAAGACCTCGTCATCATCGAAGGCTGCTTCCTCACCCTTGACATAGGTAGCCAGGGCAGAATCAACCTCACACTCGAACTCGGTGGAGTCGACTGTGTTCACCAAGAGCTTGCGAAGTTCACCCAGAATCTCCGGATTCTGATTGATGACCAGATCCTGGATCGCCGCGTCCTTGGATGCATACTTGATGATGGCCTCGTCAGGGTTCTTGCCGACGAAGTAGGTGCGACCGATGTAGTCGATGAACTTGTAGCGACGTCCCAGCTGGCGAACAGAGATGTTCTCGTCCACTCCAAGACCAGTTCTGAGCCAGAGAGTTCCCTCGCGGAAACCTCCACCGGTCACCTTGTTCTTCAATGAGCGAGCACGAATCTGAGTGACAGCAAAGGGTCCCTTATTGTCACCTGGCTCGATGATGAACGGATCGTCAGCGAATCCACCGGCTCGGAATGCCTTCACGGTCTTCAGTTCCAGCATGTAGGACGTGTTGTAGCGATTCGCCATTCCGCCGGGAAGAGTGTAGGGGAGGTTGGTGAATGATGGGTACTTCTGTGCCCACTTGGCGTCGTTTCCGTCCTCGATGCGTGCTCTCTGCTGGTTGATCATGATGAAGATGCAATCATGCTCAGCAGCGTGAGGCAGAAGAACGTCGTAGAAGTCTTGAATGGCCTTGGCGTGTTTACCCACGGTTGCCTTGAATGCGGCACCCGACTGAATGTCCTTTTCGTCGACCTTGGACTTCATGCGAGGAATGGAGTCAAACACGAAGAAGCGGCAGCCGGCATTCATCAGGTCGATGACATCCTTGGCACTCTGCTCGATGCTGTCAGGCTTCTTGATGAAGACCATGCTCTCGTCAATGCCCATGACCCTGGCATACTTGCTGTTGGTGGTGCGCTCGAAGTCGAACGCTGCAGCAGGCTCGCCGGTCTGACGTTGGTAGTTGGCAATGATCCCCAGAGTGAGAGTCGACTTGCCGGCTCCTTCATTACCGTGGATGTGAATTACACGACCACCATGACAAACCCCTCTCCAGCCCAAGACCTGGTCCATAGTCAGGAAGCCGAACGGAACGAAGGTCTCGTCGACGTTCTCTTCAAGGACACGCCAGTCTCCCTTGGACTGGGCCTTATACTTGAGGAACTGTTCACGACGATCCTGAATGGTGAAGACGCGGGTGTTGATGCTGCTTCCTGCAGATTTCTTGACGGTTGGCGCGGCCATAATCTCCTCGGTTTACTGGTTTGTCAGAGCATAGTGTGCAAGCAGAAGCGCATCAGCCCTTCCTAGATGCCCGATAGTTCTGCCACGATACTCATGGCATAGTTCACTGGCACTGTCCGGATAAAGTTGGACTGCTCTCTGTACAGCAGCTTCTTTCTCCTTGGGCATATCCTTCATGATCTTGACCTTCCAAGTGGCCGGATGCACGAGAGAATACGGAATGTGATAAGCCGAAAGCATGCCTCTCCACAGGCCAAATCCCATGCCAAAGTTGAACATGGAAGTGACACCCTGACCAGGCATCGCCGACACCTTCTCTAATACGCAGGTGGCCTCATCTGCGGAGTCTGCAAAGGCTTTCAATGCCCTTGCCATGTCGATTTCGTTGTACTCGGATTTGTTCTTGGTTCCGCTCTTCACCTGGAACATGGCAGGGTCATAGAATTCCACGGAGGTTACAGCACTGTCCACCACCGTGATGCAAGCTATGGCTCCAGTTTGCCCGGGATCAATTCCTAGATAGACCTTCTTCATTGCTGCTCCCTGTTCGGTGTGAATGGCTTGACCAGAGGAAACGGCTGGGCAGTGAATCCCAACTTGAGTGCCTCCTGCTGCTCTTCTTCCAGTTCACACTCCTTGATGTCCTTGAGCCACTTCTTGCCTTCGCTCTTCCAGTAGAATCCGCCGGTCTTGGCCAGTTCCCGGTTTTCGTAGGACACAATGGCCTCGATCGTCAGCATCGGAGAGCGAGCCATTCTCATGACCTCATCCAACGGATAACGATCAAGGATCACGAGCATCGTCATGACATCGAACAGAGCTCTGTGTGGGAACGGATTGAGGAATCCATGTTCGGCTGCCATGTAGGTCAGCTTCTTGGCCGCCTTGCGAGGCATCTTGAGATCGGTCATGGTATCGATCCAGACCTTGTCTTCGATCTCAAGGTCGTGCTTCTTGCACCACTTGTTGAGGAAGAACTTGTCAAATCTGTTGCCGTTATGTGCACAAACTGCCTCTGCCTGATTGTACCAGCGAAGGAGTTGCTTCAGTCCATTTTCAGATGTGTATCCCTGCTGTTCACACAGTTGTGGCGTGATGCCTGTGATGTTCTGACAGGCCTCGTCCCAGACAGGGTTGATAGGATTGACCAGATACCCTATGGATTTGAGAGGAGCATGTAGTTCAGTACTCCAAAGAACTGCGCCAACTTCAGTGATGGAGTGAAGTTCAGGCTCCATTCCTGAGGTTTCGAAATCTAATCCGAGAATGATCAATCACTTGCCTCAGTGAATCAAAGAGAATAGGAGGGGTTGCCCCCTCCCTTTTCTCCTCTTGGTTAGAGCTCTTCCACGTCATCCAGGGACTGGTCTTCGGCACCGGCCACCAGAGACTGAAGAACGATCTTCATCTCTGCCAGTGATACCTTCTTGCCCAGCTTGGAATTCAACTTCTTGCGGTCCATGAACTTGGCACAAGCCTCCTTGACTTCGGCGACGAGTGCTTCGTTCTGGCGCCAGCGAGCGTTGTCGGTGGCCATGACGAACTTGTATCCGATACCGCTGTCCTTGTGGGTCATCACGATATCGAGGTCAGTCACAACCTTACCTTCGGGAGCCAGTTCGCTGATGTCGCGGTAGTTGGTCTGTCCCAGCTGAACGTATTCAATTGCCCATTCAATGGGAGGAACTCTACCGTGTTCATCCTTGCGATACTTGCCATCCTTGGAAGGAGCATTGGTGTAGTGAAGTACCAGAGCAGCAATCGTCAACTGACCGTCTTCTGCCAACTTCTTGCAGCAGAGGCCAGGTTCATCTTCAGTCGCCAGGCAACGGAACGTGCCCTTCTTGTCGATGAAATGAGTGAGTGCTCTCAGAGGCTTGAGCCAGGGGATGATGGCGAAGCGGACAGCCTTGCCCTTCTCAGGACGGAGGCGATCCAGGCCACCAGAACGGGACATGGTCTTTTCATCTCCCCATTCCAGTTCATCAGCGATGCTGTCATCAGTCGCGGCGGCGGCGGACTTCTTGCCCTTGATTACAGGCTCGTCGTCATCACCTTCGTCTGCTCCTGAGGCAGCAGTCGTCTTCTTCTCAGGCTCTGCGGTCTTCTTGGTTTCAGGCTCTTCAGCCTTCTTGACTTCCGGTTCAGTCGTCTTCTTTGCGGTTACAGCAGCGTCGAGTTCGTCGTCAATTTCAGTGAATTTTGCCACGTTGTTATCTCCAGTGTTAGTTTGGATTGCGTCGTAGACGCTGGGTATTTAATACTGTTACTAGGCTCTAGCCGGCAGATAACTACTTGACTACTTCCAGCTTACGCAGGTCACCCAGCGTGGTGAACTTCACCTTGCGCTTGGTGCTGGTCTGAGTAAGTTCACCGTTGCGGAATGGGTTCTTGCGGAGCTTGCCCAAGTTGTGCTTCACGATCAGCTTTCCGAGACTCGGAACGCGAAGGGTGTAGCCATCTTGGTCAATATGTGAACTCACGATCTGGTAGACGCTGTCGAAGACTGCCTTGGTAATCTTCTCAGCTTCCTTCTTCTCGGTAAGTCCCAGCGCAGTTTGCACGGCAGCGACGATCTGCTCCGGCCCTTCCATCGGAAGTTTTGCCATTGGTTGAATCACCTTTCTCTGTCAGAGAGTAATCCCTGAAGATTGATGATTCTGAATACTGGGAAATGGTGGATTTTGCTAGTTCCATATCTTAGAAATTTGAAGGGCACACACGAAAGCACTGGATTTTCGAACACGCCATTTTGATAAACATCTAATCGATTGGTCCACTCTCCCCAGGTCAAGCGATATCTGGCGTAATCTATTGAATCTCGTTTGACTGATGCCGAACTTACGAGCAGCCGGGAAATCGTTCTCATGGGCAAAGACGTAGCCAACCAAGTCACGATACAATACATTCAATCGATAGGATGGTTCTACTTCCGCTGGAATCCAGTGATTACTTTCCCAGGGTGCTGGCCATAGGGGAGCACTCTTCAGAGGTACATCACCAGTTAGCTGCCACACAGCCTCCCACAGTGCTCCGCGTATGTCTACAATTTCCGATTCACGGCATACCTCACGACTAACTGCTTCTAACTTCTCTTTTACTGGCTTTTCTTCACCAAGGATCTCAGATGCCACCCTCACGAGAGCATTCATTCCTGCTGATCCACTCTCTAAGGGTTGAATGGACCAGATGCCAGTTTTCTTCTTGACATCAGGACTCAGATCAATGCAGTTCGAAGATGTGACTCGCAGGAGGAGATTCTCATCCTTCCCCAGTAAGTCATCATCCTTGACAGTTTCTCTATCCTGGCACACCAAATCCAAGAGTTGTTCAGCGAACCGGATCTGCGCTCTGTCGAACCCAACCAAGATGTTGTTCTTGGACCTCGACTTCTTGCTGATCAGGAGAGGAACCTGAGGGAACTCAGTGGCGGTGTTGTTCTTTACTTTGACCATGGATGCAAATACTCAGGAGCATGAGTACGGACCTCTGCGATCCGCTTGTCTTCGATCTCAACTTCTTCAGTCGCGATGCGAGCCTTGATTGCCAGCACCTTGTTGATAATCCAGCTTCCAACAGTGGCTTCCTCTCGATAGTCAGCCATTCCCAAGATGTCCAGGAACCCATCCTTCCGGATGATCTCCATCTGCTTGAAACCCTTGGCGTTGGCATACACTCCGACCGCGAACCCGCCATACTTGCGGACCTGTTCGAAGGCATAGACGTCGCTGACTCCATCACCAACATAGATCATGTTCTTGTATGGAATGAGGTACTGCTCCGGAGGCAAAGGGACACAGGCGTCGTAGAAGAATTCAGCACAGCCCTTGGCGATCTCTTCGAGCACTCTGACCTTGTCAGAGGGGAGCAAGGTCTTGGCTACAGAAACGATGTGACCCTGTGGAACTCGCTGAGGCTTGCCGTCGAGACCTGTCTCCCAAACGTAGTCAAGGAACTCCGCTCCTTGGATGTTCTTGTCCTGCACGATAGGCTTGATGGACGGGTGCTCAAGGAGCATGGCCCGGATGCCAGAGGTCACAATGTGGACTTCGGCGCCAAGTTCATCGAGTTTCTTGATGATCGTGTCAAGGCCAGGGAAGGTGGGTATCTTGCAGCCAATCTCTGTCAAACGAGGATTGTCGAGATCCTTCATCGTCCCATTACAGGCACATTCCACAAGATAGTTGAGATACTCATGCTCGACGAAGACGCGGGTGTTCAGGTACTTGGTGTCTTCGTGAGCGCGGCGGTGTACTTCTTCCCAGAAGGTTCGTTCGGGGATGCCATAATGAGTAAAGATGGGACCCTCCATGTACATTGGAGAACATGTATGGTCCCAATCTAAGACGACGGCAATTCTCTGTTTCATTCGTCTCTATTACTGGGTGATTAGTAATCCTTGTCTAACTCCTCAGAAGAAACCTTCTTCAAGTGAACCGTTGCTTTGATAGCCTTCTGAGTCTCCTCCCAGTACTTGTCCACTGAATGAGGGTCAAGTCCGTTGGCCTCGGCATACTTCTCCCAGAACTCCTCAGTTCTCGTCGCCTTGAAAGCATCGATAGCTTCCTGCTGTCCGGAAGTGTACTTTGGCTCCGGAGCTAGGATATCGTTCCAGCGATCGATGGTAAGAAGGAAATCAGGTGAATTCTTGCCACATCGTCCAGCAAGGCAGTAACCTGTGATGACTGGCCAATCCTGATGAGGATCGTATGGCCCTTCAAGATGCCACATCACGTCAAAGCGAGGAATCATACTCTCCCCGGAAGTATTTGAATCAGGAACAGCATACCTGGTATCTCCAAGATTCCAACCAGACCAAGACTGAGGAGGATTGTTTTCCAGTGAAGAATTGGGACAATTATCAATGAAGTCGCTGCCGATAACGACAGGTTTGTCGGATTTCAACTGAGTGACGACGTACTTCAATACATAGATGTTTAGTGAGCCTTCAACATACCGCTGATACAACCAGCCAGTCTTACGCTCGTACCAGTGATCCCAGTAGTCGTTCTGCATAGTGTGAGACAAAAACTTATCGCCTTGTCCACAGAAAGAAAGAGCCTGATGAGGCCATTCAATCTTCTCCTCAGTCTTTCCGTAGATCTTCACATTCACTAAAACAGTCCCAATGGAGGTATCTCCGTTTGAAGACTGAGATCCATCTATTATATAGATGAGAGGTACATTTCCTAGAGGAGTTCCGGCACTATGCCGAGAATCAACGATATGATCCATCATGTAACTTACGTGTTGGGCATGTTCCTTTTCTGGATTGGCCAACCACACCATACCCCAGATAGTGAAAATAACCACGCCCATTGCCAGCAAACTGAAGACCTTCAGCACATAGAAAGCTAGTTTGAATGGTGCCAGTAAGAACGCTGCTGCTTCTCCAAGCCAACTAAACTGTCCCATGATGTATCCCTCCAAGAGTATCTACCACTCTGGAAGGCGGATCGGTTACACAAGAGCCAGTTTCGGCCTCTCCTTTTGAAATGCACGATGTGAGTCTGACAGAATTTCAATAAACTTCTGAATGTCGACCATGTGCCAGTACACGCGAGCACCACAGGGAGTCGTCTTGAATTCGAAACCTTCGTTTTCGAACAAGCCAAAGGCACATCCGACTGCAAGGAAAGTGTCCACCATCTGACCCATCATCTTTCTGACAATATCCTCGGTCTCTGCCCTGTTGACTTTCCTGCCTTGCTTGTCAGCCGTCACTGTGAACTTGATCTTGGCGAGTACCTGATCCAAAGCACCTCGATTGGTGTCCTCCTTCTCAAGATGATTCAACATGACCATGAGGATCTTCCGGAGAAGAGGCTTCAGTCTTTTCTGCTGGTTGTATACTTGCTCGAGCACTATATCCTGCACAAGCACGGCCACTCCGAATGTTCCACCCCATTTGCCATCCTCACTTACCTGGGAAACGGCCTGATTGAACTCGGTCAGAGTAGGCATCAATGACCACTTTTCTAGAAGTTCCTTCTCCTGTCTGATGTATTCGAAAAGGCGATTCTCGTTTGGTTTGTTGAGATCAAGGTTGCTGCTGTCAATGGAGGCAAATTCCTTCTTGGCCTTAGCAGCGATCATCTTCTGAGTGTGCAGAACTCGAGAAAGGTCATCCAAACTCCGGATGACCACCAGAACTTTCGGCGGCGGAACCAATTCCTTCTTCTTCATGGTCTCTTTTCCTAGGTGGAACCCTCAGCATACGACAAACCAAATTCACCATCGGTCGGATCTGTTCACATACATCGGCAGGAAGATTTCCCACCTTGACGCAGAAGTAGAATCCGTTGTAAACGTCGACTGTCCAAGTCACTTCGCGAGTCGAACCTGTGATTCTGTAGTTTGGTGCACCGGCATCCGAAAACCTCCACTCTCCCCTGAGAGGTTCGTCAAGAGGGATGGCCACTTGGAGAATTCGCCAAATGGTTGTCAGTTCGGAGCCGGTTGGCCAAATGATGTTCTTGACTCTTCTCATAACAGATAAGGGTCGATCACTTCATTGAGAGTCTTGTCCAGCATGTCAGTGGACATTACAACTCCACCATTCACAAGACCGGAATCTGAAGAAACCCCAATCATGAATGGAGGGACGTTGCTCCGCCGCCGATTCTTGCAGGTGCCCAGCTTGATCTTCTGTTGGGCTTCTAAGTCTGAATCCGAAAACGTAAACATACAACCATCAAGCGACTTGTCGAATTCGGAATACTCGTAGACTCCCTCCATCTCCCATTTTCCTTCGTGCTTTTGAGCATCAGTGTATCCATCTCTATTGCCCTGAACTGGAGTCAGCAGACAGATCTTGCGCTTGTTTCCGAAGTTGAGGCACCACGATTTGGCATTCTTGATGAGACCGTTCATGACCTGGCGGTCTTGGCCCTTGGAGTACGAAGTATCGAGGAGAGTGAAGTAGTCGATGAGCAGTAGATCCACCGGTGCAATCTGTTGCTGAAGCTCCACCTGAGCCTGAACTCCTTCCAGGGTACACTCGGAAGGTTGGCGAACGATGATATCCCCAGGAAGATTGTCAAGATCAGGTGCGACCACATTGAAGAGAAAGTCTTCCTGATCCGGAGTGAGATTGCCATCCTCAAGGTCATTGATGGAGATCTTGATATTGAAGTCCTTGAACTTCTCGTGATGACTGTGAATCACCGCATAGATGTTGTTTTCTTCCTCACAAGATTGCTCCAAAGGGATGTGCATCACCTGGAATCCCTGGTTCGCGACGTTGTAGGCAATGGTGCGGCACAGGGAAGATTTACGCTGACCAGCGTATCCTAGAACTCCCCAGAAGTTGCCACGCTTGAATCCTCCAATGATCTGGTCAATCGCCGCAATACCCGTCTTCATGGTTAGAGAACCTTTCAAGTTCTCCCTCTTGGCCAGGTTGTAGTTGTCACGAAGTTCGCTGGAAATTGCCTTGATGCTTCCGCCCACACTCTTCTGCTGAGAGGTCAGAATACCATTCTGAATCTGACCCAGCAGGTATACGAGGGCATCCTTGTTTCCAGCCAGCTTCTTCTTGGTCTTGGGATCCTCAACTGCACCATTGGCAATCTTCTTGGTGGCCTCTATAACCGCATTGAGTTTCCAGTTCTCAAACTCGTCAGTCTTGTCACGCAGGACTTGATAGAGATCCTGAGCATCGAATCTCCTCAGTTCAGAGGCGGACTTCAGATCCTGGTAATTGGACAGAGCTTCTTGCAAACCCTCGCTCTTGTCCTGCTTGAGGACGATGTCCTCAATCATCTTGTAGGAGGGAGCTTCCCGGTGGGCTGTCCAGAAATTCCAGATCAGTTGCATCAGGGGAAGTTCGTAATCGGGCATACAAATGGCCCGAATCTGAACCATGTTGTCGGATACCCAGCGAAGGTTCGCTTTCACGCGCTCGGATTCCTCTGGGGAGGAGTCCTTACGCAGTAGAGAGTGGAATAAATTCCAAAAATTGACCGTATCTGCCATAGAAGGCGAGCACCTTTGGCTCGCCTTCTCCAATACTTGGCAGGTGAGTTTTGCTAGTAGTAACGGTCACCTTCATGGCGAAGGCTGTCGGACTTGGTGCCGAACATTCCCATCTTGTCCAGTGCTTTGTAGATATTGCTCCTGCTTTTTTCGTAGGCAGCAAGGATGTCACCACCCACTGCCTTGCGGACGGTGGGAACGACCCTTCCAAGACGGTCCCAGGCTACATCAGGCCCATTGGTGGTCAGAACTTCGTACACAATCTTCTTCTCCAGCTGGAGCCGGGGATTCCTCTGTCTCTGCAGGTCACTGTAGGAGCCGTAATCTCCTGGATCCGATGACTTGGCTAGACCGATGCTCCTGGGATACCTCTGTGCGATTTCCTCGAGAGACTCGACAGCGGCCTTCCTCTTCAACAGAGGATGCTTCGCGCTAGATTCCTTTTCGCCAGAATAGAAATCTTCGTCCTCGATACTTCGTAGGAGGCAGACCATCTTCTTCTCTTTTGCGCTCTTGATCGAAGAACTCCTGCAGGGGAACTTTTCTGATCTCAGGCTTGCCCTTCTCAGAAAACTCAGGTGGAACTGCACCCTTGGGACTTTCCCCAATAGCCTCCGTCTCCTTGCGATCGAACTCGCGATCCATGTCCTCGCGCCAGCCGGCAATCAAAACGAACTTCTTGGAGGAGGATTTCCTCATCTTGTTCATTGAGCGGAGATACTCAATCAGCTGCTTCTCTTCCTCTTTTGTTGTGTTTTCTGGGATCATCATCGAAGACCGGCCTTCGTGAAGAACTCGATACTTCGAAGGCTGACCCGTTTCTTCTCTCCTCCGTTCGTGTTCAAAGAACTCCTGCATAGGAACCTTACGGATCTCTGGTTCTGGAGGAAGGTCTTTCTCCTTTTGGTCGTATTCACGTTCCATTTCGTCACGCCAGCCAGCTACCAGGACGAACTTCTTCTTGGCATAGACGCTCTGTCGGGGAGTAGGAGTTCCTCCTCCCATGATGGCCATTATCGGAAGTGAACTCCAAATGCTGATTGATGGGCAGACAAAGGTGAAGTTGCTTGCACCTCTAGTGGCTTTCCACGTCTTTCCATCGGAATCACGAAAATCGATCTGATCATCCATGGCCAATCCACGGAGAGCATTGACCGTCGACGGATTCATCTTGGGGATGACACTGTCATCACGCTTGGGCCTGGAAGGTCCAAAAATCCCAGCGGTCTTCTTCAACTCATCGAAGCCACGATTGCATCCATGGCAGTAATACTTATGTGGAGCCTCAGCTTCCGGATTCTCGATGTAGACCGGCTTGTGGCCGCATAGAGGACAAGGTTCCTCAATCAGTGAACCCTCAGGAAAGATTGGCTTCAACGGCATAGTGACTCCGATCACATGAACATGACTCCACGAGGATGCCACACAACCTTACCGATGGTCACTCCTGGCATGTAGTCTTCTTTGATGGCTGCATTTGCAATGGCTCTGGCGTGCTTCTCGTTCTTGGCTACAACGTCGATCTCTTCACTCATGTCCTCATCATCTTCTCCCGTATCTGGATCCTTGAAGGTAGTGAAGATGGTGTAGGTGTCCATGTCATTGGGATACGGGTACTTCTTGTCGAAGTATCCGCGATAATCACCTTTGACTGCTTCTTCACTTCTTCCCAACTCGATCTGTGGAAGATTATCAGGACGGAAAGGATCTTTCTTGACCCGAAGGACGTTCTTCACCTTGGAGATGAGGTCGCGAGGACGAGTCCCATCGTCACCCATGCGAGACTTCTCATTGGTATAATCCCAGGTGCCAAGATCCAGGTTGAGGACTACCACATGTTGATCTTTGCGAAACTCTGAGATGTTGCCCTGCCACTTCTTTCCTCCACCAAAGGTTGCTCGGAAAGCTGGATCTTTGGGATCCTGCCTCTTCTCGGTGAAGCCTTGAGACAACAGCCACTTCTTGGCTTCCTCGGGAGGGATAGGAGGAAACTGAGGTGCGGCGGATTTCTGTAAGAGTTTGCTTTTCAAAGGTTTTCCCTCTACATTCTGAGTTCGTAATTCACTTCTTATCTAGGAATCAATGCGTTGACCCACCAGCGAGGCAACATGCGACCCGACCGGCGGAGGAGGTTCTCGAAATCAGCATCGAGCAGCCATCCGTGAGCCTTATCTTCCCGGGAACGAACCACACGACCGAACTCCTGAACGATCGCCAGCAGGGTCATGTAGTCATACCAGTCCTTGTCGCGCTTCATGCGCGCTTCGACATAGGGATCGATGTAGAGGAAGGGAACCTTGATGACGATACAGAAGCGACCCAGATCTTCATTCAGATCCAGACCCTCAGTCATGGACGGAGAGATCAGCACCGTGTCATCTTCACGCTCAGCATGCTCAAGGACAGCGGCCTCGCGGCTGCCAGTATCGCTCGTATGAGTCACGACCCGGTATCCGTGGCGAGTGGAGCGCAGATGGATGATCACCTGTTTGGCAAATTCGTAACTGTTGGTGTGGATGATTCCCTTCTTGCCGGAGTACTTGTCTAGTAGCTTCTCCACGAAGAGTACCATCTTGGGCATGGTGAGTTCCCGCATCCGCATGCCAGTTTCCTTGTCAACTCGAGCCGCCATGCTACCAATCTTCTGGAAATACACCGGACGATTCTCGACAGGAAAGTCACTGTCGATTCGAACACAGATTGCGTCAGCTGGGTTGATGCCCAGGTTGCGCATGAAGAAGTTGAAATCGAGGATGGTCGCGCTCATGATGACCACCATCTCTGCCTTGTCGAACAGAATCTCATCGGCGAACATCGTGGCAGTCAGAGGCTTGATGAGCAATTCTTCCTTGGTTCCACTCCTCTTGTTCTCTTCGGTTGTGAAACAAAGCCAGTTCAGCATGTCGTCGGAAGCCATGAACCGATTCAGCCGGCAAATGAACTTGTCCCAGCTATCGAGCTTCTTGATCAGCTTCATCAGGTCTTCACGATTCTTGCCACCTTCGAGATAGGAGATGTCTGAATCGATGCGAGCCATCTCAATCTGATTGGTGAGATCAGTCATGTGCTGTTGAGCAGTGGGAATGAAAGTTTCCGACAACCACTTCTTGCACTTGAGATTCTCACCAGGCTTGAAGGTCGGGATGCGACCCAGGCCCAACTCTTCAGTCTTGTAACGAGAGATGACCGTGTCAGCGAAACCTAGAACCTGAGACTCGGTGTTATGACCTTCGTCAAGGATCAGCATCTTGCGATTCTTGAGCTGACCAGCATACTGGGTTTCGTTCAGATAGAAAGCGAAATTCGTTACACCAATGGGGTTGTCGATGAAACGCTTCTTGGCGATCTTGTAGGGGCAGTCCATGCAGCAGGATCGATTGTCACCCTCTTTGCTGGCGTTGTTGATGATCGCCGCAGAGTCACAATCAGTATCGTGTGTTGTGCACCAGTAATTCGCTTTGCCTTTGAGTTCCAGCAGACCATTGATCTCGAAATCCTTCATGTACTGAGCGGTCAAGGTCTTTTGTGGAGAAAGGATGTAGGCACCTGGCTGAGTCAGCGGGTGATCGACTTGGAGAGTCTTAGCCCAGGACGCGGCGGCCATTGCAATGCCAGATTTACCAGAGCCGGTCGGAGCCTCGATGATGACGAACTTCTTGTGTTCAGCATAGGCACGAGTGATTTCATCGAGTGCCACATCCTGAGCAGGTCGAATCCCTGGAAACGGAAAGTGATCCCTGATGACTGGCGAATTGAGCCAGGCAAGGTTCTTCACTGTAGGATTCAGTTGCACCAGGTCAGTTGCCATCTTCCCTCCACGTTCATTCTACTGTACGAGAACTCGGATCGGTTATCAGATTACTCGAAAACAGTCACTCGTACAGGAGAAATCCGAGATCAGATGTTTTTCAATCATCTTGCTATCTGACTCTGCAAACGAGAGGGTTAGATCATCAGCAAGTTTGTTGAGTTGGAATCGAAAGGCCACCAGGTTCTCAGGACTGGATGCCATAATCTTGATACGCTGGATGTAGTTGTTAGAGACAGTCTCTGGGAGAGTTGTAAGACCGATTAGTTCTTGCACCTCAGTCAATCTCGGGAGCGGAAAGTCCACATGATTTATCAGACAGGTGAGCTTGGCCCAAGAGCGAACCCTGTACGAGAGATCCTCCCATCTGGGAGCATCCCGCATAGCAAGATGGTACCTGATGTCTTCCTCCATCTGGTGAATATGGAGGTAGTCCAGGCAATTCTCTAGAGACTTGGCATCCAAGCTCAGAAATCTAGCTCTCCGGCGTCGCTTCTCTTCCCGGACCTTCTGTAGAGAACAGACCGTAGAGTCTGCAATCCCCAAGGCACAGTTCACCAGTTGATCGTACTGAACCAGAGCTAGACTTTTCTCGTCGAATTTCTTGCCTTGTTCGAGCAGTGAATCGCGAACCTCGTAGAAGTTCTGAACTCCAAGGCTTTCAACGGTCACATTGGACATGGTATCTATTACTTTTCATCACTCAGAAGAGATTGCGGGTTGGCAATCTATTTGGTCGATTTTTAAGCTCAGGGAACTCCGCCAAAGCCTCGCCATCCACTGCGATGTTGGCCGGATTCGGAGAGTCTTCAACCTTCTCGCGCTGCTTGTTAGTGTCGCGCTGATTGGTCTGATTCTCCTCTTGAACAATTCCCGTCGTGTCGTACCCATATGCCTTCTTGAGCAATTTTGAACGGAATCTGAAACCGGCTGTGACGACAGTGAAAGTCTCTCCAGGTTTCGACTGTTTGGAAGCAGACACTTGGGCATTGCTGTCGCTTGTCGATATGAACTCCCAAGTTCCAGCAAATTCACCATCCAAGTAATATGTGGCGATGTATTTCATGTCTGTCCTCTAAGAAGAGTACTGTAGTCTCTGTATATGGCCGAAATCATCATACTCGACGACATGGCTCGATACAATGCACACCTTGCCAAGTGTGATCAGTGTTGGTATGCTAGATTTTGCTGGGATATGTGTGATAAGGGAAGGGAATTACAGGAGAAATCGTTTGCGATAAGAGTTTTGGCGACCCTGATGGGATTTGAACCCACGTTCCCGGCTTGAGAGGCCAGTCTCCTAGGCCATCTAGAGGACAGGGTCGTATGTGGAAAGTTGGTAGCGTGTATGGGATTTGAACCCATGATTCCCTGCGTGAAAGGCAGATGTCCTTGACCACTAGACGAACACGCCACAGTCAAATTCTATCCCGGATGATTGAGTCGTCCAGCGGTGTTTTCCTGGCATGGATAACGCTGAACAGTTCGACCCGGGAATTTCTGGTGGAGATAACTGGAGTCGAACCAGTGGCCTCCGCAGTGCGAGTGCGGCGCTCTCCCAACTGAGCTATACCCCCGAAAAACTGCTACAAAACTTTGGTGGAGACAGAGGGGTTCGAACCCCCGACCTCTTGCTTGCAAAGCAGGCGCTCTCCCAACTGAGCTATGCCCCCACGATGTCAGACAACAGCGCCTGACGGATAAATTCATCAGCATGAGAGGCGTCGAGTCGAGCCAAGCTCTGATCTCGTCCCTCTGGTTCATACTGCCTTGAAGTCTTGGTGGAGATGACAGGGTTCGAACCTGCGACCTCAACGCTGCCAGCGTCGCGCTCTCCCAACTGAGCTACACCCCCACTATCACGAAGATACCACTGTGCCGCAAGCCTCTTGTGTACGCTATTCAAATCGGCATCCAAATGTTCCTTCATGGTTCTCTCCATACTCAATCTTGGAGCGGGTTTCCAGGTTTCCCTGTTTCATGAACTGGCTCCATCCTGCAGGAACAGATAACCAGACATGCTTCCTTGCGGAAGCCCGCATATCAAAAAGTTGGCGGGGCCGACGAGACTTGAACTCGCGACTTCTTGCGTGACAGGCAAGCACTCTGACCAGCTGAGCTACGACCCCGCATTGTGCTTGTCATATATCTGAAACAGATCAGAGATAGCCAAGCCAGAAAACTTTTCAGCAAATGCAAATACTTCGGATAGATCACTTTCAAAAAGGAAAGTCACATTTGGATGAGCCTTTTGTTTTGCCTCAGTTTGAGCAGAAGGCCATCCCTTGATTTCTATGAGTTTCCCATCCACTTCAAAGTCAGGAAAGAATTTCTTAAAAGATCCTTGGAATTCGTACTTCAACCCCAGCCTATTTCTCTGGATTGATTTCCCATTTTCTAGACACCAAATCAAGAAAGCACATTCCCAAGTTGATTGAACTAGAAATCCTCTGAATCTTCCTTGTTTTCCTCTTCCTCCCTTTTCTCGAAAACCACCTATCCTATTTGAGTTGTGAATACCCAACATCCGAATCATTCGTACACAATCATCCGAGCAAGTTATCCTCCCCTTTAAGGAAGGTTTCCCACAATATTTGCAAGGAACAGGAACTCGATTTCTGTCCCTTTCCTGCCGCTCTTTGCTTCGTATCTCTAGGATTCTCTTGTGACTTTCAGGACTCCAAGGATTCCTTGAAGCAAAACTACGAGCACAGGATATCTTGCAAAACCGTTCTTTCTCTCCCTCCTTAATCTCTTTTTGGAAGGTAGTGTTACAATTCTCGCAAACAAACTGGCAAGTGATCCGATTATTACAACAAGGTTTCTTAATTCTAGGTCGCAGAGAACAGTTCCGGATATGCGCTCCCCAAACTTGACCCCTTTCGTTCCCCCTCATCAATCTGCACCACTGGCACTGACTCATGATTCCGACCTCCTATAATCAAATAGGAAGTCGGAATTCAAAGAGCGGGTAGTCAGATTTGAACTGACGCATGATAGAGTGGAAGTCTATTGCCTTACCACTTGGCGATACCCGCAACTTGTACAACAAAATTGGAGCGGCGGATGGGATTTGAACCCACGACCTCTTGCTTGGCAAGCAAATGTTCTACCACTGAACTACCACCGCTCATCTGACGTGAATGAGTTTCGATTCATGTCTGGAATGCGCCCCCATAAACCCACCGCGATTGCCCCAATGGGCTTATGGTGGAGCAGATAACCCAAACACATCGACTCACGTCATAAATCTCTGCACGAACGAAAAGTGAACTTCGTTTTTTAAGGCGTCCTAACCCCTAGACGACAGCCCCATGATTTGGCGGGGCCACCAGGATTCGAACCTGGGTATCCTCCTTGACAGGGAGAACAAAATTCTGACGGCTCGTGCAAAACCTTTGGTGCGCCGTCAGGGATTCGAACCCCGGACCTACTGCTTGTAAGGCAGCCGCTCTAACCGGACTGAGCTAACAGCGCACATCTTAGTACCAAAACGAAAAGGACAGCCGCTTGGGCTGTCCTTGGTTGAATCTCGCTGAAGTTTAGCTGATTCGCACCAAGGACAGATGCCCGGTATCCACGCCCTCCGCTGCTTCAGCGGCGACGACCGTTGCAACTGCTCCGACGAATTCAACCATGCTCTTCATGACAATCTCCATAATACTACGGATTTGCTCTCCGTAAACTACTATTTTTGCCACCAGGCAAAAGATTTCGCGTGTAGGAGGATGATAGCCCAGACACTGGTGACCAGATGTGACTATCACCACTACACGCATCTCAAACTTTGCGACGGAGTTTAGCACCCTCTAAAGTGTCGCTCACTCCATCGTTCAGGAAGGTTTCGCACTTTCGCGTACACCTACAACCCTGTCATCTAGGACATCGCTGTTATGCTAGTTCATCGAAGCTCAATTTGTCGGCGACCCGCTCTGGTCGTCCTGCGCTTCTGTTCGATCTTCCGACATGTTTCCATGCCTACCGTCTTCGAATTTCAGACCGCTCTGGTCGTCCTGCGCTATCGCCTGATTACCTCTACGGAGCAACTTGGGAAAACGGGTAATCCTTGTCATCTTTGATGATTTTCACTTCAATGAGAGAGTCTTTAAGCTGATCGTAAACCTCAGGCGAGATATTGACACAACCCTCAGTCACGTTCCTTCTCTGTAAAGGATCAGCGGAATCCAATCGTTCCTCACGATGCTGAGAAGGAATTAGAAGCCACGTTCGATGGATAGCATACACTCTGTCTGGTAGCTCATCAAACACAAGAATGTCTCCGCCGTAGCCAGGAGCCTTAGTGCTTTTATGAACCACGGAGAAATCACCAGTCGGAGTTAATCTGCCGACCAAGGCCGGGTAGCAGTGGCCTTGGAAACAGATCAACGCCGAGTTGAGAAGAATAAAAGCGACGATCATTACTGGCTAATCTTCTTGGTTTCTTGTGGAAACACGGTGTAAGCAGGAACAGGAACAGGAGTTGGAGACGTAGCTGTCGCCGGCACTGGTGATGCTGGAGGCATCGCAACTGTGGGAGTTGTCACAACCTGAGGAGGAATAATGGATTGTGGCTGTTGTGTAACTGGCGCTGCTGGAGATGATGCGACGACTGGATTCGTCATCTCGGCCACCTGAGCATCGGAGATTTGGACAGCCATAACGATCAGACCTTCTTTGTAAACAGGTCCTGCTGTCGCATGGTTGAGACCAGTTCCGGCACTGTATGCCTGAGATCCCGTAGCAGCGGAGCCGGTCAAAGCTGCACCGACCGCGCCCATGCCAACTCCCCATCCCGTGGTTGTGGTGCTTGTCGTTGTCACCTTCTTAACCAAGAAGATACCGTTCGCATGCATGTGCAGCGTCTCGATCACCGCCTTGGCAATCACGTCGATAGTGTTGGATTTCTTTCCACCTTGAAGGAAGATGTACCCAACGCGAGAAAACTTGGAGTCATCGAAAACCAGGATCGGTTTTCCATTTTCCTCAACGATTCTCCCATCCTTACCGATGAGTGCCTTCGTCGGCAGAGACTTGAGAATTTTGCAGGTGCTGAACTGATAACTGCCGTCAGCCATCCTGTTGACTCGTGCCGACACCCCTCCGTTGTACATCTGCTTGGCCTCGCCGAGAGTGATTTCTTCGGGCAAAGAGACCAGGTTATCCATGATATTGGCGCCTGTGCTCCACGGCCCCAGATACACTTCCACTGGCGCTTGATAGGGTGCTACTGGTGATGCAAACCACCGACCCGTACTCGGATCAGAAGCTGCATAGTTTTGGTTGACCACCGACGATGACCCTGCTGTTGCTCCCGATGTTGCTCCGGATGTCGTCATAGTCTGTGCGAATGTCGTAGCCACCGCGAATGCCATTAATGCGATTGTGGTAGCAGCAAGTAACCTCTTCACGTTCATAAATCTCCTTTATGTAGGTGGGAGGTTATCCTCCCACCCATCATTGTTGAGGTCAAAACGCAGTAGAACTACGGCTTGAAAGTGGGAGTAATGGACGATGTCGACACTGTGGAAGCAACGCTGGTAACAGAGTAGCCTCCGTTCACCCCAGCGATGAGCGTATTGCCCTTGCCAGTGGTGGAACCGGAACCAGTAACCACATTTCCAACGGTCGGAGAAGGGCCATTGCCGGCGTACAAGAATGCACCAGAGGTAGCGGTGCTGCCCTGTGCTCCGTTGCTGATGTCACCATTCGAAACTCCGGCCACGGTCTGCATGGAACCGCTGCCACTGACAGCCGCAGTGTATCCGTTATTGGCATACACAGCTACGCCAGCGGTGTTCTGGGTGTTTCCAAATGTGGTCGCGCTATGGTCGGTGAGAGATCCATTGACCGTCGAACTGCCGGTGACCCGTGCTGTTCCGTTCGCGCCGTCGTTGTACTGCCATGAACTGGTGGGAACTGCAACATTCGTGCCGGTGAACGAAGCCGCACTGATCTGACCGCCACCTGCACCATAATAACCAGCCGAATTGGTCTGGTTAACGACAGCGTTGTTGATCTGGGTCGTACTTCCGGATACGACGACGGGATTCTGAGCAATTGCCATCGTTCCGGCGGCAATGAGCGCAGCAATGGTCAACGTGCTAAATGCAAACATCTTTTTCATAAACTCTCCTAAAGCGAGACGCTGGTTGTGAGATTACCTCGATGGGCAATCTAGTGAACTACTTCGCGATTCCGCGATAGGATCTTACGGCATCGCACTACGGAACTTCTACGAGTATCAATTTCAAAACGGGTACATCCTGCAGAATGTTTTTCATAATTTTCATCATGTAGGATTATCTCTTCCAACGCTTTCGTTGGCGACCGCTCAGGTCTTCCCGCGCATCAGGTTTAGTCCTTGTGAGATTGCACCCTGATCGCACTTGGTAGACCGGCGCTGGTCGCCCAACGAGACTCTACGCAATAAGTTATGGAAACGGTTACAGAGCAGTATCCTTCGGAGGCTGAGGCTGCTCTTTGGGAGGCAAGCTAGCAGTCTTGAAGACCGGAGGAGGCAAGTTGGCAGTGAAGCTCTTGAAGTCTGCAATCAGCAAATTCAAGAACTTGTAGATGAAGACGTACCAACCGCTCGATGCCGTAGTTGGAACTGGCAGAGACTGAATCAAAGCTGAGGCAACCTGATTTACCACGTAGAAAATCAGAAGCCATTGGACAGGAATTGTTGTCGACATAAGAACCCCCACTGGAGAGGGGTTGGAAATCAAAAAGAGGGTGTAAGAATCCTCCTCCACAGAGAATCCCTACACCCTAACCCGCAAAATACTTCAAGTTTCTTAGACCCGCTTCTCACCATGAGGCAGTTGCTTCAACGTCCACTTGGCGATCAGTTCGTCCATCATCTCAATACTGGATTCGACCTGTCTCTGCTCGTAAGTGCACCTGGAAATTGCGCTGGTCCGGATGTGTTCGTACCGGGTTGTGCCACGAGCGTATTTGCGAAATTCGTTGTTGCCATTCACGCGAACGATTTCGGTCTGTTCGTCAGCAACCTGATTGTGAAGGTCCAGGATGCTCTGAATGAGCTCATCGCGCTTCCTGTTCAGAGTGATCTTGTAGGCTTCGCATCCTTCTGTACCCAGTTCGTACGGCAGGAATCCAACGCCAGGGCAGCTACCAACGCGGCAACCGTAGTAGTGGCCGGTGCCACCGGAGATCTCGAAACCGTGGTGAACCATCTTGCGGCTGGCGTTTGTCTTGTAAAGACCACCGCATACCGGGCAGGTGCCGGTGTTCGTGAGATCGATCACGGTCGGATTGATTGCCGGCTTGCGACCCTTTTCGATGAAGGACTTGGTGGACTTCACCAGTTCGGCGAGCATCGCGGCTTCGGTCAGTGTGGCGATGTACTCAGCCAGTTCCGGAGCATTCTTGACAACCTTCATCCGTTTCAGGAATCCAGGTGTATTTGAGAAAGCCGCGATTCCCAGGTTGTGGCGGGGATCGGTATCTGACCAGGTGCAGAAGAGCTCGCTGCCACCGCAGGGATAGTAGAAATCGCGGAGAGGGTCAGAAAGAACCTCTTCAACCTTGTCCCAGACGTTGGAGATGGTGGACTTGGCGTTCTCGTAATCAACATTCCAGATGTGCTTGTCAGCCAGCCCTGCCTCAAAGATCGCCTTTGCTTCAGCAAACTTCTGCACGCTGAGATAGGTGGGAACCTTGCTGTTGAGGAGGATGTCCGTAATTTTTGGGGTGCTGATCATACCTCTCTCTACGGATATGAAAGGCGGATCGGTTAGTGAGACGTGGCTCTTTTACTGTGCTGATGACGATTGGCAAAGAACAGTCCCAAAGCCTGGATCAACAAGCCCAAACCAGTAAAGTAGTTTCCAATTGTAGCTTGGTCCAGATGCTGAGTAATTTTTCCCGGAATAGGATCTGGAACCTCTTTCTTGACCTCTGGAGGAGCAACAGACTTCTCCTCCTCAAAGGGAGCAAGAGACTTGTTGTGTGACTTGAAAACTGGATGGGGTGCTTGGGCTGCAGGGGCAACGATCTTCGCCTTCGCCTTCTGCTCTTCCTGCTTCAAAGCAGTGACAGCCTTGTGCTCCACGACTGACTTGTAGATACCGAATCCGCAGATTCCAAAAGCCAAGACCGTGCAGGCAATTGCAAGAGTGAGTTTAGACATCGTATCTCTCCTTGTACTAGAGATTCAAAGTCTGGGTTGGTGGTGAAGATACTGCTTGACCTTCTCACTCTTCTCCAACACTCGTCTATCCACGTCATCATGAGAGATGTCTTCAGCCTGATACAACAGTGTCACATCCCCGATTTCTCGAACTAGCTGCTCTCGATTCGTACCTCGCACCTGACCTGTTGGATCCCAGCTTTCATAGCCATGGCGAATGATCTTTCCGATTACTTGCTGAGCCTCTCCCATCTCTTCAGACAGGAGAGCTAGACGTTCAAGTTCAGCCGGTTCGAGTTCGTTGGAAAATTCCATAGTGACCTCTAACTGCATCCAGTTGTTTGTCCACAATCGTTGCACTTTTCACAGGTTCCGGATCTCACCATGTGCATAGATCCGCAAGCACCACAGGAGTTCCCAGTGAAACCACTGCGCTTGGCTTCACTGGCCTCTGATACGGTTGGCAAACGTGTTTCTTTGTCTACTAACAGCCCCAATGATTTCACCTTTTCCTTGTCCTCAGGTTTGATGTGGGCAAGGTCATAGCGATCCAGATAGGTGATTGCCAACTCACGGAAGACATAATCCATCAGAGAAGTGGCATTCTTGACATAGCTGGAACCCTGAACAAATCCAGAAGGTTCAAACTTGGTGAAAGTGAACGCATCCACAAACTCCTCGAGCGGAACGCCGTACTGCAATCCCAGACTGATGGCGATAGCAAAGCAGTTGAGGAGAGAACGCAAGGTTGCTCCCTCGCGACTGACATCGATGAAGACCTCTCCCAACCTGCCATCCTCGTACTCCCCGGTGTGCAGATAGAGGGAATGATCGCCAATTTTGGCCTTCTGTACAAATCCATGGCGACGGTATGGTAGACGCTTGCGAAATCCTCGAGCTAATGCTTCTGCCAAGACAGCAGCTTTTGTGTCGTTGTTGGCACCGCTGGTGAGCACTTCAACTTCCTTCTCATCCAGGCCCTCCAGCAGCTGCATGTTTGTGGCTAGAGCCTGTGACATCTTGGATCCGTCACGATACAGAGCCACTGCTTTGATGCCAAGTTCCCACGCCAACAGATGAATGTCATTGAAGTCTTGTTGAGTAGAGTTGGCCGGGAGATTTACAGTCTTGCTGATAGCTCCTGAAATGAAGGGTTGAACAGCTGCCATCATCTCCACATGAGCACGTGGAGAGATGAAACGAGTACCATTTTCACCACACTTGTTGGCACAATCGAACACGGCCAAGTGAGCATTCTTCAAGGCCGGTGCCCCTTCGATGGTCTTCTCGTTCTCGATGTGCTTGAGGATCTCAACCACTTGTTCGTCCGTGTACCCCAAGTTCTTCAAGGCCGGAGGGACAGACTGATTGACTATCTTGAAGTATCCTCCACCGGCCAACTTCTTGAACTTCACCAGAGCATAGTCAGGTTCCGCTCCCGTCGTGTCGCAATCCATCACCAACCCGATGGTCCCTGTCGGAGCCAAGCAGGTGCTCTGGGCATTCCTCAACCCGAATTCCTCAACCTGAGACACTACCTTGTCCCAGATGTCACGAGCCTGAGTGACCAGCTTTCTTGGTCCACGATAGAGAAGTTTCAGACCCACAGGAGTAGTTGAAAGCCCATCGTATCCAAGCTCTCCATTGTAAGCAGCCGAACGATGGTTCCGCATCACTTTCAAGACAACCTCTCGATTTTCATCATAGCCAGGAAACACTCCCAACTTCTGAGCCAAATCTGAGGATGTCAGGTACGATTCACCTGTCATGATGGCAGTGATGGCCGCAGCCCAGTTTCGGCCGGTCTCACTGTCATAAGGAAAGCCCAGCTGCATGAGCATGGCGCCAAGGTTCGCGTATCCCAAGCCCAGGGTGCGGAACTTGTATGACAACTCAGCAATCGAGGGTCCTGGGAACTGAGCCATCGTTACAGAAATCTCTAGAGCGATGGTTGTCAAACGGCAGCAATGGCGGAAGGCCTCGACGTTGAACTCTCCGTCTTCCAGGAACTTCACGAGATTTGAGGAAGCCAGATTGCAGGCAGTGTCATCCAGGAACATGTACTCGCTGTTGTGTATAAACACACCAGAAAAGTTGTCGTGACCATTCACACAAGACGGTTTTGACGAAGTGAAAACAGCAAAGTTGTGGGTATTGTCTACCGTACCATCGTAGACGTCTTCATTACCACAGAACTCTACCGAAACAACCGTATGGTTGAAGTTGACCACGGCCTCTTGTAGTAACTCATCAGTGGGGTACCAACGAACAATAGTGTCTTTTGTGGGAAATTTCTTCACTCCAAGTTGCTTTGCTACATCTCGTAGTTCTTCCCAATTTTCTAGAGAAAAAGAAACTCCATTATCTTGAAAAGTTCGAGCAACCTCAGCAATCATACCCTCGATTAAACGCTTCGAGTGACGTTCTCCAAACATTTGTTTACCAAGTGGAGATCTCTGACATTCAGTACCACAGCAAATCTGATCCTCCAAAATGGTGATGAAATTACCACGGCATATAGGGCAGCAACGCTCAAATCGTTCAGCAGTTACTGTACGACCAATATGCCTACCCTCTGATCGCATTTTTGTTTGTGTTTCTCTTATAGATCTACTCAACTGTTCGTGTTGTTGGTGGTCTTCCCATCTAGAAACTGCAGAATTACTCATATTCTGTTTGGAAACTTCACTGTGCTGTTTTCCAAACATAGGGTTAAGTTCACCAGTGATTGATTTTGAAATGTTGGCACGCCATTCATCATTCATTAAACGACGGGCTGGATTATTGTCACCAAGCATTGATTCCCGATGCAAAGCTGCATGATCCTTCGCAGACAATAGCTTGAAATTTTGTGGGTTATCATTCAGAGCATCAAAATCAGAGTGATGAATGTGATAACCTTCCGGTGCTTGACCAAAAAAGAAATCGTTAATTAAACGATACTGCTGAGCCCAACGAGTACCTCCCCACACATTTCTACGACGCGTGGCTCCTTTTCCATTTTGGATTATGGAAGAGTGAAAAGGCATAAGAGAATCACCAGGTTGTAGGTCTATAACCTTTCGGTATGAACCATCCCGCAGCATCATAAGTTCGTCGTCAGTAACACGTAGGCTACTTCCATCGTCAAACGTAACGCAGAAAATGGGAGCATTAGTTCTTTTAACTCCAATATTCCACATCAATTCTATTGAAGTCTTTTGCGTCCTGTGATTCCTGGTAAACACAGGCACTTCTGTTCCTACCAAATCTCTAATAGGAACCGCTGTACGACCATCTGCTACAGCCACCAAAGTCTCCCCAGTAACACAGCACGGATTGCTGGCATTGATTCTTCCGGAATTCAGACAAGTGTGCCAGTCATTGATGGTCGTGTCGAACTGGATCCCAGGATCTGCACAAAGGAAAGAAGCCCGGTTGATCTGATCAAACAACTTCTTGGCCTTAAGAGTCTTGGCCACTTCCCCGGTGGTGCGGAAGGTCAGATTCCAGTCCCTGTCCTTTTTGACGGCATGCATGAATTCATCTGTGACACGAATTGTGTTGTTGGCATTCATGCCTGAGACTGTCTGGTATGCCTCTCCCTCCCAGTTCAGATCGTACAGAGGAAGATCGTCAGTGAAGTCAGATTCAGACAAACGAGTCAGACACTGCCCTAGAAATGCTCCAGGCACTCCCATTTTTCTGGCATGGCTGATGACTTTGGCAAGCTCCTTGTTCTCTTTCGGATTTGCCTTCAAAGCCAAATCTTTGGAAGTGAAGGTGTTGTAAGCCTCCAGCATCTCTCCCCAGATGGTGCGAAGGAGTTGACTGCCAGCAGCCATTGCAACAACCTTGCGCTCTTCATTCACCTTCCAGTTGATGAAGGCCTCTACATCGGGATGGTCCACATTGAGAACAACCATCTTGGCTGCTCTGCGGGTGGTTCCTCCAGACTTCACTCCTCCGGCTCCGACGTCTCCCACCTTCAACCAAGACATGAGACCTGAGCTCTTTCCGCCGCCGCTCAAAGGTTCTCCATATCCACGCAGGGCAGAGAAGTTGGATCCTGTTCCGGAGCCATACTTGAACAAGCGAGCCTCGCGATGGAACAGGTCGAAGATTCCTCCAGGATTGACGAGGTCGTCTTTCACTCCCTGAATGAAGCAGGCATGAGGCTGAGGACGCTTGTACGCAGAATCGCTCACGGTCAACTCTTTGGTGCCGTCGTCGACATAGTAGTGACCCTGTGGATCTCCCTCAATTCCGTATGCCCAGTACAAGCCGGTATTGAACCACTGAGGGGAATTGGGAGCAACGTACTGCATCACCACCATGTAGAGCATCTCGTCGTAGTAGGCTTGGGCGTCTTTCTCTGAAGAGAAGTATCCGTATTCCTCTCCCCACCCAGTCCAGCAACCTACGATTCTATGAGCAGTCTGTCTCACATCAGTTTCGTAAGTGATCCCATCCGGATGGTCCAGCTTGGAGGCCCACTCGGTGGAGTACTTGCTGTTGTAAAGGGAGTTGGGGTGGTTGTGATTCACTCCTTGCCGGCGGAAATACTTCTGGGCAAGGATATCCAAGGCAGTCTGAGACCAGGATTCTGGCACGATGACATTGTCGTTCTCAAAAACCACAGAATTGTCTGGTCTAACGATGTTGGAGCATCTCCGTATGAAGCTGATGCCCTCTAAAGGCGACTGTCCGGCCTTGGTGAAAATTCGCTTTACCTTCATGCTATTGTGTCCTTGGGTATGGGGGATTTCGAGGGTCAGAAATCGTACGTGATGATTCAATACTCAGCCTATGAAAGATTGGTTACAAGTTACCGATTACCAAGGTGGTTACTCACTCGGGTGCGTATTTCTTCATGCGGCGAAAGCATCGCCAAACGCTGGTCTCACTGGTAGGATGGATAAGTATGTCAACTCCACGAAAGCAGTACATTGCTATCAAGAACTGGGATAGGTACCAGTGTGACAGCAAAGGACAAGTCAGAAATACTCCCAGCCCTTGGATTAAGGATTGGTGTAATAAGGAAGACGACTATGAATACACACAATTGAATAGTTCTAGAAGGTACACATACGATGCTCTACGGAGATTGCGCGGAAGGTATGGGAAAAATCCAACTCACGATCTTGAGTACCTTCGCAATCAGTTGTCACTGAAGAAGGGAGATCGTGAAAATCTAGGTCCAACCATCAAGAAACTATGGGAACTCCGACTTGTGGTAATTGTGTTTTCTGAAATCGGAGATGACTTGCTTGCTGATGATATCGTGCCGGAAGAAGATATCGATTTTGAACAGAAGAGCCCATCGTTAGCCCACGGTGCGCCCATCGTTAGCCCATCGTTAGCCCACGGTGCGCCCATCGTTAGCCCATCGTTAGCCCACGGTGCGCCCACAACCCTCGATGTAACTTCCATAGAACTGCTACCCATTTCCGAGAAGAGAGAAGAGAAAGAAGAAGAAGAAGAGGAAGAGGAAGAGGAAGAGTCTCCACCTCCTCCAGATGATGATTTGATACCTGGTGAAAGCAGGGAGAACCCTGCACCCCTCTTGTCGTCTTCGTCGAGTTCTTCTCCGGTTGCGTTTGGCGTCGGGCCTTGTCCTCCGGACTTCGATTTTGGCGCGTACAAGATCCCTATGGATTCCCGCAATTTGCCTCATCCTAGTTTCTGGAATCCTCTTCCGGCTGATTGGAAAGACGGATACCGCGTTTGGAAGAAGGGGAAGGATGACGAAGCCGAGAAAGCCAGATTCAAGTCAAGGCCTCCAGCTAAGGCTGAAGGCAAGAAAACTTCCGAGTATCAAGCAACTCAGGGAGTTTTTGATCCTGCTACATACGCCAAGAAGATCGGCAAGTACTCTGCGGAGTTTGTTCACGACCTCTGCAAATGGGAGTGGGATCTTAACGAGGACCATGATCACTACTGGTGCTGGATTGTAACTGAAGAGGATCTCATCAAGCAGTTTGACAAGATCATCAAGCACAAGCAGGAGCAAGAGAAGAAGTCTCAATACCAGAAGAAGGATCCCAAGAAGAAATTCCACCAAACTCTGAAAGGAAACATCAATGACTATAACATCCACTGAGCAACTCGAGCTTAGAAAAGTCGAGAAACGTCGCATAGTGACGGATATTCTGACGAAGATTCCTGAACGACATCGGGGTGTATCGTTCAATTCCATCATACCCAAACATCCGAAGATCAAGGTCTCTGATGAACGGTGGTCAGAAGTTGTCAAATTGGTCAATGACTGGACCAGTGGTCCCACAATTGACAAGGGAGTGATCCTATTTGGGCCTCCAGCAACAGGTAAGACTACTCTACTGGCTGCTATCTTCCTGAGAATTGCTGTCAAACAGGCTTTGTTCAGAGTCGATCACACGGGTCACGGATACAGTCCGTACTGGGTTGATATCGGCCATTGGTCTGAACAGATGGCAAATTGGAGTAATCCTCCTGCTCTCAATCTTGACTACATGAACACTCTATCGCTCCCGGTTCATCTCTTTCTTGATGAGTTCGACAAGGTAACCGACAATCCTCCTCGTAGACAAGAGTGCCTGAACACTTTTGTCCGGATTGCCTATGCCAAGACTTGTCCCATGTTTATTGCCACCAACCTGACGGTCGCAGAATATCTAGGCATGGATCTGTATGTAGGTCGCAGAATCACCGAAGATGGCGACAATCTGATGATTGACTTGTACAACACAGGACTGTGATAGTGAGTCCGAATTGACGGATATCTCCCCACGAGGTATATGAACACAGTTGAAGTCAAGCTGCTCAAGTACAAATTCACATTCCGGCAACTTGCTTGGCGAGAGGAGCATGCCATCAAGTTCGAAGGCAAGGATGCTCGAAGAGTACTCCTGTCTTCGGCACTCCACGAGATCTCTGGTCTAGCAGTGACTTCCTACGAAGAAGCCTATCGAGTCATCGAGGCTCTCCCAGTTCCTATCCTGAATCGCGTCTTCGTGATGTACAAGGGTGGACTCCCCAATAACCGGGAATTCACCACGCTGAATCTCTACCAGGCTCCCTCGCCGCGCTCCTATCAAGAGCAACAGGCCCGGGAGGAGGCTGCCAAAACTCTCAAAGTGGAGTCCAAGTTAGACGAGGTCGAGGCTAACATCCTCAAAGAAGCTCGTGATGGCAAGGGAGGATTCAAGGGTGCTGTCAAGCTAGAGGAGAAGACCCTTGCCTAATAAGAGAATCACTTCTGGCGTCGAAGCGATGAAGCTCCTGAATGCAGGAGTCTTCCAGCAGGTTCCTCTTGAAATCGTGGACAAGGTCAAGACTCAGGTGAGTCGAGCTTGCGAGGAGATTCTAGAATGTGGCGCTCGAATTCGTCCTCTTCGAGTGAACGACAAGCAGATTGGATGGGTTCGTGGAGTTCATCTAAGTGAGAGGCGAATTCTACATCGCTGGCTCTCTGATCCATTGGAATTTCTCACGGAAGTCCTACTGCTTGGAACCTCATTCACACGAGCTCAGATCGAGGAGATGACGTCCATTGAGATTCGTTCGTTAGCTCGCTTGCTCGCCAGGATGCAAGAGTACGAACTCTCAGTCTATCCCTACATGAGTGCCTACTCTACCACTCTCTCCAGCGAGAAACTGTGGCATTCTAGAGGCACAACACTGTCCTCCTACTCGGATAAGATGATTCAACTTCCCAATGGAGGCGTCATGAAGATCCTGGCTCCTCCTGATCATGCCAACATTTGGGCAACCCTTTGCACCTATCGGGAGGAGAACAAGGTCAAGATCGAAAGCAATCTCAATGCTTTGATGATCACTCGAGCTTTTGTGGGTAGCAGAGCTACAACTCATCTTTCGGAAGAGCTCAGACGGGCGTCTCAGAGCCTTCGTCCAGACTTACAAGAGCCTTGGCAGAAGATTGTGAAGCCGGTGCGTGAGTACAAAGAGGATGGCTGGGCTCACGGCGGTGGCGATTCCATTGAAGAACTCATGAAAGAGATGCATGGCATCGACAGCTTTGACAAACACGAACAACTCATGGCGGCCTTCGAGAAACAGCAACGTGAAGCGGCAGAGAAGGAGAAGGATCGCATCGAGGATTTGGTGCGTAAGTATCACAAGGACGAGCCGGTTTGGGAAGACTCAATGCCAGTCATCTTGTCTGATGCTGAGGTTCGGCACCAGGAGCAGGAACTCAAGAAGAATCGCAAGGTCCTCAACCCGATCGTGCCCTATGAATCTCAAACTCCTCAGGAGAGGATCCGCCGGTTCGATCAGAATCGTTAACGAATTCCGATTTATCAACTCTGACATGGTTTAGTGAGGGATGTCCTTCATGCTTATTTACAAAATCACAAATCGAGTGAACGGTAAGGTCTACATCGGAAAGTGGCAAGGTAGACGTGTGGAAGACCGTTGGAAGGTTCACTTGGCTTGTGCAGCAGAAGGCAGCCGATTTCATTTTCATAGAGCTATCCGAAAGTTTGGTCCTGATGCTTTTCAAGTGGAAGTTTTGAGAGAAACTGATGATGGGATAGAACTTTGTCTACTTGAGAAAGAGTTAATAGCTTTCTTTCAGAGCAGTAATCCAGAATTCGGATACAACATGACTCTAGGAGGAGATGGAATCCCTGGATTTTCTCACACGGAAGAAACTAAGCGGAAGATTGGGAATGCTAATAGAGGAAAGGTAATATCAGATGTTGGGAGAGATCGGATGTCAGCATCTCATATGGGAATACCTCTCACTTCTAAGTGTAGACAAAATATGAGTTTGACTCAAAAGAGGATTGGTAACAAACCACCTCCAGGATCTCACGTCGTTCCTCACAGTGAGGAGTCTAAAAATCTCATAAGTGAAAAAACCAAGCAAGGAATGGCTTTTGTGGACAAACAAAAACTGCGCGAAAGTAGTATTCGTGCAAGTCACAAAAGATGGCACACTAAACGAGGGATTGCTAACCCCAAATGTTCTTTGTGTTTGGAGAATTGAAATGGAAGTTGAAACTGTGATGGTTGAAGAGTCTTCGCCTAAGTCCATTGACGAGATAGTTGCTAGTTTGAAAGGCTTCGGAATCACAGATTTTGAAGAGATCCTCACTGTCAAGGTCGGTCCCAAAGAACTCCGTCTCAGGATCGCCAATCTTCCAACTGAAGAAGAGATGAACTCGCTTTTCGCAGTGGAGGAGTACAAGGGATACGCCTGGGTTCAGCACATCAAGTGCGAGATCTTGTCTCGGTCCATCTCTTGGATCAATGGCATCGACATTCGCAATCTGACTTCCACACAGCGGATGGTTGTGGATCCCACGGATAAGGAAGGAGTTCAGAAGGACATCCAAGTTGTCCTCCGGAACCTCTTGATGGGTTGGGGTCAGGAATTGGTGGGTGTTCTGTGGAAAGTGCTCATGGTCCATGCTCAGCGCATTACCGACCGGCTGTATGAGCAATTCCCCGACAGCGCCATCATGACGGAATACGAGAAGAGATTCATGGAGCATGCACAGGAAGAAATCGAGCAGGCGACCGCCGACAATATCCGGCAGCAGATTTCTGAAATGTACGATCCTGAAGTAGATGTGCCCAAGGATTCGGAGCCTGAACCTCAAACTCCTCCTAAGACAAAGGAAAAGTAGACTATGGCATCTCCTCCAGTTGGCGGCGGCAATATTGGTGATCCTGGTCCAGCAACAGCTGCGTCTGCTAGTGCTTCTGGAACTGGAGATCCTCGTGGCTCAATAAACACAGGAGCTCCGGATCTATCCAGCATTCTGAAGGGGATGAACAACATCACAGATGCCCAGATCTTGATGGTTGAGTTGTCTGGGAAAATGAAAGTGGCTTTGGAAGAGATCCCAAAGACTTTGAGAGAGGTTGTTGACCAGTATAAGAAGGTCCAGACTGGATTGAAGGACGGTGTTGATGACATCGAGGAGACCGTAGATCACTACGATGTCTTGGTGAAGAAAACCAAGGAATTCAACAAGAATCTCAACGACACCAATCGCGGTGGACACAAGAGGCTTCAAGATCTAAAGCAGCTGATAACAGCCCACGAAACGCTCGTTAGAAGTGGGAAGATGCATGGCAGAGAACTCGAGAATGTCACTCGTCAGCTTGCTCATCTGAAGAAAGGGTTTCAAGATGCCAGCGCTGGAGCCATAGATCTGACAAATCCAAGTCATCTGAAGCCATTTCAGGTTGGTTTGGACAACATGCTCCGCACCATAAAGACCATTGGAATACAGTATAAAAGCATCAACAGCACTGGCCTGAATGCCAGAAGAGACAACATGCGCGCTGCCTTTTCTCAGGCTGGCTTCTACATGAAGCCCGGTTACAGAGACCGCGCTGTAAGAATGGGACAACTTGCTGCCAATTTGAAGGCCAATACAGCCCATCACACAGCCTTGAGCAAGGAGGCTTTTGAAGAAAAGATGGGAAAGGTACGAGGATTCGGTGGATTCATCAACAGAAAACCAGGCGGAGAGGTCGACTGGAAAGCATTTTCCAAGAAGGGAAGGACTCCTGAATTTTGGGAAAAACTAGACACCAAAGCGACAGCCAGGCAGATGGGAGGAGGAGGAATTGAATCCTATGCTCTGGGAAGACTGGCCAATGCTAAGGCTGGAAAGGGAACCTTGGGATTTGGAACCAAAGCTATCCTGGGAATGATGGAGAAGGGAGAAGGATCCGCACTTCGAGGAGTCGGTGCTTGGGGAATGGGTCTAGCAGAAAAGGGGATGGGAATGGGAGCCGGAGCGATGGCTATTCCCGGTGTTGGAGAAGGTCTTGCTCTTCTTAGCCTAGTGAGAGCAGCCTTCGACAAGCAAATTGAGATCAATCAGGGAATTGAGAAGAACCTTGGTACTGCCGGAATATTTGCCCCCGGCGCCAAATCTCCTGGAGTGTTTCAAAATTTGTCAAGAGTGCAAGCCAATCTGATGCCTGCAACTGGTGGAGGATTTTACAACACTATGGGCATCACTTACAAAAAGAACATGGAAGTCGCTCAAGCGATGGCTGCCAGTGGTATGGGATTATCAGAGCTTCAGCAGGGTGAAGGTATGTATGCGGGCAAGTATGCTCAGCCTGGTTCGGATACTAAACAGTGGGGGCCAGGAACTTACGGAGCTATTCAGCACACAGCTTACACCACCGCTCGTCTTGCTGGTTACGATACAGCGGCTGGTACTGCTCAGGCTGTGAAGTTGATACAGACCTATGGTCAGTCTTTGACTGCTACCAATGACTTTTTCCTCACATTGAACAAAGACGCCAAAGCTGCTGGCATGACCACAATCAAGTATGTGAGCATCATCGATGATGTGACCAGTGGCCTTGGCCGTATGAACAAATCGTTCACGGAGTCCGTGAACATCATTCGCACTTTGGGCAGAACGGGCGGAACAACGGCACAGGATATCAAGGACTACTTTGAAGCAATAACGGGCGGTGGAGCGAAGAAGGAGCTCCCGGTATCTTCATTCCTATTTGGTACAGCAACTCAAGGAGAAAAGGCAGATTATAGAGAGATCACTCAAAACAGACAAAACGAACTGGCTGGTGGTATAGCTCAGTCCATTCAAGACGCTCACCTAACTGGAACAATGGGAGGGTACACCAAAGAGAAGTTAGCTGGTATGTCAGCAGAAGACCTTCGTGCATTGTTACCCGAACTGGCGAGAGCCGGTGGTGATGAAGGAGCCAAGACTGGAATTGGTGGCCAGATTAGAGAGGCTATCACTAACAAGTACCGATCCGATGCTGCTAGAGAGTTCGCTGCTGGAAAAATAAATGCTGTTCAAATGGCCTCCGTAAACAACATGCTGGGTTCGGACATAGGCACACAAGTGTGGCAACAGAATCAAGCACTGGAAAAGACTTTGAAGCCATTTGGTGGCAATATCAAAAAGGCAATCCAAAGTCCGTTATCTGGTGGATTGTTTGAAGCCTTTGGAGGAGGTAAGAGCGAGAACTTTGAAGCAATGATAGAAGCCCGTCAGATAGCAGCGGGTGGCGTGGTGGATAAGCTCCGGAACAAGACCACTACTCCAGCAGAGAAGGCGGAACTTATTGCGAGGTATGCGAATGTGGTACCTGGTGGTGCTAAGGCAATGTCAAGGATGGCCGAAACTCAACCAGGTAAACTAGAGGATCTTCTCACAAAAAGTGCCGAAATTGGTACTGAGGTTCTGAAATCTCAGCAGCAGTCCATAACCCTACAGGAGAAAATAGACGCAGACAACGCGGCGCGAGATTTGAATGTAGCAACCAAGAGTTCAGCAGACATCTTCGCTGATGCTTTCGAGCACTTGTTCATGCTGATTGTGAAGCCGGTGAATGACATTCTGGACGCCTTGCCCTGGCATGGCGCAAAAGCTGGTGAAGGCGAGAGAACAGCATACGATGCTGCCTATCATAATGTGTCAAAGGATATGCAAAACTTGCAGAATGCCATCGATGACACGACTGGAAAATACACTCCTCAACAGAAAGAAACTTTCCATCAAATGATATCTAGCATCAGAACTGAGCTAGCAGCTAATGCCACCGGAAGACAAACAAGAGAGGCAACAGCCCAGCTTAACCAAGCTGAGAACATGGGAAGTAACTATCAATCTGCAAATACTCCTTCTCACTTTGGCTATGTGTATGGAGAAGGAGTTGACAACGTATACGGAAAAGGCGATCTTGATCCTCTGCATAACAAGAAAGGACAGGACAAAAAGTACAGTGAGATGGCTGATGCTTATCTCAACAATGTAGTCAAGGGTGGCATCAACCCGCAAACTGGAAAGCCCTATGCAGGAAAGTTAGAAGAAGACGAATCCGAAATGTTGCCAGTCATGAATCTCTCTAGCGGACTAGCAATGGGCACCGACAAACATGCTGGTCAGATAGCAATTCCTACTGAAGATTTGGTGACAAAAGAGGGAGAGTCAAAGCTGGCTCTGTATCTTGACAGAGCAGCTGGAAAGAAGGGAGGACTTTTTGGTGCTGATGCTTGGGGTGGTGATCAAGGCAAGTATAACTATGGAACTGATGCAAGCGGCAAATCAGTTGTCTATGTAACTCTCATCAACAACAACGCTGCAAACTGGAATCAGTTCCTTGGTAGTCACCCTGCTCTAGTGACTGGAAAGAGCGAGGTTGTTTCCGCTCCAAAGCCAGCTGTTCCTGCAGTTCCAGGCAAAGATCCAAAGAGCACCTCTTGGCATGCAGGTCCTAACGGTGTGTGGAGTCAATAGGAGTTTGAATGAGCACCAATCCAACGCAGGCACAAATCGCAGCAGAGGCGGCAGCCCTGAGTGCTCAGTATGGAATTCCTGCAAGTGTGATCATGTCTGTGATTCAGAGTGAATCCAGTTACAAGCAGTTTGATTCATCTGGAAATCCTCTTCTCAATGTCCCAGTTGCACCAGCAACCTCGACTTCTGGCGCTGTGGGACTGATGCAGGTAATGCAAAACAGTGTTTCTCCTCCACTGACATACGATCAAGTTTCCAATGACTGGCAAGCCAACATGCAGGCTGGTGCTTCCATTCTCAGCAAGGATATTCAAAATGCCAATCCAGGCCAGACACCAGGTCAGGATGGATGGAGCGCAGCACAAACAGCAGCAGGTCTTCCGGCTTATGGAGGATTTGTCAAGAACGATCCTTCAGCCTATGTCAACAAGATCATGACCAACGCTGGGATGTCTGGGTATCCACAAGTGGGACCGCCCTCCTCTTCGGCTAATGGTCCTCTCCTTCCAGGAGTTTCAGGCGCGGCGGTTGAAGCTCTTCCGGTTACTGGGCAACCCATCACTGACACTGCTGATCTCTACCCTCCATATGTCATAACAGAGGGACTGGATGCAAATCCTTGGTGGCTGATGAAGGGATATACAGAAAATCCCTGGCTCAAGCAAGTTCCAGCCCCGGTCACCTTTGAGGTCATGCTCCCCAACCAAAAGATGCTTTCAAACACCAAGGCTGGAAACACCTCTGGTACAATCTCGATTCAACTAAATGCTTCGGTCGCCAGCTTTGAAGTTCAGGCCGGTCACGTTGTTAACAAAGGTCTGTCCCGCACAGGAATGCATATCACGATGTGGGGACAGGAAGCTGACTTGATCTCGGGAGAAGCTAACACCGGCGCATTCATGAATGCTCTGGGCATCACGAGTTTTCTTAGCGTTTCAAACATCAGTTCTCAACTTCAGCGTCAGATCATCAGTGCTTTCTCAAATTCCAGTAAACAAGAGAGCAACGTAGATTTCAGCATGACCAGCAACGACCTGAGAATTGCTGCCAGAGATGCCTTCATGGAGCTTCTAGCACTGTTCAAGGCCAATGGAGTTGTGTGGTTCAGAAATTCCACTACTGGTTCTGGTACTGGAGCAACCAATCCGGTTGGAGTGGACGCCTTTTCTCCTCAAACTGGATTGTCAAACTACCAGATGAACGCTCGTACCAATGATGTCATGGCTCGAGGCCAAGTCATCATGAAGTTCCGCAATTCAATGTACTTGGGATACTTCAAGTCGCTGGAATACGAAATGGAAGCAGAACGTCCGTTCTACTGGAAGTTCAGATTCGTGTTCCAGGTTGAGAAGACTCTGACTTTGAACTATATCCCGATGTACACCACAGCAAACCTTCAACCTGTATCCACTCCTGTCACAACAACAATTTCCTATGTTCCTTTGCAGACTCTCTCGCTTCCAGGATCGGTGAGCAAATCATGACACTCTCAGCAGCCCTTTCTCTACCAATCCGTTCCGAGAGACAGATCGTTCCTGCATATAATGCTCAGGTGATCAATCCTGCTCAGGGGAATCCTGTTGCGTCAACTCCAAGCGATTACCAAATCATCGCTGCCCTAAAACCGTACACGGACTACATCGTGTTCAGAATTCCTCATCGTGGAGTCACTTCAAGTGGCAGTCCGGACCCCACCAATCCAGCCTACTTCCGATTCTTGATCAATCCTCACACAGTGAGGGTTTCTCACCAGACTCAAGACACTCAGTTGATGACTCGCGATGGTTGGAAGTTCGGAGTTTGGGGAGAGGGATTTGTAGAGGTGAGCTTCTCAGGTAAGACTGCTGGGCAGTACTTCACATTGGGAACCACTGACATGTTCAAGGAGTTCACTGAATCTTACCAGAATTTGCTGGAACTTCAGTCTCTCTTTGACAACAACGGATACTGGTTCGAAGGAGAGACTCCGGCAGTCGGAGGAACATCGACAGGACAGGCGATTCCCACGGCTCTTACCAAGCGCAGAATCAAGATGCACGAGGATGTGGAGATCTTCTGTGGAGAAACCATCTGGTCTGGAATGTTTGACAAACTGAATGTTTCTCAGAATGTAGACAGCCCTTTCTTGGCTGACTTCAACATCTCGTTCACGGCTTGGAAGGAAAGGTATCGCTTAGATTCGCCATATAGAAACGCAGGAGCATGCAACATCCAGCGCGGTCATTCCTACAGTGCCTTTGCCTCTGTAGCGAATCCTTCTGGGCAAAACACGACGCTGGCAGATGCTGATGTGGATTCCGGCGCTGCTACTTCTCTGTTGACGAACTTTTATTCTAATGGAAAACTAGCTGTTTCTGGCATGTCAAGCACGCCAAAGGCAGCTCAGGTATCAAATTCTCCTGCTTTGGTTGTAGCAGCGCAGCAGCAAACTGCTCCAGTAGTGACTCCCAGTCTGACCGCCGCATCTACTGATTGTAGCGATCTGTTGAATCCAGATCCCACTTTTTGGAATGGAGGAGGAGGTGGAGGAAGTTTGGGGCCGGCAGTGTCGTATTCTGGTGTCACTCCAGTTGTTTCATCCGCGTTTTCGTATCTACCAATCGTTTCAACTGCATTTCCTATCCAGGAAGGAGGGATAAATGTCAAGTAATCCTGTTCTTCCACATCCAGTTGAGACCGTTGAAGTGAGTGCTACCGGACCAGGGACGATCCGCAACATAATCCAGACTGTCCAAGAGCGTGAAATAGTCAAGACCGCTCCAGATCTGGTGGTGATGATTGACGGAGCTTCCTATCTTGAGAACGGATATGTTCATCCTCAGGATGGAAGTACGGCTCCCTATGCTCTTGTACATTTCAACGATCACGTCGTTGGGTTCAGTGCAGGATATGACACTGATCAGCTAGTGCCTCAGTGTTCAATCAATCTCAGTGTACCAAATGCTCAGAAGTACCTCTACCAGACTATCGGAGGCAACAATCTTCTGAAGACCATGGACGAGCTCGTTGTGTTTGCCAAAGGGTACTGGCTTTCTCCCAATGGCAACTCACTCTATCACAGAGTCTTCAAAGGATTGATCAAGTCGGTTTCCCACACTGACAACGGCAAGACTCTCGACATCACGATTCAGGGAATTGGAATTTTGTACTTCTTGCAACTGATGCACATAGAGTTGGCTGCCCCGGTGCAGTCTACCGTTGCTTCAGGTGCTGAAGTGATGAACACAAAATATGCTAACCTGAGTCCTTACGAGATGATTGGAGCCACCTTCCGGGATATCGATCTTCAGCAAGGATTTCAATCTCCCACTGCAAACTATAACTTTTCTCAGAGTACCAATGCGAATGGTCAGACAGGAGTCACCAACCCTGATGTGTCTCCTTGGGCAGATGCCATCAACGCTGGATACATATCGAAATGGCAAGCGATACTCACTAATCTTGATCGAGATGTCCATGTGTTCGGACTTCAACCACCCAACCCGAAGTCTCCAACCTTGATTCGTATTCCTCCGAGCACTGAACTCACAGAGCAGGCACTGGGTCACACAATGTTTTCAACAGTGGCGGAGAAAACTCAAGTTGACAACAACATCTACTTGGACAAAATTCGTGAGCATCTTCCAGAGATGGCAATAGGACACATTGAGATGTCCAATGGAAGAATCACGTCACGACTAGACAGACTCCGTTATCTCATCAACATGATCGGTTTTGAGGGATACCAGGACGTCAATGGAGCCGTGATCATCAAGCCTCCTATGTACAACCTGGATTGTACTCAACTCTACCTTCCTAACGAGGCTAAGATCGCTCCTCCAGCGGGATCTTCGACGTTCATTTCCAGTCTGACCAACTCTAACAATCCGTTCGTGATCTACCTCTCAGAGATCACCAACGAATCTGAAATTGAAGATGAGGCTGGAGTGGTTGCAACTCGCATGATAGTCCAGGGGAGTCTTGAACCTTCTCAGGCTTTTGTCGATATTGCGGGCGGTATCAAGCCTGCAGGTGAGTTTGTTGACCTGGCAAAACTGTCGAGATTTGGACTTCGTGAGCAACCTCCCCGGCTCTGTGGATGGGCTCATTACGATGATACGACACTGCTCTTCGCAATCGCTTGCTGGGAACTTCAGAAGGCCAACAAGGCATGGAGGAACTACACTTGCACTATTCCTCTTCGTCCTGAATTGAAACTGGGATTCCCTGTATTTTTGCCTCACAAGGACATGTATGGCTACGTGAAGAGCATTCAGCACAGCTATCAATACGGAGGAACTGCCACCACCACAATCACTTTGGATGCGATCAGGAAGAGACCGATGTATCCAGCTTCAACTGTACAGAATTCACAGAACGGAGATGGAGCGACCGGACCCACAACATACTACTCAGCACAGCCAAACCTGGTTCACAAGATGACGACCATCGCGGCAAATTCGAATCAGGCCCCGGCTCAGCAGTTGGTAGATGCAGCCAGTAAAGTGAGTCAGGATCACGAAGTATTTCTTTCCGGAAATCCATCGTCAATCAATACAGCGGCTCTAGACAACAATCATGTCGTGAATCTTTCTGATGATCAAGCCAGATTGCAAGCCTACAAAGCGACTCAACTCAGGAATTGGATGGGGTTGCCTTATGACACTCCTGGCAAGAACTATCGTGTTCAGATGGACAACTCGTTCGATAAGAAAATGCCTGCAGATGGAGCATACATCACTCTCCTAACAGGGGTGATAGGCACGCCGTCCACTGCTGCAAATTCTGGTGGAACAGCAGGTGGAACTCCCTCTATAATCCCGTACACAGACAGCACTGGATACGAAGTCATTGCTCCGTTTCCTTGGGGAAGATACACGGGTCTGTGCACTGCTCTGTATGAGTGTTGCCAGGGATTCAATGTATCGCCGGAACCTGCTTCAGACGGAACTGGTACTCTAAACGCAGTTCAGTCCTTCTTGTTCTCAGGAATTGGAACTCCTCCCAACTCGAGCGCAGGAGATAACATGCAATCCGCTGTCTCCACACTAGCTGCATTGGTGAATGATGACTCCATTTTTGAACTCACTTACACCGATGCCACCACGGCGGCTGATCAATCCACAAAACAGCAACAGAGTCTAGTATCAGACCTGGAGACATCCATTAATGCCAAGGCTCAACTGATGGTCAGTGGATTACCCACCAATTCCAACTTGGTCAAGGTTCTGTCACAAATTGGGAATTCAACTACACAGGTTACTGGATCCTCGATATCTGCTGATTTGAAACAACTGAACGCGGGATTCAAGAGCTTCACCTCATAGGAGATCGATGCCTGAATTCTTCACAACCTATCCTGTCGGTTCACTTGAGACAACTCAGGCGCAGGACGAATTTCAGCTATTTACAGCAAGAGTCATGTCAGTTGACCACGAGAGGATCACGTGTTCTCTCAAGGATGAACGCAACGGAGCAGTCTACCAGGAAGTGAACATCTTTCCGGCGAACTCATCCTCGACGACATCAACAGACGTGAATCTCCCTGAAATTGGAACCAAGTGCATGTGTGCAAACATCACATACACCAAGGGAGTGGTCAGAATTGCTATCATCGCCTATGTGGTTTCTGACACCCTGCAGGGAGTGAATGCTGTTGCTACGAGAGGTCCTCAAGAGGTCCCTGGATACTCCACCAGGACTCGTTCTCTCTATCGCAAAGCCTATCCTGGCCAGAAGACGGTCAACACGAGTGGCGGATATACCGAGAAAACTGATGGAGGCTGGGACAAAACCACTGCAGATCTGAGCAGGGACAAGTTAGACCCACACAGTCGAACTTGGTCACAATCGACGTCAGCCCTTGTGAGATACACTGACAGTGGCCTTCACGTGGCTGGTCCGGTGAGTCGCCCAGGCGCGGCAACGGTGTCTCCTCGCATTCTCCCAGATGGATCGTCGGAGAACATCGTCTATCTCCAACCAAACAGCAAACTCGCCAGCCGATACACGAGTGGATCTCAGGATATCACTCCCTTGGTGGAAGCTCGTGAGATGGTTCAGGAGTTCGCTCTAGACTATCCGGTTCCCATCGAGGTTCTCAACACGAGCCTCATGGACCAGATTCTGGGGACTACTGCCAATCTCTGGGAAAGAACCAAGATTGTTCAGAAGGGCAATGTATCCAATGATGACCAGGCAATCGCAATCAGTCAGACATGGGATCATCCAACTGATGTGAATGCTAAACCTGTCGGCCCAACTACGAGTGATGGTCCAACTCCTCGTCGTCGTGGATACATTATGGAGAGGGTGGCAGGTACACTGGTTGGTTACAACCAGTTCGACAAAGCCAACTATGGACAGGTTCTCAAACCATATCTCTTCAAGGATAGATTCTCGAATGATGTAGCCTCCGGATACAACGTGGTTGCAGCCAGCAACGATCACTCCGAGACCCGGCTCGCGGCCTCAGCCCTTGCTGTTCGCTTTCCTCATGAGTACAACACTACTCGTTGGGATGTAACCAAAGAAGGATCGATGAGTTTCGAGATCGGATCTACCATCCCCAAGGAGAATATCCTCTACGACGGTGGATCCTACGAGAATCCTCTTGGTGCAGGTCGTTCAGTCGAAGGTCACCTAGTTGGAAGTTTGAAGATGGTCGTGGGGAAGAACCGTGATCAGGAAGACTCCATCGATCTGACAGCCCTGGGCCAGACAGTCTTTCGGTTTGGTGCTGATGACACTTCACTTCCCAATGTTCGTCGGACAGTCTTCACTCAGAATCGCGGTCAGAACGACGCTTCTCTTGCTCGTACACTTCAGTACTGGACTCATCCGAAGACAGGACTTGGAGACGCTGGGAGTCTGACCAACAAGACTGCGATGGAGAATGTCTCGCTTCGGGCGGCCATGGATGGCGGCACCATCATCAGATTTGGAGCCAGAAATCCTGGAGTTTTGCGCAAGCATTTGATGAACGGATACAGTGATGGTCCTGGAATTCACGAAGTGGCTCCTGGGGATCCATCACGCCAGGATAGCAAGACGAGCGGTCGTCCTACCTATGGATCCGGAGACACAAAGTACTCCTTCCATGATCTAACTCAGGCCGGTGCTCCCATCGTCAAGATGCTCCCCTACAACTGGAGTGGTTCTCCTATTTCCACGAGCATGGATCGTCATGGCCTTTCAATCGACTTTCACACCGTTCGTGATGTTCTATTGAGAATAGGAGCCAACCCCGACACCAATCAATCTCTGCTGATGGATCTTGCTGGAGGACTGGCAGGCTGGTTTGGCAAGGATAATCAAGGTCGTTCAGTGACAGCCACCTTGGATGGTGGGGCTGAATTGGTAATCGGACCTAACAATCAGCAGAAGGGTCTCCGGATGGAGATAACTGGTGACGTGGATTGGACGATAAAGGGGAACTTCCACATGCTGGTGACTGGCGATACAGTATGGGAATCCACTACACATCGCCATAATGTCAAGACTGATTATATCATCGCTGCCCAGAACATTACGGAGAAGGCTATGGTGAGGCATACTACTGAATCTGTGGATGTTATCCACAACCAGGGTCTTTATCAGAGTGATGAAAACTCTCTGAATCTGATTCCATGAAGAAGTTTCAGGGCAAGCAATTTACCTAGAGGTACTTTAATATGGGAAGCATCACAAATCCGATTGTTCAAGCCATCACCACTGCGACAGGGAGACTCTCCAGCCTCGTCAACGCAGGTGCGGCTCTTATCAATTCAGGGCCAGCCGGTAGCATCAATGCAGCAGGCAATCCTGGTCAAGAGAACTGGTACATCCAAGCCAAGGGAGGAATCAACCGGCTCAATGTTCTCAACAGTCACAAAGTCAACGAATACTACACCAAATCCTTGGAACAAGGTCGCCTCCTGGAAAACAGCATTGGGGATTCCATGGTTTGGATTCAGGAGAAGAAGAAACAGCTTGATGCCAGGATACTTCATCTGATGCACATGACCACTCTCGGAACGGATGGTCAACTCCCTACTGCTGCTCGGAAACCAAAGTATATCGTCGACTGTATCAAGTTCATGAAGGAAGTTCAGAAAGTGATGGGAGAAATATCTGGTCTCGTCACTGCTCTAGAGAAGGATCTCACTACTTTGGTGATGATTGAGAAGAACGTCTTGGGAATGATCCAGGCTTGCCTCAATATGTTGTCGTCTCTGCTGGCAAACATCTGTAACTGGGGTCTTCCTAAACTCCCTTCGATTCCCTTCATCGTCGGAGACACAATGTGGCGCTTCAATGGATTTGGAACTGCTTTGAACCAGTTGATGGCCAAACCTAACCTCTCCTTCAACTTCTCGTTCTCTCAGTGCAATATTACTCCTGCAAATTTGAACATTTTCAGCAACATTCCGACCAGCATTGCCACGGCCATTCCAAGCTCAGCTATTGGAGCCACTCCGGTCTATATTCCTCCTCTAGACGGTTTGGTTCTCCTGCCCACAGTTCCAGCCTCTGATCCGGTTTTGTCAACTGTCACGGATACTCCCATATTCAACTCAACATTCGATCCGTTCAATCAGATGCTGGGGAGCGTACCAGATCCTGTCACTATTGTCAGCAATTACTTGATGCCACCAGATGTTTATCAGAAAAACATCGTGAGTATTGCCCCGGCTCTCAGATCCTTGGTTCTTCCAGTGGGAGTTGCTCCCACATTGGCAGACATGAACGCTTTGAAGATGGCTCTTAGGCTCAATGTCAATCTGGATTCTTTGGTAGACAGTAACTTTGATCCCTACCTGACATCAGCATGGCTCTATGAGCTCAATCTCAATCGACAGGTGATGACTCAAGGACGCGGTGGTCAGTGGATTGCCAACTACCAGGCTATCTACGATCAGTATATCCAGCCTTCAGTTGACATTCTGACAAGCACGCCAATTCCTTGGAACAATTTGAACGCACTTGGAATCAACGATCTTCCCACGATTCCTTTGATTCCAATTTTGAAGGCTGATTCAACTCGTAACCTAGCTTGGAAATTGTCGTATGTCGAGGCAGCCATCCTTGGCTATCCCAGGACTACCACGTTTGAACAGGGTCAGGATTCCACATACGTGTCTTCGTTCACCGGCTCAGACCTCGATTACAAGTCAACTCCAGTCGATATGACAGTGGTTTCTACCTACACTCTTGGTGTTGGGACAGCGGACTATCCAGTCGTAATCTCATATCCGACCAGCATGAACAACGCGCTGATGGATGTGGTGTCGACAGCTGCTACTAGCATCGCAAACAGTCCGTCATGGCAGTCTTCACATCCCCAGTTCCGATACATCTATAACCAGTTCGCCCAGGCGGCACTGGTAGACAGGTATTCTCAGTTCTGGAGGGAATTCCGTTCAAACTTGTCTATGTTCTTAACTCAGAATATCGGTCTTATTCAGGAGGTCGTGAGTTATCCGGCGGCTCTCGATTCAGCCATTGATCCTTTGGGATCCAACACGATTTACAACACGATGGAAGCCGACTTTCTGTCGAAGAATCAGAACTGGGTGCCAGGTTCCATTCTACTTCCGATTCCAAACGAATTATTTCTTCCTCAACTTGACAACACTCCTCCTAGTGACACACCTGGATGGAGTGGTGGACTCTTTGATGCTGCAACGTTCTTGGCACGTCCGGATATTCAATCGCAATCGATTCCTGTTCAAATGGCAATGCTCCGCACCAACCAGAGCTATGCAAGTCTGATGACCTTCCAGAACAATTTCCAGTCGGCGATTTCAGCAGCAGTGACAGCAGCAACCGCTATGATCAGCACTGTTCAGAATTCCGGAGCTCACGTTCTGACAACAATCGACGAACTGGTTCCTACTTCAGCAGGACTGGGAGGAGTTCCAGTTATTTTTCAGACAGTGGATTACGACAACGGTGGCTTCCTTGAAAATCCAGACACAATAGTCATCAATCAGGGCGGAAGTTATCTCGTCAGCGGAGATCTGGATTGGGGATCAACCTCTGCTTTGGCCAATCTTGGCTATATGCTCATGCTCAATGGGTCTACAGTCTTGGGCACTGAGACGTTATCGACTGATTCAACCGATCCTCAAACTGAAGTCTTTTCCTTGACCTACAACTTCAACACTGGAGATACTATTCAACTGCTTGCATTTTCAAGTGAAGATGTAGAACTTCAATCAGGAACAGACTTAACGATTACGGTCAATACCAGTCCAGATACAACTAACTCCTTGCCAGTTTCGGTTCCTCCCACGGGTACCATGATGCTCACAGCCGAAGTCAACCTTGTGGCAGGACAAGCGGTTTCGGTAGACTCAAGTGGTAAAGTTACACCAGTACTTCCCACTCTTGTGGCATTACCTCAAGTTGCCGGAGAATTTTGTATTCCTTATGTAGACGGTATTGCTCTAGAGTCAGCCACAGCAGGTTCCACAGCTACAGTTGCGAATGCGTATGGTACTACATTTACAGTTTCTGGAGCATCCTTTACTGTGGGGGGAATCATCTATGTGGCTCACGATGGATCTATGACTCAAGACTATGCAGGAGAAGTTTTAACTAACTGTGATTGGACTGTTGTACTTGGGAAAGCTCTCACTTCAGACACTTTGCTGTTTCAGCCACATCTACCCTATTCACGGTGGGATGCTGGAACATATTCAAATCCAGTATCGGAATAGGAAGATATGAGATACGAATTCCAATGTGTTGAATGCAGCACGATTCAAGAAGTTGTCTGTCCGATGTCCAAGGCCAACTTTGACGATCGCGTGTGTCCGAAATGCGGAGGGGTTGCCAAACACAAACTTGGAGCACCAGCTGTGCTGACTGCCAATATGACACATCAGACTATTGATGTCGCAGTTGGTAGAGATGCCAATGCCAGGTGGGACGATATTCATAGAAGACAAGAACTTCGAGAGAAGGTCCGTACGGAATCCAAGACCCAGGGTGTCTCTCTTACTGGACGAAACGAGTTCCAACCCCTGTCTGACTTAAAAAAGACGATCCGTACTGATACCAACAAGCAACTACAGACTAAAGGATACGAGAGCCTCTCTGAAGGGGATGCTCGTCTCATAAAGCGATAGTGAACTTCTCTTTTTGATTGTTGAGAAAGGATATCAAAACCAAAAAGAGAATTCCTTTGTTCTTTATAGAGACGCTAAGCAACCCGAGTCTTCAGGGAGAAATCAAAATGGCTCTTTTCGACCAGTACACAAAGCCCGGTGTTTATACAGACGTGAAGATTGTGAATGCGGGCACTCCGCTTTTCGGCACGGCTCGTGTCCCGGTGCTCATCGGAGAAGGTGTTCAGTCCTTCACGTACTCCGATGTCGAAATTCCTCGCGGGTCTGTGGCGGGTGGCAATGAGTCGGTGGTTGGCGAGGACATTTCATCTCAAGCCAATGGAATCACCACTGTATTCCAGCTTTCCTACTACCCGGTTGTGACTGGCGACGGAACCGACACAGTTTCCACCAATCCTGCTGATATCACGGTCTCGGCCAACGGAATCCAGTGTGCAGTTGCTGCTTTGAACGGCGCTCTTGGCCAGTTCACCTGCTACGAGATCCCTGCCGGCTCAGATGTGGTGGTCAACTATTCCTTCGATCGCACCGATACACTGATCACCAACGAGAATCTGACCAACCAGATTCCCACCTTCGCTTCCCTGACTCTCCAGACTCTCGCCCTGTCTCTTTCGGTTCCTGGGGCGACAGGCAATGAAGTGACTTTGGCCTTCACCCTGGCTTCTTCAATGAATGGAGTTGCTGACGTTGCAGCGGTCACGGTCAATGGCAATGCAGTGAGTGTGGAACTTCGGAACAACGACATTGGCAACACCATTCGCACCGTGGGCAAAGTGGCTTCTCTGCTCAACAATGTTCTGACTCTGTCGGCAGGGTATATCCTGGTCGCTTCTGCTTCTACCACACCGGCAACTGCTGTCTCAGCCACTCCTTTTGTTGGTGGAACTGGTCAGAGCACCAACACGACTTTCTCCGTATCTCACCTTCCCATCACCGACGGATCGAACGCTGGAGCCGCAACCACTACTCCTTCCGATGTGACGGTTTTGGTGAACGGCACAGCAGCTTCAGTCACGGCAGTCAATGGAGCAGCAGGACAGTTCACTCTGGCAACAGGCGTCACCACTGGCCAGACTCTGGAAGTCTCCTACTACACCAACACCTACCAGAGAACCTTCGACGTCATTCCTTCTCCGAATGTCAGTTCGATCATTGAAGTGGGCCTTGGTCCCGACAGATCTGACTATATTCAGGGAATTGACTACGTCCTCAGTGGCAACACCATCTCCTGGGGAGCAGCGGTCACCACAGAACAGGGAGCAGTGATCGGCACAACCGCTCCTTTCAACGGTCTCTACATCATCACGACCTTGAAGGACGATCATGCGTATCTTCGTAAGGTAACTGGTGGAATCAGCAACAGCGTCAACCTGAGCTTCACTCTGGCTGACGTGCCGGTTGATGGATCTGGTCTGGGCAATCCGACCAATGACCCTTCTCTGATCAAGGTGTACGTGGGAACGGATCCGATCGCGGCTTTCACTTCAGGAGTTGTGACGGTTTCGAGCCTTCGTGGAGATTCGGCGACGGTGGTTCTCAAGAATCCTCCGGCAATCGGATCTTTCGTGTATGCTTCTTACTATCGCTCTGTGCTGAACGATCACACCCTTTCACTGACGGCCACGAATCCGGCTGCTAGTGGATACATCATCACTGACGAAAACGGCATCGTTGTTCCGACAGCCCAGATCACTACGATCATGACTGGCGGCGGTATAACCCCGGCTTCTGAAAGCACCACGATGGTCTGGCCTTACAGCTTCTCCGATCTCAAGGCAGCGATCGAAGGACCGAACGAAGTTGTGACTCTCACCTTCCAGAATGACAGCCTGTACCAGAACACGGTTCCTGGAACTCAGGCTGGCGCCACTATCCAGCACCTGGTCCTGCAGGCCACAACAATTGGCGTCAATGTTACCACCAATGTCTCTTTCGTGGCAGGAGCACCAGTGGCGGACAGTCTTGCCGTGACTGTAACTGGAGAAGCGATTTCGGTGAACATCACCACTTCTATCTCCGGTGTTCGCACCATGGGAGACATTCTCACCATTTTCGACACCTATCCAGTTTCCACTACTCTGGCTGGTGTCGTTCTTGCTACTCTTTCCAGCACGTACACCGCAACCCCGGCAACGGCAGCTGGTCCGATCAGTTTCAGTGGAGGCACCGCCACCACTGGAACCAATCCATACGCGGATCGCTTCATCGTGACTTCTACTCTATCCAGTGGTTCTGCTGGCACTGGCTACGTGGGACAGACCTATGTCGATGCCAGAACAGGACTGAAGTTCACTCTGGTTCCGATGTTTCCATCCACTGCTGCTCTCAGCTATGGATACACTTCTGCTCCATCTGGATACATCTGGGAGCCTGCTGACACAATTGCCATCACGGTGTCTAACGCAACAACTCGCCATGCTTCACAGATTCCCACCATCGACGTTCCGGGAGTCTGGACTGAAGTCGAGCAGTTCTTCAATGTGGGCACCGGCAACACGGCCATCATCACGACCTTCAATGGATCTGGCAATGGACCTTCGGTGGGTGAGTACTACTACATCACCTACACGGTCGCAAAGCAGGCCAGCGACTACGCTCTGAAGTTGTACACCAGCGCGGCGGATGCCTATGCGGCATACGGACAGCCTTCTGCTATCAACCGTCTGTCCTTGGGCATCTATCTCGCAACTCTCAATGGTGCTCAGACCTTTGGTTGCATCCAGGTCCCACAGCAGCTTAACTCGAACCAGGCCGCCGATTCCGAGTACATCGCGGCTTTGCAGACTTTGACCACAACTCTACCAGGAAGCGATTCCAAGGTCAACGTGATCGTGCCTCTCAGCACTTCGCTGACGGTACAGCAGGCACTTTCTCGCCAGCTGATCACCCAGGCTCAGATTCGCAATCGTGGAGAGGCAATCGGATTCGTGGGCTTCAATCAGTTCACCACTCCGACTCTGGCTCGCCAGTATGCTCGGTCTCTCGCCAATTCCCGCGTTGTCGCGGTGGCTCCATTCTACGCAGCCGTGCAGCTTCCCACGCAGGATGCCAACGGAGTCTTCGAAGTCATCGGTGTGACGGGCGAATTCATTGCGGCGGCTCTTGCCGGCCTGAACCTCAACACGGCAAACGACGTTGCAACCTCGCTCACCAACCAGAACCTGGTAGGATTCACTCAGCTTCTGCAACGCTACGACGATCCCACCAAGGATCTCATGGCAGGAAGCGGAATCACGGTCTTGGAAGAGAACAACGGAGCACTGTATGTTCGCGACTACCTGACCACTGATCCTTCGAACCCGATCACCAGCGAGCCGACTTCCACCACTATCGTCGACTACACTCGCCAGCAGTTCCGCCTTGGCCTCAAGCAGTTCATCGCTCGCAAGTTCACGGCTCAACTCCTGAACGACATCACGATCGTCTCCAACTCGATCTTGACGTCACTGGTTGGCAACGAAATTCTATCGGCTTTCGCAAATCTGTCGGTGGTTGCAAGTCCGACCGATCCAACCGTCGCTCTGGTCACTGTGGCCATCAAGCCTATCTTCGCTCTGAAGTACATCCAGGTCACCTTCTCGGTGGCTACACAGCTGTAACCCACGGGGAGGAGCGATCCTCCCCACATTTTCTCGTCTGGTGAAGACAAATGAAATCAAAGATGATCGCGCGTCGCAAGCAAGCAGCACCTCCGGTAACTCCTGCGGCCCCGGCTCCTCCAAAGCCTGTGGCTGCTCCACCTCCGGTTCCTGGTGTTGGTGCACCTCCAGTTCCTACGGCTCCTCAGGAATACCAATCCACTGATGAAGCTCTCAAGGCTGTCAGCACTGACGTCCTGGCTTCAATGGTGAAGGCTCTCGTGGGTGGCAAGGAATTTGCGAACGACAAGGCGGCTCAGTTCTTGATCGAAACCATGACGGCTGAACTCAAGACTCGTCCGGTCCAGGTCGAGGATGGCGAACCTCGTCTCGCCTCCAACAAGAAGAAGGCCGGTTGGATTTCCGTCAACGACAAGACCATGGATCTCGAAGAAGGTGGCGATCGAGTTCCGGAAATTGCTGAAGCTCACGGAAAGCTGGAAGATCACACTGGCATCGTGAAGACCAGGGTGGTTCTCCCCGAGAAGCTCGCTGCTGCTGAAATTTCTACGGCTTCTGCAGTAAAGAAGGCTGAAGGATACGTTGCCAGTCTGAAGAACACATACCTCGAATCCAAGGTTCTGAGCACTGTCAATGGAACTCGTCCAGTTCGCGAAGCGGTCGAGTCCATCTATGCTGCCTCTCTTCGGATGGCCGATGCGACAAAGACACTTGCCAAACAGCAAGAGCAGGAAGAAGAGGAATCCGAAAAGGCCAGGAAGGCTCTTGAAACCAAGAAGTCAAGTTCGAAGTACAAGCTGGGCGGTTTGATGGTCGCGGCGGCTGAAGACGAGATCAAAGAAGACATTTGCAAGACTTGCAGAAAGCCTCAGTCTGCTTGTACCTGCGAGTAGTTTCTTCAAGTTTTCTTACTACCGGGCACCAGAGTTAGAAGCACACAGGAGATTGAATCATGGCAACGGGCGCATATCTTTACCAAGAGGGGGCAACTCCTCAAACAAGCACAGTCCTGAGCACCCGCTTCCGCATCTTTTCACATGCGGTGGGCAACGGCAAGTTCACGAAGTTGGGAGTGACGTCTTCTTTCAACATTCAGGAACAACGCAATGTCGAAGCGGTGCGTGGCTTGGGATTTGGCGATCAGGTTGCTGAGCTTGTGCCCGGAGTGACGGCCCCGATGTCAATCTCTGTGAATCGCACCGCTCTGTACCTGGCAAATCTTCAGCAGATGATGGGATACAAGGCTGGCGTTTCCGGCCTGGTCCGTTCACTGCGTCACCACAAGTGGCCCTTCGATATCAAGACCGAGATCGCCTTCTCGGAACTGGTGTCCGAGCTTGGCAGTGGTGCAGGCCCCGATTCAACAGTGGCGTCCTACTTCAACAGCGAGGGCGGTCTCAACAACTATGGCAACACCGGAATCTACGCTGTGGCCACGGTTTACGAGGGATGCTGGATGGAGTCCTACACATCCAACTACCAGGTCGAGCAGGCAGCGGTAACTGAAGATTGCCAGATTGTGGTGACGGATATCTTTGATTGCAGTGGGAGCGTGTACGGTGAGTTCATCGACGGAGGACTCAATAAAAATGACCCCACCGGCAGAAGCCTCTTGTTTTCTTTAGTTGGAAGCTAACCCAGTTTACTGACACAAGTCTGAACTTCGCAGTATTAGAGAGGTGAGCAGAACATCGTTCACCTTTTCTATTGCGAGGATTCCAATGAACGTCTTCACCGTTTATAAAACCGTCAATCTGATCAATCATCGCTATTATCAAGGAGTCCACGAAACTTCTAATCCCAACGACAGCTATCTAGGTTCCGGCATCGTTCTCACAAGAGCCGTAGCCAAGTATGGTGCCAGCAACTTCTCCAAAGAAATCTTATTCGTATACAACACAGCAGAAGAAGCCTTCTCCAAAGAGGTCGAACTTTGCGCTATTTCCAAAAATGATCCTCTTTGCTACAATCTACATCCCGGTGGCAAAGGAGGTTTCAAGTTCATACTAGATCATCACCTGATGACTCCAGTACCCAAAGAATTCCTCACAGGTCGCAAGCCCGGTTCCAAGAATCTCATTGTCCCTGTCACAATATTTCCTGAACCAGTTTGTAAGTACGGATGTGGACTAGGAGCCAGGTTTCTTCTTGGAGAGAAAGGCACTCCTTGCTGCTCTGATCATTCTGGTAAGTGTGCCGGATATAAAGCCTCAAAGAAGTCCACCAAAGTGAAACGAATCTATAAACAAGAGTTGATCTGTTTCTACGGATGTGATAGGTCTGCCAGCTATCTTCTAGGAGTTAGTGAGAAACCTTGTTGTTCCAAATCCTTTTACGATTGTCCTGGTCACTGGAATAATAGACCGAGCATATCTCTTCCGGAAATGAGAGCAAAATCAGAGATTACTATGTTGAAGAGGTACGGAGTAGTTAATCCGTCATCGGATCCTGAACTTCTCGCTAAAAGAACAGCAACTAATGTTAGACTCTATGGAGGAGCCAGCCCCACCTGTGATTCCACCGTTAATCAAAAGCGCATTCGTACCAACAAGAAACGCTTTGGTGGCAACGCTCCAGCCTGTTCTAAGGAAATCAGGGACAAGATGAATGCTACTCGGAGGAAATCCAAACTTCTCCCCTCTTCTTAGAGGCAATATGATGTATAGTCGTCTTCTCCAGCCTAAGACTGCAGTCTTCTACGCTTCCCCTGAAGGAGAAACTGACGATCCATTCTATGGACCTATTCCCAGAGGGGTGGGCGGTGCAGATCTTGACGGTATTCCGGACTCTCCGATAAACAACAAAACTCCTGAATATGCTGAGGAGTCTCGCGGGTACAAGAACCCTCTGGCTGAGAAGGGAACTGAGAACAAGGATGAGGATGCCAACTTGGTGGAAGGAATTCCTCCCGGTTTGATTGTGGCAGGAGTGGATATCCACGAGTCTCCGACGAAGCTCCCGCCGCGCAATGATCTACGCAGACACCTCGACAAAGACGCTCTAGAAGAAGATGAAGAGCCTGAGATGAGGCATCTGATCTCATGTTTAGTAGTTGCTGAGAAGGAAATCTGACTAAGAGACTCTCTATAGGAAGCACAATGACGAAACTGCCTTTTGGACACAAAATCTCGCAGGCTAATCCAACATGGGATGAAGTGTGCCTTGAGATGATTCTGGAGAAGTACCCGGACTGCGACCAGAAAGCAGTGGAAAACTATCTGAAATTTGTAGCGGATGGAAAACAAGTAAATGGAAAATTAGAAGGTCATCATACCTTGATGAGAGCTGATTTTCCTCAGTATATAGACACACCTGTTAACATCGTTAAGCTGACAGCACGCAATCACTTTGTAGCTCACTACTTGTTAGCAAAGGCGGTTCCATCATCTTCCAGTATTCAAATCACTTTTTATCTCATGGCCAACATGAAAAGGGCTATGTATCTAAAATTGCAAGAAGTTTATAAGATGGCAGATGTATACGAAGCCTCTAAACTTCACATACCTTCGACAAAGGGGTTCACTCCAGTTTATAACCCAGATACTAAAATGGTTGTACTCATGTCTAAAACAGATCCTGTAGTGGTTTCAGGACAGTTTAGACATCACACAACAGGAACTACTTCAGTGAGAGACAAGCAGAGGAACTGTTTTCGTGTTCCCAAAGACGACTCTAGGATAATTTCCGGAGAATTACAACCAATCAACAAAGGAAGAAAAGTTCGTATGAATACAGTAACGGGAGAAACTGCTTCTATGATTGCTGGAGATGTCAGGCTAGAAGATCCCAACTGGGTTCATCCCTCTACAGGAAAAGTAGCTGTAGTTGATTCAGAAGGAAATACTTTTTCTGTCTCAAAAAATGATTCTCGTTTTCTTTCAGGTGAATTACGTGGTGTAATGTCAGCTGCCTCTGAGGATACTAGAAAAAGAATCGGAAATGCTCAGTTAGGTAGACATCCTTCTCTGGAATTGAGAAAATTGTGGAGTAAGCGACGTAAAGGACGGGTTGTTTCACAGAAGACAAGAGACAAAATCAGTGCCTCTCATTTTCTTATGCATCAGAAAAGGAGAGAAAATGTCATTTAAGAAGCAGGCTCAGGCAGTACTAGCCAGCCCACTTGTCAGTCTTAATGATTGGCATAAGATGTATGGAAATAACGCTTTTGGAGTTAAGACTGCCTCATTGAAGAAAGTTGCGGAGTCATCTCAGTACCTTCTATCTCATTGCACAATTATGGCATCAGTAATGGTAGAGGCAGAACCTTATGACTACCTAATTAAGCCTGAGACGAGCCATTTGGCTAATAATAATCAGGACGCCTGGAGTAATGAAGTACTCAAAATGAGTCACAAATCTTTCATTGGTGCATTCAATTTTCTTGAACACTTCCAAAATTCTAAGCATGCCAAGGGACATATTCTAGACGCTGTCCTTCGTAAAGTATCGATTGCTTCTCCGGATATTTGGGTCTACTTTTGTGATATTTTGGTAGCAACAGATATGAAACATGAATCACTTGTAGGAGATATCCGTTCGGGTAAAACTAAGTATATGTCGATGGGTTGCGTCGCAGATGAAGTTACATGCTCCTTTTGTGGAACTAGAGTCACTGATGCCAACACCTATTGTCAGCATCTCAATTTTCAGAAAGGCATGTTCATGCCTGATGACGACGGTGTTCCTCGGATCATAGTGGAATTGTGCGGACGGCCTTCGCTTCCAGGTGGTGGAGTTCATTTTATCGAGGCTTCATGGGTTGAGACCCCTGCCTTTCCTGGAGCGGAACTTCGTGGGATTATATCTGACGAGAACGGGAACGATACCTGGACAGGACCTAAGACTAAGTTTACATATAGTACCACCGCTGGAATTAAGAAAGCTGCCTCTAGTCCAAGAGAAGAGTTGTCCAGAGCTTCCATTGCCGATTTTAGACGGAGGTTTGGTTCATGAAGATTACCTGTTGGTATAAGAAACGACTTCAAAACACCCTAGTAGTGAGTGGTTCACTGGAGACTGCGCAATGCGTAAACTTTCTCAACTGAAACAGGCTCTCTTGAAGAAGGAAGCTGATCTTGACATGCTTGACGACCAGATCATGTCTCTGCCGACTTCTTCAGTCAAGTTTGACTCCCTTGCCCAGAAGCGTGAGGACATGGAAACCGATATCCGTCAGCTTCGAGAGGGCATCGAGGTTCTCAATGCTTGGGACACTCTCAAGGGCGGCGATTGGTCAGATGAGATGAAACAGTCTCTCGGCGAAATCGATCCGTTGGTCGTGGAAATGGCGACCGGCGAGGCTGATGAAGGAATGGGCATGGATGATTTGGGTATGGGTGCTCCTCCCATGACCGACTTCGCACCTGAAGCTCCTCTGCCTCCTCCTGCACCAGCTGTTGAACCTCCTCCCCTGGAAGAGCCTGTAGCACCTCCGCCTGTTGAAGAAAACACCATGGATGAAATTCCTTCCGGTGATGAACTTGCCGGCGAAGAGCCACCGGCGGAAGAGCCACCTGTCGAGGAAGAACCTCCTGCTGAAGAGGCACCGATTACGGCATCAAGCAAGAAATCCAACTTCCCGACTCCAAGTAAGAAAGGCACTCCGGTGCCTACCGCTCAGAAGAAAGGCAACACAACCATGGCGACTGCGACCGAAACCACGAAGTCTTCTTCTCTTAAGGATAGAATCGCTGCTATCAAATCAAAGAGAGCAGAAGCGATCAATAAGGAAGCACAGACTAGAGTCGCTTCCGCTTGGACTGTTGCTAAGACTCTTTTGCCCACAGCCCCTGCAACCATTCAACAGAAGCTAGCAGAATCTCTTCTGGCGAATACCACCAAGGCTCTCAAGGCCATCTGCCGGCAGACAGCGAGAAATGCTGCTTTCCAGAAGACCTGCGAGGCGATCGCGTCGGTCACCAAGACCACGATGAATGACCTCATGGAGAACCCAAGCATTCTTGCCAGTGAAGAGAGTGCTGTGAAGTCTGAATTGAAGGGTGATCCCAAGAGTGCCACCACGAAGAAGGCTGACGACCGCAAGGACGCTGGCCCGGTGCCTCCTGCTTATCCCGAACCCATCCGCAAGGAACCTGCTGAGATCGATGCCGGCAAGGCTGGCGATCGTGAAAAGGACACCGTCGACAAGACCATGAGCGACCAGAAGGTCACGCCCAAGGAAGCAGCCAAGACCAAGAAGGCCTGCTCTGCCTGTGGCAAGGATCACCTGGAAGGCGAATGCTCGATGGCGCCAACAGCGTCCAAGAAGACCAAGAAGGCCGGTCCTGAGGACATGGCTCCCCCGGCTGCAGGCCCCACGGCTCCTCCAGTTGAAGAAGGCGGCGACATGCCTCTACCTCCTCTGCCGGAAGAGGGTGAAGGCGAAGAGAAGCCTGAAGGTGAGTCCGAGGAAGTGGTTGGCGACGAAGAGAAGCTCGAAGTTGTTGAGCAGATCGACGAAGTCATCCAGGACATCGAACAGATCAAGGATGACATCGAGGAGAATTCCGAAGAGCTCAACCTTGAAAGCATCTTCGACAACGACAAGCTCGAGGACAAGGAAGCATCTCTCGCCAACAATGGCAACGTCACTGCCGGCGAAGACGACAATGACTTCCTACCCAGTTCAGCCCAGAACATGGAAGCCAGCATGGAAGAGTCTCCCATCGGTGACATGTTCGACCTGACTGCCTCCGATGCTGACCCGATGGCTCGTCTCTTGGGCAGCACCAAGTATGCCGAAGTGGACGCGTCTCTGTCCAAGGTCGTGAAGCCTGGGGATATCGCTCAGACCTTCAAGACTGATGCCGTTGGCAAGGATCCTCGTGATAACGAAACCGATCACGAAGATTCTCTGCTGACTGACATCCTCAAGAGTCTCGACCAGGACGACTACGACACCACTCGTGACCAGACTTCGCACCAGGAAGAGCCCACCGAGGCCAACACCAAGGTCGGCACCAAGAAGTCCATCACCAAACTGAAGACTGTGGTTGCGGCGGCTCCTGCTGCGGAATCCAATCTGGCGTCTCTGCTGTTCAGCGACGACGACATGTAAACCCAGTAAAACCAGTTACATCACAGGGTCGGCTCAGATTAACCTCTGAGCCGATTCTATTTGAAGTGAAGACAGTATCTTCTATGTCCTCCATAAACTCCCTTGGTGACTTGAATGAACTTCGCTCCACATTTAGGACAGGTGTAATCATGCAATTTAGTATTCTCAGTTAAATTCACTCTTGTAGCAACGGAAGATTGAGACTGTTTTCTGGGGATATTCCAACTGTTAGATATTTTGTCCTTGTGATCCTTGGTTTTTGGTACTCCAGTAAGTTTATCAGATAATGCCTTGGCTGCTTTTCGATGAATTTCTTTAGTTCCTTCAGGATCGTCAATCCACTGCTGTTTCTTGAATTGACTCAGCTTTCTTTTGGTCTCTTCGTTGGCTCGACATCCGTGACCACCGAGAGTGAGATTGTACCCGATCTTGGGATCAGATGAACGAAGAAGAATGATCCAGAGAGTTTCAAATTCGTTCAACTTGTCTATACTGGAGGTTTCACAAAGAAGTTCCATAGTGAAACTTGACTCTCCATATTTTCTCATTGCTTTGTACAAATAGGAATTATCTCCATATTTAGCATTTTTGACATGCTGATTCCATCGTTCTCTCAGTGAAAGAACAGTTTGGCCAACATAGAATTTTCCGTTAACGAGATTGGTGATTAAGTAGACGCACATGATTACTATGGCCTAAGTAGTCGATTGATACGGGCATTATCGCTAATTGCCTAAAAAACTGGATTACAACCCCCATAAGTGTAGGATGGCTGCTGGTCATCTATAGATCTTGTCTTAGCTTGACTGATCTGGATGGCTGACAAATCAAAACCAGACTATGTAGCTGAGATTCAACCATGTTGAAACTTGACTATTACGGTCAGAACGATGGAACCACGGTTCCAAACGTCACCCTCACAGGTGACCCCGGTACTGACCAGCTCACGTTGACCAATGCAGGTTACTTGGGCGGAAAGATCATGGCGGTCGTAGGCACTTACTCCGACGGCTCTGCTCTTATCGCTCCCTGCGATGGCAACACCATGTCGCCCTATGGGACACTCATCAATGGCCCCGGTGAATTTGCCGGCGCTATCGGTCCCTCTGGCTCCAAGAAGGCCCCTGTCGTCCGCTCCATGTGGAAGGGTTCGGTCGACAATCAGGCTTATGACACAACCAAGCAGTACGTGGTCGGCACTCCGCTGTACGCGGGTACTGGCGGCGCGGCTGGACTCTACACCAATGCAACACCTGGTGGAGTTGCCAAGATCGTTGGACTTGTCACAGCAGTCCCAACTCAGCAGAACTCTTTCCTGCTGGGCGTCGGATCACTGATCTAACCCAACGCTGCTCTTAAAGAGAGAAATCGGAGAAATTCAAATGGCTACTCTTTCGAGAACTCAGCAGCAGACAGCGCAGTTGGGTCAGTTGCTGAAAACCGCAGGCGGACGTCAGAAGCTCGCAGCTTCTCTCGGACCCTCCCTGAGACGCCGCCGTGACTATATGTCGATTGCCCGCAAGGCACTCATGGTGGAAACCCTTCCGGATGGCGCACTTCCCATCTACGACAAGGAATTTGACGCGACTGGTAAGTCGTTCGTCGAGGCCTTTGTGGTTGGTGAAGAAGGCGGCGACATTGTCCGGGTAACCAAGCCCATTCGTGTGACGGTTCCGACGTTCGAAATCGTTGCCAATCCCATGATCCCGATCACCCAGATCAAGGAACGTCGCTTCGACCTCGTTGCCCGTTCTCTCAATCTGGCCAAGGCAGAAGTGGGCGCGACTGAGGACGGCTATGTGTTTGGCCTGTTCGACGCCGTCGCAACCGCAGCCACAGCGGCGACCCTCGTTGCCGGCACTGGCTCGACGGACTACGTTTTCAACGAAGACCTCAACATCTTCGTGGCGACGTCCGGCATCACCACTCCTCCCGTTGCTTGGGTCAGCGGCGGACCCTTTGCTGTTGGTGCTTACACGACGGGTTCCGATGGAAACCTCTATGTTTGCATCAAGGCAGCAACCACACAGAACCCGGTAGTGGGCGGCGGCGGTTATGCAGCTGGCTACTGGCTGTTTGTCGGCACCGACACCTTCGCTGTCAAGGGAATTGACGTGGACTCGATGGCTGATGCATTTGGCCAGGTTCAGCGCCATGACCTTTCGGTGGCCTATGTGTTCTTCAACCCGCGCGACTATGTCGACCTGTTGAAGTGGACCGATGCGAACATCGACCGTGAGACGCAGCGCAAGCTGTTGAAGACGGGCGTGATGGGATACCTCTGGGGCGCCACTCTGCTCCAGTCTCGTAAGATCAACTATGGTGAAGTGTACGTTCTGGCCGATGCCGAGTTCTTGGGCGTCATCCCCGAGCGTATTCCGCTCACGGTCATGTCAGCCGACCGTCCGGACCTCCGCCAGATCGGCTTCAGCATCTTCGAGAATTTGGGCTTCCTTGTTTTCAACCCGAGCGGAGTCCAGCGCATCAACGTAGTACGTGGCACCGGCAACGTTTAACCATCACCTAACCATCTAGAGCCTCTCTTAATCGGGAGGCTCTAGCTGTCTTCAGAACAATAATTTCCCCTAATTGGCAAAACCTATAGTATCATGAATTCATGAACAGCGTTATCAAACAAAGCCTCACTTCCATTCCTCACGATCCTGTCTGGGTCGACACCTACCTAGAATTCATTACCAACACTCCTACTCCCACAGAATCCTTCGACAAGCACCACATCCTGATGGAGAGCATCTTCCCTGACTTCCGCAGTCTCACCAAATTCCCCTGGAACATCAAGCGGCTTTCTTATGCTGATCATCTCATCGCTCACTATCTACTTCGCAAGGCCATTCCTTGTGGAGCAACCAACGGAGCATTCCGCCTCATGGTGGGCCTCAGATTCGGCGAGCTACGTGCCAGCGGTTACGATCTTGAACTTCTTTCCGACATCGCAGCAGAATTTGAACTCATCCGTCGCATGAACGATTTTTCCATCAAGGGTTACATCAGAATCTATCGCGAAGACGACGTCACTGTCTGCAAACCTAGCCAACTCTCTAACTATGAAGCTGAAGGTTGGAGCTTAGTCTACCCCGAACAACAGTGGATTTACAAAGATGACGAAGAACGTCGTGTTCTGAAAACTGATCTTCCTCCTCTCCTCCTCGATGGTTGGGAATGCGGAAGATGCTATCGTGCTACTGATTCCACTAAACAGAAACTTTCCGATTGGAGTTTAGCCAAGCATAAACAAAGAACTGCAGAACCTAATGGTTATTCCTTCATACCTAAAGGAGATCAGCACCATCGTAGAGTCCTAGGCATTTCGGAAGAAACCAAGCAAAAGATCCGTGAAACTCTCATGGGGCGTACTCTAGCACCAGAGCATGCCGATAAGGTTCGTGTTGCTACAATTGGCAAATCCTGGACCTGGTCCTTGGAATCCAGAGCAGCCAAGTCCCAATCCATGACAGGAGAGGGCAACAATCGCTTTGGCAAGCCTGGTTACTGGAAAGACAAGACCAGACCTCAGTCAACTCGTGACAAAATGTCCGCTTCTCAATCCGCTCGCACTGATAATGCCTTCTGGAAAGGTAAGGTCGGTCCACACAAAGACCATCTTCAATCTCAGAAATCTCGTGACCAGATAGCTCTCAAACTCACAGGTAGAATAGCTTCTGAAGAAACTCGTCGTAAGATGCGTGAGGCCCACGCTCTAAGAAAGAAACTATCAAATCCAGTAAAGTGAGCAGTATTACTATCTCGAGGAGCACAAAATCAATGGCTCAGAAATCCTACTTGGCAAAGAGACAGATCTACTTTTCAATTGGAGCAACTTATGTTCGCCCTGGTGACATCCTAACCTACGAAGAGAGTGTGTCAAGAATGACCATCTTCCGTGGTGGAGTCCTGGTCGGCTCAGTTCGTCAGACAGCGACCGGAATCAAGAGTCTCCTAGCACAGAAAGTTCCTCTGATCGAAGAGATCAAGCCAACTCCGGTTGCTCCGGTTGTGGTGAAGGAAGAGCCCAAGGTTGATCCCGCTGTGCCAGAAAGATACATTGGCCACGAGGCAGAGTACTTGGCGGACACACAACGGGCACAGACCATGGACCCAGTGGTTGTTCCTGTTCCTGTAGAGAAGCCGATTGTCCTGGCTGATCTGACCAAGGCCAAGATTGCGGCTCATGCCAAGACCTTTGGTCTGGAAATTGATCCGGAGGCTTACACTAAGATTGATCTGATTGCTCGTGTGGAAAAGCACAAGGAGTCACTCAACAATCTGCCGACTATCGCCGATGATACGAGCCAAACCGACTCTTGAGTTCTTAAGAGAGGGCATTGTGCTCGATGGCAACTGTTGACACCAACCTTGATTCCGCCATATTCACTGGCAACTCTCAGTTTGTTTTCAGTGGATCCAATCTGTATGTGGTAGGAAACACCACAACGACTGGAAGTCTGGATGTATTCCTTTCAACAGATTACGGATACACCTTTACAAACGTCGGTTCTGTGACCGTTGCTGGAGATACAACCAAGGGATTTGATCCTGCTGTGTGCCTTGACTCCGGCGGGATTCTTCGCATCGTTGGAACTATCTATGGCTCAGGTGGTTCCACCTCCCTAGGGATCTACTTCTTCAACATCAGCACACACACGTTTGCCAGCAACTCTCCATTCATAATTGTAGCGGGATCTCAGATTGGCCGCGACTACGATGTCGCGATGCTGCCTGACTTGACGGTGATGGTCGTGTCCTCCTTGCTGAATCAGGGAGGTTTCTACGGAGAGACTGTGATGGCCTATTTCCTAAGTGCCAGCACTTCTTCTCCTGCAGTTTTGAGTTCGCATGAACTCACTTCAAGTCCATTCAGATCTGGAAACACTTTCGGAACTGTCTCGACTTTGGCAAATGCAACTGGAGTGGAAGTCTATCTAGGATCTCACAACAAGGTTTTCACCTTCACTCCGTTCCCAGCATCCATCACTCTTTACAAATACACCCAGAGCACCACAACCTGGGCAACCAGCACCTTGACTACCATAATGTGTCAGTACATCGATGATAGAATGACCATCATTGGCGATGGCACAAAGCGGTATCTGAGTCAGTGTTTCTTCACTCAGACCAGGTACAGTCTTGTTGGAAATGCCCTGCTGGGATACAGCGCGGATTCAGGAGCCACTTGGTCATGGGAATCCTATCTTGGAACAGGACTGCAATCAATCACTGATCCTGTGATCAGTGTCGCGCCTGAAGGATTGCGTTTTTCTTATGTGGAGAAGAACTTCACTTCCACCAACACTGGCAATGTGATGAACGGAACGCTCCGTGTCAAGCTCCTGGGTGTCGCTCCTTGGTCCATCACGATTGATCCGACTTTCTACAATGTCATCACCACTTCACGTCTGAGAGGAACCAAGGACAAACTTCTTGCAGGAATGCTCTATGCCCTGATGGGAGAAACCACCTCTGGAGATGGTCAATTCTACACAGGATACAGCGTTCCACCAGTAGCTGCCATCGCTACTTCTACGATTTCTCTTCCAAGAGGAAGCACTCTAGTTTTGGACGCATCTGCAAGCTACGATCTAAACGGAAGCCCTCTACGTTTCACCTGGTCCACCGACAACGCGGTTGTACATGTAACCCCGATTCCTGACATTACTGGAGCAGCGAATACAGCCGCCATCTTCACTCCAACGAATACAGCTGCTCCTCTTCAAACAGCCCATGTGAGCGTGGTTGTAGAAGATCTCGATTTGAATGGCAATCCTATCCATCCCTGGGATCCAGTTCATCACACACCTGCAAGTGAATTGGCAACATGTACGGTCACGATTCCTCTTCTTCTGGCCCCGGTTATCGGATATCTGTCACCGTTCAATGTCTCTAGAGGAACAATTGTAAGGATCGCTCCAACAATCACTGACGATGCTGTTGGAGTGACTCTCAGCTATGCTTGGACTCAGGTGTCTGGCACCACGATTGCTCTGAGTGACACAGATTTTCCATTCCTGAATGTTCTAACTCAGGCGGCTCTGCTAACAGGTGAAAGCCTGGTGTTCTCTCTATCTGTAAGTGATGGAATCAATCTTCCAGTTTTCAGAAATTTCACCATCAATGTCGCTGCTCATGCTTTTGCTGAGCCGGATACTTTCATCAGTAGAGGAGTCTGGAGCGGCAACATCGCCCAGCGTAACACAGCTGGTTCCTACCTCTCTGATGAGAGTTGCCTTGCATCTTCTCTGAACAATTACAAGAAGTACACCATGATTGATGGCACTGAAAGAACTCTGGTTGTCACGCCAACAGACATCATGGTGTTTAACTACAGCGGTGCCACTGATACCACTCCACAGCAGGTGATTCTTCGCAGATTCTTTCCTCCTGGATTTCTGACAGTAGTTGACGGTGTTCAAACTGAAGACGACTACACGATCATGTTGGCAAGTGACGGGAATCTCTACAAGTACACCACAGCCCCGGCCATCAACACTGACAACTATGATTCCATAATCTACTTGCCTTCTTTGACCTCCATGACCTTTAACAAGTTGCTGTGCACCTACAATTTCAACAACACTCGAGTTCTGGCACTCAGTGGACCTCAAGGATGCTACCTGCTCCAGATCGACAATGCCTACTTTACCACGACCATTGGCATGGCAATTTCTCCTTCATCCAAGCTCCTGTTTGGAGGATCGAATGTAGTCTGGATTCGCACCAACAACGTAGAGTCAACCATTCAGGGGAAGGTTCTGCTTGGAACTGTCCAAAATGGCAACACCTACGAAACTCTGATCGATTTGAGCAAGAGAATTATCCTTGGAACATGGGAATCGGCCAATTTGAGCAACGCGATCGTAGACTCAGGGGAAATTCTTTTCAATGCAGAGTCGAGCTACATGGGATTCCCATCTCCTCCAGTTCTGGTTTCTGCGTTGGTTGGAACCATTTCGCATTTTATCGCTCCTGTGTGGATCACCTGGACACAGAATCGCCCAGACCTGATTTCACTGTACAACCTCTTTACCTCGAATGATGGAGGAACTTCTTGGAGTGAAGCTCTCACAGTGACCAACGGCAACCAGTTGTCTGCTATTCTCCCAATGACTCAGGGTTACACCTACCAGCTTCGAATGCGAGCAATTAACACTGATGGAGTGAGTGGATGGTCAAATGTACTGTCCGTGTCCATCTAGAGTATTAGAGGCCCATGGGATTGCTAAACAAGAGCGAGCTTCTCAAAACCCTGCGCGCAATTATGGGTTTCGATGTGAATGCTTCGCCCTTCGCGGCCTTGGAACTGAAATCCGATGAACCCTGTTTCTATCGCAGTAGCCACACCGGCTTCATTCAATCCAAGAACTACGGATCTGGAAATCACACCCACATACTTCTTTCTCACCTGAGAGACTCTCTGCAGGTTCTCAAGGATGAAGCTGTTGAGCTTTCCTTGGACGGATCTGGGGTGTTGAAACTCTCGAGCACAGACAACGTCTACGAATCCGAGATTCGAGTTCACACAGTTCGTCCTGAACAGGCTGGACTGAAGACTCACAACATTGGCGACATCGTTCATCGGCTTCCTGCTCACGTATTCCAGGACTTTGATGCCAGACCGTTCATCTGTGCTGCCCAGCCAACTCTGATTGACGGAAGAATCATGATGCCTACTCAGTCAGGAATTGTCGTATGGCAGGGTCCACAAGATCTCATTCCTCTCTCGCTGTATCCAAGAGAGACCATGCTCAAGTTCATTTCGAGCTCTCAGAATTTGGAGAAGGTTGTGGTCTCTTCCAAAGGATACTGGGGTGCGGTGGCTGGAGGTCTGATCTCGTTTATTTCTGGACACACTACCGGAGACACCCTCTACAAGAGTTACAACGTCTCTGGAAAGCCTTTGGACACGTTGCCGGCTGAACGTCTAATTGTGTCACTCGAAGCGGCGGCTGGTATGTGTGGAGACAACAAGATCGAGATCGACCCGTTGCTGGGTGTTGTAACCCGAGACACCACTGGGAACCAAAGCAGATTTGCCTTCGGTAGCCATCAGGGTTGGAGCAAGTTCGCGATCACTGGAAGAACGGCCAAGGTCATTGCTGACGCCTTGCGTCAGTCATCGGACACAGACACTGCTCTGGTCTATGTTCCCACCAATCAGTCTATGCGACTGGTTCGAGGTAATTGGCAAGTGAACTTCCGAACCTTCTGAATGACAGTATTATCAATAACATGGACACTGTCTTGCTTACTCGTCTGGCCACTATAAGAGGTCGGCACAGTCATCTTGGAACTCAGATTCTCTTCGAGGACAGGAACATTGCTCGACTCCATGGGAAGATTGAGCAACTTGAGAAGGACAAGATCGAACTGGTCAAGGTTCAGACTCTCATTGACCGAGCCATAACGACAATCAGCGCAAATGGGATCGGGAAGATCGAGCAGGTTGTGACTGCTGGACTTCATCAAGTCTTCGGAAACAGAGGGAATCTGCGTTTCGTAGTTGAGAAGAAAGAGGGCAAACGCGGCAACATCTACAAGCTCAAGGTACAGAAGACTCGCAAAGATGGTCTCGTGATCCAAGGAGATGTCCTCAAGTCCTTCGGCGGCGGCCTGGCAAACGTCATCAGCTTTCTTCTCCGAGTCATGATGATCAAGAAGTTCCGCTTAACCCCATTTATAGTTCTGGATGAAAGTTTCTCAAACGTCAGTGCAAACTACTTGCCACAGGTGAGTGCTATGCTAAAATCTCTCACGTCAAAACATGGATTTACAGTACTGCTTGTTACTCATCAGGCAAGAGTAGCTGAAGAGGCAGATGCTATTTACCAAGCAGTTCCCAGTGATGACGAGAATGGTTCACCTCAACTTGTGAAGACAGAATTTTCGGAGGATCTTTTTGCTAATTTACCTTCTTCAGAATCTAGCCAACAAGAAATGTTACGTGGGTCAATGGAGGGGGAATAATCTTCGTCACAGATGGAGTATGCATCTGCGAGATGCCTTCAAGTACAAAATAGATACACGGTTGGCTCGTGCAATCAGAAAATACGGTGAAGAATCCTTCACTCTCGAGATTCTCTCTTCTGCTTCATCTCCAGAAGAACTCAATAAGTTAGAAACCTTGTGGATTGTGGTTCTGAATAGCATCAATCCAGAATTTGGGTATAACATGACTTTTGGAGGAGATTCGAGAACTCCTGATGAAGAAACTCGAAGGAAAATTGGTGATAGCAATCGAGGACAAAAACGAGGTCCGGAAGCTCTGGCTAATCTATCCAGATGCAAGCAAGGTTCAAAACACCCTATGTTTGGAAAACATCATTCCCTGATTACTAGGAATCAGATGGCAAAATCTCACTCTGGAGTGCCTAAAGGAACTCCCAGTGAAGAGACAAAAGCAAGTATCAGTAGATCGTGCCAGGGAAGAATTCCTTGGAATAAGGGGAAGAGCGATGCTCGATACAACGCTACTCCGAAGGCTGAAGCCGAAGCCATTGGAAGAGATAATTTCGAGGCTGAATGAGTTAGTTCATCGCCATTGCAGGAAATACCTCAAGAGAAATCTCAAACCTTGCCCTTACAACTGCAAATTGGCCAAGTGGAACGGACCCCGGCTTATTTGCTGTGAGGGTCGTAACAGCCTAGACCCAGAGAAATGCTTCAGACCAGAGAAGTTCGTGCCGATATTCACCAAGGCCGAACTGTATGAGCAATTCAAGAGTGATCTTCGAGATCCGGAGACCTTGGTTCGCGAATACCGAGATCTGGCGATTCTTTTTTGGTGCGTGGGCGCTGACGGAGACATCATAGAGGAAACGAAGAAATGACAGAACCTGCTCAGTTTACCGATATCGACGGATTGGAGCACCGGCGTTCTTCAGCGGCCCATCATCACCTTTAGGCGGCACAGGCCAATATTTAGGACAAGCAGAGTTATCTCTACATGGATAACCCCACAATGGACATCCTTTACAGTGCTCTGGACAGAGTTTAGTGAGGTAGATGGAAATATCCAAGGATCAAAGCTCCAACCACGGTTCCCACCACTCCAATAACCATCACCAGAGTAGCTCCGGAAATCCAGATTAGAGCCGTGACTGGTGTTTCTAGTTTGGTGACCCTAGACACAAGAGATTCTCCATTTCCTTCGTACACAACCCGACGTAGAGTTTTCACATCCTCAGCGATATCTTGCACAAACTGGCAAGGTACCATGCACTTCTCAGCTATGTTAATGTTCCCGATGCCAAGTTCACTCATTGTGTACGATTCTCTCTGATTGAGCCGTTGAACTGAATATCTGGCCCTATCTATAGTCTATAGAGGAGGGCAAAGTTGAAGAATACCCGATTATTAAATTCATAGAGTAGAGAGTCCAAGACTACTGATCCCGAGGCAAAGACGTGAAAGCAACAAGGGATGATTACCGCGCATTTTTCGATTATCTTGATTGTCCAGAATCTAAGACAACGGAGACAGGCTGCTCTCATGAAGATGCAGTAGTCCTATCTCAGTTTTCTGATTTCTCTGTGCCTTCTAGGATCTCAACTATTCGTAGACGAAGCATTAGTCCACAGGCTGGAAAGGCACTATCTATCCTTGGTCATGCCATCGAGTACTTATCAGACGAATTCATACATGACTACGATGGAGTCACACAAGTAGGTATGAGTGCACAGATCAGAGCAATTCAGATACTGATGGCCGCTAACCGTCAGGTCTATTTTGAATGCCCAGAAATGCCAACAGTGATGGAAAGGATACGGAGAGTACTTCATGGGATCAGGTAAGATGATTCAACCCACGAAAGAAGTATACAAACTCGCTTTGGAACTTGCTTGCAAGGATACATGCAAGAATTTTCAGTACAGTCGTGATCCTGGTTACTTCATCCAATGTGCCGAACGGATCATCACTGAGAAAAACCTCACTGTGATCGTAGTTCTACACTCGCAAAGCAGTAGGGAACACTTGCCGACAACCCTTTCTACAGCGGATCAGCAGTCCAAACTCCAGCTGAAGTACACGCATAAAGTGTCGTTGTAAGAGTTTATGCGTGATGGAGACGATCCTATTATCAAAGAGCATCGGATGGATTGTCCACGATGCCGAGCCTAGAGTGTACTTGCTTTCGCAATCAATCACGACCAGACAGTCACTTTCTACCGATGATAAACATAGACTAGAGTACGAGTTGTTGACTTTTTCATTACCTCATATAGAGGTAATGAAATGAAAGGGTACTACGTGTACATGTATCTTCGATCTAAGTCTTCTCCTAACGGAGAAATTGGAACTCCGTACTATGTTGGAAAAGGGAATGGAAGTAGAATTCAGGAGTTTCATGGAAGGCACATCGCAGTCCCAAAATCTTCAGAAAATAGACGGACGGTTTCTGAAGGGCTTAACGAAGCTGATGCTTTTCAACTCGAGATGCTCCTCATTCATCAGTATGGTAGGATAGATCTTGGAACTGGATGCCTTCACAACCTTACCGATGGAGGAGAAGGTGCGAGAAGGTCACTTAGGAAACCTCAATCAGAGGCGTTAAAGGCTCGTAAGAGTGTGATCATGAAGGAGTGGTACTTAAAGCATGGTGTTTCAAAGGAAAGACGAGATAAGATTCGTACAACTTTAACCAGGTACTACCAGCATAATACCAATCCTCGTGCTGGATCAGTAACGTCTGAAGAACAGAAGACGAAAGTAAGTCAGGCTATGAAACAGGTATGGTCCGTTCAAGAACATCCAATGAAGGGGAAACCTAGGAGTGAATCTACTAAACAAGCCATGAGTGTGGGTATGAAAGAGTACTATAAAAATGGAGGAATACCTCCAGGATTAGGAGTTAGTCCAAGTGTACTTACACGCGAGAAAATAAGTCAAAAGTTAACAGGAGTTAAGCATTCTGAAGAAAGACGTAGACGTCGAAGTGAACAAATGAAATCTATGTGGGCCAAAAGAAAGGCAGAAAAGAATGACGGGAATCGAATGGTACCAGTCTTGGTGGCAGGACGTTCCGTTGCTTATCTCCGAGACCAATGTCATCTATCGTAAGCAGATTGCTAAGGGTCTGTCAGACAAGGTTACAGCAACCAAGAAGAAGATCATCTCCGAGCGTGGATGGGAGCCTTGCGCTCATCTGATTGAGAAGAATTTTAGTCAAACTCTTGAGGAACTGCATTTCTTCTATGTACCCAGGGGATGGTTGCCTGGGCCATGTTTTATCTTTCCTCAACGAGATCTGACGGGTGCCTTCACCCGAGCGCAGACAAGGCCCTTGTACAAAGTGGTCTACAACACAGAAGAGGGTGAGAGCACAGCCAAATACTGCGTTGCCGGTTGCAAGAAGGATGACTTCAACGGACCAATCTGGCTGGGCAATGATCCACGAACTTTACAGATGATCGTGGAATTGGGATGGGTTATCATTGTAGAAGGACCCTTCGATCTCTTGGCCTGTCGTCTTCTGTGTCCAGATACTCCTTTCCTTTGTTCCATGACCAAAAACATCGGCGAGAGACATGAAGACTACCTTCGCATGATGGGCGTCACCAAGATATTTCTGATGTATGACAACGAAGCTCCCAAAGCAGGCAAGGATGTGGGAGCCGGAAACCTATCGATGTGGAGGATTCAGAATCACATCAAGTGGTGCCAGGTAGACGTTATCCTCTCCCCAGCGGAAGATGCTTCGGCTTGCCTTAAGAACCCTGTTAAGGCTAGACTTCTCAAATCTCGAATTCTTTCAGCAGTTCCGGTATCAGTCACTCATGAATGAGTGGCAATTCTTTGAGGAAATGGACAGGGAAGACATGTTGTTAGCTGTTCCAGGCATCATACCGGGTCGTCCTCGATTCGGATATCCCAGTACGGAACCATGCTGGGTTTGTGGCAGGCACAATAACAACCAGGCCGAACCTCGATTCCTCTATGTGGTCTGTGAAGATCACCAGAATGTTCCACCAACAGAGATAAACCGGAGATTCAGACCAGAGTGAGTGTCTACGTCGATCCGCTCTTCGAGTACGGAGGCAATGCGAAGCACAGTTGTCACATGTATGCCGACACCCTTGAAGAACTTCACGCCATGGCGAAGAAGATCGGGATGAGACGTGAGTGGTTTCAGAACAAAGAGAATGGCGACCTGCCCCACTACGATTTGGTCGAGAGCAGACGAGTGAAAGCAATAATGTTTGGAGCCGTGGAACATACCAGACATCAGATGGTTGAGTATCGAAGAGCAAGGAGAGAATCGAATGTATAAGCGTGGAAATTGGTCTGTGCTGGGAGTGAAGAAAAACGACAAGCTGCTGGAAGCCATCGGTCAGCCAAGGATGATGCTGGAACTATCGGCTCTGGTTGCCCTGGTGAGTTGCAAGATGAAGGAAATCACGACGTCAGGCATCAATCCATTTGCTCAGCCTCGTCTGGATGAAACCATCTATGCAGTGACCAGTGATTCCACGGACGAGCCTTCAGACTTCCTGGAAAACTTGTACCACTATGCCAAGGACACCCCGGCTGACCGGGCGATCGCGGACATCGATCCCTACCTCCCATTCGTCGGACTCAGTGAATCCGACTACAGTCTGGGCGACGAGAAGTTTGCCTTCTGGTATGTCATCAATCAGTGGAAGGACTCGAACGACGCGGCGAGCTTCAAGGAGAAGCTCTGCTACGAGAGGTTCGAACGTCCATATGCGTTCATCAGTGGAGACGACAAGAAGCGCATCGATGCAGAAGCCTCCTCACAGACGGCCATCCTCCGCCGGCAGTTTCCGGTCTTCATTGATTTCCGGGCGGGACTGATCTTCGCCGAGACCACTGCAGGCCCCGAGATTGAGATCCTACTCGACACCTTCAAGACCATTGGGTTGGAAATCGAAGGTCGTCACTGGGAGTTTGACAACGATCCTCTCTGGATGTTCAAGTTCCTGAACTTCGCGGCAGAGAACACCAAGTACAAGGAAGAATTCGCCAAGCGTGCCGAAGAACTGACCATGTTCTCCAAGGGCAACATTGCGAAGCTCGAGAACAAGGCCATGGAGGCAATTGTCTCGAACTACTATTCCTTGGCCGAACTTCCCAACTCTCTGTGGGCTGGCTTGAAGGCACCGGCTCAGTTCCGTCTGCATCCAGCGAGCGACACCCCTATTGGCGCCACGACACCGAGCAATGCGTGGACCGTGCTCAATTTCACGGATGATGCTCAAGTGTTCGCTTCGGGCGTGGTCATCCAGGAACTTTACACCAGGATCAACAAGGCTGACCAGAGCGAGAAGATCATCCGCAAGGATCTCTTCACCCTCACCATCGACCCATCCATCAACAACTTGGACTTGGGCGTGGCCTTCCTCAAGGGATTCGATCTTCCCAAGATCAAGACGGAGATCAACCGTGAAGTGAAGAAGACCAAGACCAACCTGGCAATCTCTCAGTACTGGATGCGCTGGCTCCAGGAAATGGAAGAGGCCGTCCTCACCTTCATCAGTTGTGTTCGCGACACCCTCGAACTTTCCGGCAGCGCCAAGGCTGGTATCCTCCCCATGGATCTCGACGATGACAAGAGCGGAACCTTTGTGATGGGCACGGACGTGAGTTCCGTCAGCGATTCGCCAGCTGTGGTGTTCATCGACAAGAAAACGGCATGAGGACTTATGACCGCCAAAGAAGAAGTGATTGAAATCCTCAACAGGATGAGATTCAACAGTGAGGACTTTACTCCCGAGACCATTGCTGATGCTTTGGAAGCAGAAAATCTCATCTCAATGAACGCTCATCTCGAGGCTCTCCGTCGCATCAGTGAGGCCCTGGGCCATCCGTATAGAGGCGACACCACCAAGTCCTGTCTCGACCTGGCAGACCTTGCTGTCATCAAGATTGGAATTGGTCTTGGGAAAGAAGAGGATCTAAAGAACAATCCGTTCAGGCAGCACTGGATTGAAATGGGAATGAAGCCGTGAGAGTTACCTGCATATCCGACACTCATGGATTCCAAGGCCACATGAGGTTGCCAGATGGAGATCTACTCATTCATGCTGGCGATTTTTCTATGAATGGAAATCCCATCCAGGTCCTCAATTTCCTAGCCTGGTTTGAAGAGGTGTGTTCGAAGTTTACCTATGGCGGTATTCTGATTGCGGGTAACCACGACCTCACACTCGATCCAAATCGTTGCTCAAAGGAAAACTTTGTTCTCATCAGTCATCTGGTTCGACAGGGCAAACACTTCAAATACCTCGAAAACTCTCATGTGATCCTACCCAATGGCATCACAGTGTGGGGAAGCCCTTACACACCCTGGTTTCTGGGACACATCTGGGCTTTCAGTCAGACTGAGGACAAGCTCCAGTTGAACTGGTGGGGAATTCCTCAGGAGGTTGACATCCTCGTGACTCATGGCCCGGTGTGGGGCATTCTAGACCAGATCATCCCCGGGAGCGGTGAACATCTGGGCAGTCCTTCACTCAGAAATCTCATCGACAGAGTCTTTCATGACATGAAACTTCATGTTGGAGGGCACATCCACGGAGGGTACGGGATTCACCAGGATCCTCGAGATTCAAGTGGTCGAATTTTTGTAAATCCGTCTTTCGTAGACGAGCGGTATCATCCAGTGAACGATCCTATTTCTGTGGAGATCAAGGAGAGAACAAATGGCTTCATCCAGAGGATATGAATCACGTGTTTTGAAGGAACCAGCCCCAAATCGTATACGAGAACGCGATATGGACGAGTGTTGCAACGAGGCACCCAGTCCTTCTACGGACGACAGTTTGCTGAGAACAGCAGCCAGGAATCACGAACTTTCCTGTGACATTGCCACCCTGATCTGCAATGTTGAAGACCTCCTGTTCGAACCCCGCAAGGATGCCAGCGAGGGTAAGACGGTTGAATCTCCCAGGACGGTCGAGACCTTCTTGAACCAGACCGGCTCAAGTCTCCATTTCACCAAGAGACGTCTTGAGGTTCTGCTGGGCAGACTGGGAAGCAAGGGATAGTTTGAACACAAACGTCCTCATCATTGACGGAAGCAACGCGGCCCATCGCTTCAAGGCTGTGTTGCCTCCACTGAATGGCCCTCATGGAGAGCGGGTAGAGATCATGCTGGGACTTCTCCGCATGATCTCCTCCACAGTTCGCAACAATACTGCCCAGGAGATCTACGTCTGCTGGGACGGTGATGGATCCCGGAAGATTCGAACAGACATCGATCCTGAATACAAGGCCAATCGAGGCGACAAGAACGACTTTGAGAAGAGCATGGACAGTCTCATGCACCGTCAGGTGGAATGGTTCTGGGAGCTCTTTGGTCAATATCTGCCGCTCACTTGGATCGTCTCGAACAAATACGAAGCTGACGATCTCATCGCGATGTTCTCTCATGCCTGCAGCAAGCGCGGCGAGAAGGCCCTGATCGTCTCCAACGACAAAGACATGCTCCAGCTGGTCACCAAGGAAGTCAGCATCTACAGTCCTTCCACCGAGAAGTACTGCACGCTGGCAAACTTTGCCGAGTACAGCAAGGGATTTCCCAGCCCAGAAGTCCACTTGATGGCCAAGATCCTCATGGGTGATGGTTCGGACAACGTCAAGGGAGTGGGTGGAGTCGGAGAGAAGACCGCCATCAAGTTGCTGGAAGAGTATGGGACCCTAGACCGTCTCGTGAGTTACCAGACCCCGGCGCTCGAGAAGTTGAAGGTCGGAAGGAACATCAAGGCTGGCGTAGATCGCATCAAGATGAATCGGGAATTGATGTCGCTTTCACTTCCCTTTCACTTCCGACCGGACATGAAGTCGGTAGAAGTGAAGGAGGGAGTCTTGAATCCCGAGGCGTTTCGCAAGAGCTTGATCAAAATGGAGTTCATGTCCATCTTGGCTTCGTACACTCAGTTCATGCGCGCCTTCGAGTACAATCCAGTGTCAGAAGAACAAGAACTCTTTGATAACGAAGAGACGTTCTAGTAACCCATTGAAGACTGGAACGAGTAGAGGGTCAGATGGAAATCGAAGTGATCACAGGCGATTGTGTCACTGGACACATCGTCGAACCTGAAGATGGCAGCAACCCCATTGGGTTCTCTGCTCGCAGTAACGATCACACCGGCTGGGTTCGTCTGACCGTTGGTCAGGATGCAAACTCAGTATCCTTCGAAGGCAAGAAGGAAGAGCTTCAGAAGTTGGTTGCCGATATGCAAGAGGTCCTGAACGACATGACCGAACCCTGGCCAGAGATATCTACCACGATGAATAACTTGCACTGGGATGGCAACCTGACTTGTGTTGAGATTGACAAAACGCACAGACACGTAACACTTGACGATGCCGGTAGACCAGCTATAGATGGATACTGCGTGCCAGATACTGTGATTGGTCGTGCACAGCTTCAAATGGCACTACAAGCTGACGACATTGCAGGCTTTGCTCCGCTCGCTTTGGAACACGATGATGCCTGACATGAGCATGGGATCTAAGAGACCAAAGCAAATGAATTGCCGATATGAACCGGCATATCCTGATCATGCTACGGTGTGCTTTGCTGAACATGGAGGATCATCAATGGTGGTTCATTCTATTTCACAACGATGTTCAGTAGAATACCCACACGAATTCACAAATTGTGGCGAATTTGATCCTCCTAGAGTCTTAGCTGCCATTTTGGGAGTAGTTTCACCTCTTCTGTTCTGACCAATTCTTTCAATCTGTCATTGCTGACTTTTTGTGGGTTATCCTCTTCTGTTAGAACCTTGAATTTGTCTCCTAAAACAGCTTGGGCGGCTGCAAATTTGGCTTTGTTTCCGGCAGTATAGGTCAAGGCTTCGGGTTTTATCTCAATGAACTCTCCTGTGATTGGAAGGAAGAAATCGGCAAAGAAGGTCTTTGTACCAGTTGAGGTCTGATATGAGATTCCGTAGCATTTCTTCTCAGCAGTCTCCCAGACCACTCCTTCCTTATCAAATTTCAACATGTAGGAAAGCTCAAGGAGACTTCGAAAGTAGTGACCCTTATACCAACCACTCCACCCACAACCAGAGCCAATAGGAGAAGGCTTTCCGAACATAGGGTTGTTGGAACCGGAAGAATCCAAACTTTGCTTTTCTTTGAATTTTGACAAACGAAGATCAGCTTCTTCTTTACCAAATTTGGAGAGCCACACAGAGTAAAACGAACGACCACTCATTGGGTTATCACTGGTCATGAGATCACTGTGAGCCTTCTTGCGAGTTGGATTCCAAGGACGTCCTATCTTTGAGTTGACGTCTACTCTGAGACGACCAGCTTCATCTTCTCCGTACTTCTCTCTCCAAAGAGAATCCACTGATTTACCAAACATGAGGTTCTTATTCCCAGTACACGAACGATGAAATTGAGCAGCTTTTTCTAAAGCAGTATTGGAAAGACGATGACCTTTTCTTTTGTCGCTTACGATCTTTCGAGCCTCCGTAGTCCATCGACGACTAGAGGCACATTTGCGACATATTCTGGATTCATTCATCGCCATTTGTTGTTCTCGCTGATTTTTGTGAATGACTTCACGACCACATTGAGGACAAATTCTTGGATACATACTAGAGAATTCGGTAGTCTCTTCCTTGAGGCAACTATCGGGATAGGACTTATCCCTTGTCTCTGATAACTCACAGACCCAAGAATTTCAACGATGTTGTGGGTCAGACTCGAGCAATTCGTGTGCTCACAGCAATTATGACCAAAGCTATCTTTATTCCAAGAGGTTTCCTACTCGAAGGGCAAGTAGGAACCGGCAAAACCTCTGTTGGCTACCTTCTTGCGAAGGCCCTGATGTGTCACAACGATCCTCTGGGCTGCAACAGTTGCCCTTCCTGCATTCTCATAGCCGAACAAGGAATTGAGCAGCACCCAGACTTCCTAGAAGTGGACGCGGCGAGCAATCGAGGGGTGGAGAACGCTCGCAACATCCTACTCCAAGCGGAGTCCTTGTCAGTTATAGGGAAGCGGCGGGTGGTGTTGATTGACGAGGCTCATGACCTGACAACGCTGGCCTGGGATGTCTTTCTGAAGCCTTTGGAAGTGAAGGACAACAACAGCGTGTTTATCTTCGCTTCGAGCGAGGGTGATTCCATTCCCAAGACCATCCGATCACGTTGCGCCAAGGCTCGTTTCAACATCATTCCTGAGGATCTTCTGCTTGGTTTGCTCTGTAACACAGCCAATGCACACAACATCAAGTACGACATGGATGCGATGAAACTGATTGCCAGGGTGTCCAAGGGAATCGTGCGCGATGCCTACACCACTTTGGACTCGGTTGCTTCGATGGGATTGGTCACCAAGGAACTCGTACAGGCTGTCGTAGATACAAGCCTAGACGATTCATGCGTGAAGATCTTTCTCCATATCCTTCGCAAAGAGCAAATCGAGGCTTGCAAGATCTGCGACGAAGCCTGTGGTGCCAACTCTCCGGTCAAGGTCATCCAGACGATGTTTGAAGTTTATGGCAGGGCGATCTTCAAGCCAGAGGGACCGGCTCATGAAGCCATTCGAGCCGGATTGGGTAACGTATCATTGGTTACTTCAGTTTTCATAAAGTGGAGCCTGCTTTCGAGCCTATCATTGGATGCGATGCCTTTGTTCATCATCGACATGATGAACATGCTTGAACCTGAAAATAGACAGACAAACAGGCAAACGTATGTTATCTCCGGTCCTTCTAAATCAGATATGGCAGAGGAAGTACTCAATATTCGGGAGCTACTGCAGCAAACTGGTGGTCATGTCGATTAATCGAATATTTTCTTCAAATTGCTCGTTATGTGAAATTCACAGTATAGATTAGTAGCCATCGGTGTCGGTTGTTCTCTGTTAACCTTGCCTTCACCGACAACTGAGGTTACTATGTCCTGCATCTACTTGCTGACTAACGTAGTGAACAAAAAAGTCTATGTTGGCAAGACAAAAGGAGATCCTCTCTTCCGTTGGAGGGAACACGTACACGATGCGAATAACGGAAGTATTCTTCCATTTCACTGTGCATTGCGTAAGTACGGAGTAGAGAATTTTCAGTTGTCAACTTTGGTGCTTGGAGATTACTCTAGAGAAGATCTGAATAATTTAGAAAAACAGTTCATCTCTGATTACCAATCCTACCCTCCAAATCTTGGATTTGGATACAATTCCAGCCCAGGAGGAGATGGTGGTGCAGAGATTGCACTTGGACCAAAAAGTCAAGCAACTCGTGACAAGATATCAAAATCCAGACTGGGTTATGTGGTTCCTAGAGAGCAAGTAGAAAGACAGCGAGCTAAACTACTAGGAAGAAAGCAGTCTCCTGAGCACATTAAGAAGAGATTGGCTCATCTTGGGGATAGAAACCATAAAAACCTAGGAAGAACTTTGTCACCAGAGTGGAGAGCTCACATTTCTCTTGGTCTTCTAAAATGGAACAGAAAGAAGACGGAGGTGGAGGCTTGATCCTTTTTTATGGGGACAGAAAGGTTCTAGAAGGCCGGGTGTGGTACCTTCTCGAGCTGTCTAGTGATAAGACTGTTCAGTCTATCATGAAACGGGTCGGAAAGGCCATACCGAGCATATTTCGGGACCAATCTATAGAAATTTTCCTCCCAGTATTTGAGCGCGATCTCGATGAGTTCGACATGCGAACTGGCAACTATATCTTTGCCAGATCCACTGGACTTACACAGTTACTTAGACTCAAGACCATAACTGGAATAGTGGGAATTGTAACTGAGGGCGAGTGTAATCGACCTTCAAAAGCCATCTTGGTTGAAGACGACTATGTTCAGCAAGTCATGTGCGATGCCAAGAAGGCATTCGATGACAGGATCTTGGGGATCAAGGTCGGCAGTTTCGTGAGGATTCTCGATGGGGAGACCCGCGACTATTGTGGCAAGGTGACTGTGATTCACGACGGCAAGGCGGCGGTCCAGGTCGAGCTCAAGACGAAGCTGGTTATCATAGAAACACCCCTTCGAAATCTCATCAATCTTCCTCATGTCCCTCCGGAACAGCAGGTCTTCTACTATGGACCTCTGGTGAAGGAGATGATGGACGAGCAGCAGGACAACGGTCGACTTCTGGTCGAGGAAGATCTTGAGTACGAAGATGAGATCCCGGTCGAGGTGGACATTCCTCTCATCACAGATGACATCAATCACCATTCCAGACAGAAGACCATCACGGCGCTCGCCAAGCGTTTGGTCTTTGAAGGAATCACTGAGCCGGTGCCCTTGGCTGCCAGAGTGATCACTGCCATCAAGGCTCACGAGGTCAAGGCCCCGAAGAATCTCTTCATCGTTTACTGCGTGCTGAAATCCTCTCTGATGGACAATCACTTCACCAAGATCGATCCCACGATCAAGAACTATCGCGATGTCATACACAAGTTTGGCAAGTCATACAAGTTTTCTGCCAACGACATCGCGGAGATCGATCCAGAGCTTGGCATTCCGATCACAACCATTGGTGTTTGCAATGACGGACGATCTCGTGAGGCTCGTCTCAAGAAGCTGATGATGGCTTCAAGTAGTGAACCTGAGACAGTCCTTTGCATAGTGGAACCAGAGAAAACGATCATTCGTAGTATCGAGAATGAGCCTCACGAAATGCGGTTGCTGACTGCCGGAGTGAATTGATGGAAGTCAAGAGAGAAATTGTCCACAGGCTCACGTTTGTCAATGACTGCGGTTGCCAGTCCATACGAGAGTACAAGGATCAGATGTGCAAGGAGCCTATGGGTGGCAGCAAGTTCACAGCTTGTGATGTCCACAAGGCCAAATCTCAGGACGTCCAGGAAATCCTGGAAATGATGACCAATCAGGCTCTGGATAGAGAGGCTAGTAGCACCCCGGCTCCTCCTGTTCAGCATGTCTCCGGACCGGATGCTCGGTTTCCGTTATTGGGGAATGTCGTGGTCACAGAAGGCTCGAGCACTGTGGTCGCTACGGGCGGCGGAAAAGCAACGACCATGCATATGCCAAACATGCCCAAGAGGAATCCTGAAGACATTCTCAATCCTCGGACAGTTAGCCGCACAGTTGTAACCACATCCAGAAAATCCTCCAAGACAGCGGCTCCGGCTGCTCTCGATATGCATGATGAGGACGCTGCACTCTTTGCCGGCGCAGGATCGGATGCTCAGATGGATGAGGTAGAAGAGCACGAAGGTCTTACGGCTCTTCTGGACAATGGTGGCTTGGGTTCACTTGAAGATGATCCCGATCGCTCTACTTCTTCTTAGCAGCTTCTCGTCTTAGAGAATTCCAAATCCAGGTTCTCCAAGCGGATTCGGTATCTAGAATCTGACTTTTCGAAGTCGGTTGAGGAGCATCGTCACACCAGGCGAACTCCATTCCCTTTGTTGTGTGAGACACCATCACGAGGGTTCCCCTGGGAGGATCTTTCACAGGTAGACCACCATGCTTTAGATCTTGAAAGAGGAGGCGAGCTACATCCATCCAAGTGGGATCTTCTCCTAACCTGTTATGCCTGATTTTAATGGGAATGATGGAGATTTCGTCTTGAATTGGAGAACAAGTAGCCATATTTATCCCTCAGAACTGGATACTCAGATTCAGCTTCCTTTCTACTATCGTCTCGCGATGAAAATCTTGTGACCCGCAGGTTTCAGCGGCTTGTTTTCCGGCCCCTTGATGTATGCTTCGATGAAGATCTTCTTGAAAGATCCATCCTTGTACGGCTGATTCCGCCAGTGTCCACTGACTTCCCATTGCCATTGCCAGTCTACCGGGTGCAGTTCGTCACTCTTGGGACGATCCTCTTCCAATCGGCGAAGGCTGATCACTCTGACATCAGGAGAGATCTTCTCGTTGGCACGCTCGTGACGGCGGCGGGTGGGACGGTCGACGGGAACGGAAGTGTGATGAGAGAGTCGCTGGGCCATGAGATACTGAGCAGCATACACCCAGCGCATCTCATGCTTCATGTCAGATTCGCGACCCTTCAAGTATGCTCCCATTCCAAAGGATTTGGACTCGAAGTCGTGGATCCTGTCGATCAGTTTGTCGCCTTGGGAGAGAGTGAAGTGTGACCAGCAGCCGAACCCGGTCTTTCCGGGCATATAGCTCTCGAAATCTTGGTAGCAGAGGAAGTACATCTTGGTCTCAGAGACTTTGAACCATCCCAAGGCAGAGACCCTGAGACCAGTCCCTCCAATTTCGCTCTTATAACGGGATCCTCCAGTCCAGGATTTTGCAACTCCGGATTGGGAACTTCGAAGGGAACTTCAATCCACATCCATCCTTGGGGAGAATGGACCCAGGACATCTCGAACTCGATGTCGTCTGGGATGGTGGATCGTGCGTTCTCTACCAGAGAGCAGAAGTTCTTGTTCATGAAGAAGGTGTCGCCGGTTTCCAATGCGTGTTGGTATGCGGGAAGAGCCTCTAGATATGAGGATGCAGCTTTTGGCCATCCCGATTGGCAATCCTGGTGATGTGATTCCAGGCCGGTCCTCCCTCTATTCTGGCCCATTTGAGCCAACGGAAGCGGACTTCGATCGCATTGATGTACTCGCTCTTCATCTTACTCTCACAATTTCTCCAGTTGGTCTCTTCTCAAGGAACTTGACACAGACGTCCCAAAATAGAGCATCGGGGTGATTCAGGTAGGCACCTGCCAGCAAGCCAAACAACAGAGCCAAAGTGGTCTGCTCGTTGGTTATCACCGCAGCGGCGATGTAGCGGCAGTCGCTAGAATCTCGCACTACCAATTTCCTCCGGCAGTATCAGCTTCTCCAAACGTGCAGGGACCGCACATTCCGGTGGCAGGAACAACTGGAGTCTCGCCACAGACTTCGCACTTTCTGGTCCAGTCTGGCGTTGTGTCAGTTTCGCGCGGCTTCTTCGTGGGTTTCTTCTTGCTCATTTGTTATCCAAAATTCCGGAATCGTCGATCAGGGTTTCCATCTGGTCAACTTCCTGCTTCATCTTGCGAAAGCTGGGAGAGAAGATGCAATGGATCCAATCTGGCGAATTCTGAACCAGCCAGGTCCAGGTCTTGATGTGAAGTGGTGCAGGCTTGATGCCTCGAGTGAGCAGCAACGCTGCATCACCGACTACATTGAGGGGTGCTTTGAGCTCGTACAATCTCTGAAGCCGGTCAAGTCTTGATCGAAAGACGTGGTCTGGCACCCTGAGTTCGTTCATAAACCTTTGCATAAATAGACCTCTCCATGTCTCCCCTCCATTCCTCATCTACGCGAGGTCTGATCAAAATCGGGTAATCAGATGCTATCCCAAAACCGCCAGAAGATGATAGCCATTCGTTGGCGAAGTCTGTGAATTTTGCTAAACCTCATTTGATCCTTCTTTCTTCAACCATGAGAAGCCTTGGGTTTCTTCGTTCCAGTGACAACTGGAATCCGTTTCAGCTAACTCTCTGAGGTGATTGGCCAAGTGAGGATTGTTCACGCTCTCCACATAGACCCCTTGATATGTCTTGCCACAGCTCTTCTTGAAGAGTTCGAAAGTCTGTTTGAAGAGGCCGCGCCCACGCATTTCCTTGATCACTGTGATATTGGCAAGGTCGATGAAGAGGTACAGGTGGCGATTCACCATGTGATGACCCTTGCGAACATAGACAGAAAGCTGTCCAGTCGTCAGCCACTCATTCTTCGCATGAGGAGAGGCAAGGAACTTCTCCAACAGAGTTCGGAGCGAACGATCCAGCTTGATGGGCTCAACCATACGATCACTCTACGCATCAGATGATGTAAACCGTTAGTGTGAAATGACTATCACAACCCAGATAGAAGGAATTTATGCTCACAAAACTCCTGAACAAGTCATCTGCAGTGAGGCCCCGGTCAGTGCTTCGTAGCACAGATCGGAATTACATGCGCCTCTTGAACGACGGTGCTCACTTCACGCGTGAGACCAGGAAGTCCAATGGGAGCCAGCAACTTCGCTGTGTACTTTCTGATGGAGATACTAGAGTTCTCACTTCAGCAGTCTTTTATGACATGCTGGAGCGCGGCCTGATCGAGATTGGCAACACTGAAATGGGAGATAATCAAGCCACAGACTTCTTCACCATCAGTGGAAAAGGCAAGAAGATCCTTGAGGGTGAGGATCCATACGCTCCTGTGCTTCCTGAAGATGAGCCTGAGCAGACGTCAGAGATGCCTGATGAGATAGTGCCTCCGGCCCCGGAATCTCCTCTGATTCCAGCAACTGCAGGTCTGAAAGTCAATCTCTGGAAGAAAATTGCCGAGAACAGACCCAAGCTCAAAGATCTGAAAGTCATCTCTCAGGATGGTCGCTACATCGATCCTTCGGTTCCTAACAGCAACCTTGAGGTCTACACAGCATTCGTGAAGTGGAGCGATGATGGAGATGACAAGATGGCTGATGAAGAGATTGACGTCCTGGCAAAGAGCGAACTTCACGCTGAAGAGATCGCTGCTGCAGCCATGAGACAGGATTACGAGCCTGGTGGCAGGATCATCGGTATCAGACAGAGGATTCGCGGAACTTATTATTGACATCAGTGATCTAGTAAAGCGATTTAACGATTGATGAACATCGGAAGGAGGCTGTTATGGCCCCTATCATCACTCTAAAGAACTGGTTCCGGAAGGATTTGCGTTATGCAAACTGGGACCGCGACGTGGAGATTCTAAAGGACACTGAAACTGAGTGCTCCATTAGAGTTTACACGGATACACACAGCTATCGCATCGGAGCCATGGTTCGTGAAGACGGAACTGGCTATCTCGGATGTGAGGCTTCTACTCGGAAGCCCAGGGCTGGAGAAGACCACACTCGTGGCAACGATCTTCCCGATGGTCTGTTCACTCGTGCCAATTGGCAAAGTATTCTTGGTTCGATTGTGGGATATGAGCTCGTGAAGATTCATCGTGAAGTACCCAAATCACCCGGTCTAGTGTCCGAGGAATCTGTCCAGAAAGTCTGACGCATCATAGAGTCCCAGCCGATTGGCGGCGACCTTGAGGATCACAAGCTGCTCCTTGGTGGAGTATTGCGCTTGCGGCTGCTTGGGGATCGACTCGGCAGCAACCATGCGAGGATCGCGATTCGGTAAAGGGAAAGAACAAAGGCTTGCAGGATAAGGCGTGGAAGTATCGTTACTCTTATCACTCATGCTTTTCTCTACTGATGTGAGTTGCCAAACAGCTAACCACCAGTACAAAAAGGACAGATGGGACTTGTAAGGTTGCGATTAACGTGCCATCGAAGATGTGCCAACTTCTGTATCTGACCTGTTGCTGACGCTAGTTTTCCAGATTTGGAAGCGGCATATCGCTGATGTTCCGTCGTTCTTAGTGAGGAGAGTTGTCCATTTTGCACTGCTTTTTGACCGGATTTCTTTCCGTTTTTACGAGCTCTACCACTACGAACGTGATCTTTTCCAGCGGCTATTCCTGCCTTAACCTGATGCTCGTGAGTTCTTAGCCTTGCCAGGAGTCCAGATTCCACAGCGGCCTTCCCCAGCAATCTAGCATGTTCGATCTGACGTTTTCTTCCATGCTCATACATTAGAGAGTAGTTTTCCAGTTCTTGCTCAGTTAGGTGGGAAACCCAAACTTTGCGACTAAAATTACTCATCATAAATAGAACTCTTTGAAAAGGAACATATTTTGGAGCACAGCTTGATAGAAAGTAATGAGCCTTGAAATGATTGGCCGGTGCCAGGCATATCCTGTTGTTTGGGTCATTTCTGTACTGAGGAAATTCATTCTTAGGCAGAATGTGATGAAACTCTCCAGTGTCGGCTGTACAGAGGGATTCTAAAAAAGTGAAATACGATGAAAAATCACTCTCTGATAACCGATTAGACAAAGACTTTCGTAGATAATCAAGTATTATCACAATAGGTAATACTGTTGTGAGGAGAATATCTTGCAAATTGGGTTCACCGGCACGCATCGCGGAATGACAGATTCACAGAAGACAGCAATAAAAAGTCTTCTCACGAAGCTGTATGCGGCGAGCTACGTCATTGATCGCGAGCACAATTTCCGCCACGGTCAATGCGTTGGTGCCGATGTTCAGTCAGCCGCTATGGCGAAGGAAATCGGATTCCGTGTAATTGCATTTCCCGGATATCCTCCCGATAACCCGACCAACATGTCCAATCGGGGAGGGTTCGATGGCAACGATGAGGTCATGCCAGAAGGTGCTTTCCTAGAACGCGATCATCTCATCGTAGACGCTTCCACCACCATGATTGCCACCCCGGCTCAACAGCATGAAGTCCTGAGATCTGGAACTTGGGCCACTGTTCGCTATGCTCGTAAGAAGGGCAAAATTGTGATCATCGTTGCTCCGGATGGAGAGATGTCTGTATGAGGCGTCGTGCAGTGCACAACAAACCCTTTCTCTACTTTCGCAGTGGATACTGGTATGTTCAGATCGGAAAGAGAAACTGGACAGCGTGGAGATTTGACTGGGCTCTCCATCTGGTGAAGGAGTACTGGCGTCGTAAGAACCTGGAACAGTTGATGAGAGAACGAGGTCATGTTGACGTATGAAGTACCCAGTCTGCGCGGCCTGCAAGGGAAAGGGAGAAGTTCCTTGGAGCAGTCGATATGCCGCTGACGCCAACGGGGAATTCTCCATGTCTGGCGAGATCAGAGAAGAGAAGACCTCTGTGTGTAAAGTGTGCCATGGAACAGGAAATGGGAAACTGAATGAGAATCACTGAGAAGTACACTTTCTTCTATGGCACCAACGACATCTACTCCAACTTCCACCCGGCTCCCTTTGTTACCGATGTGATCGAGCTTGGTCTGATCAAGCAGTCATTCCCCGATTCCGAGCATTACTTCATGCTCTGCAAGGCTCTCTACTTTCATGATCTTCGGACTGCCAAGCGAATCATCACTGCTGAGACTCCAGCCATCGCCAAGGCCCTGGGTCGTGTGGTGACCAACTTCAACAAAGAAGTTTGGGATGCTGCTTCCCGGGAGTGGATGGACCTGGCTTGCTATTTCAAGTTCAGTCAGAATCCGGAACTCCTCAAGCAGCTACTGTCCACCAAAGGGACCATCTTGGTAGAAGCCTCACCCACGGACACTCTTTGGGGAGTGGGCATGAATTACTACGATGATCGGATCCTTGACCCGGCGAATTGGCGCGGCAAGAACTGGTTGGGAGAGGTCCTTACGGCTCTTCGTGATCGCTATCTATCTGGATTATTGAACACAAAATACCCGATCCCCTCTAGTTCGACGTAGAGGGATCTTAGATATGAGTTCTAGATTTCAAAACGTGTACATATTCCATGGTCAGGGAGAGACTCCTGAGGGAAATCCCCTGACATTGGAAGAAATGCTCCGGGCGAGATTCCCAGGTGTGAACTACATTCGACCACTGTTGCGTCATCGAAATCCATCGGTCACCGCCAAGGATTCATTTAGGGCAGCATCCCGCAAGACTTTCATGATTGAGCCCAAATCTTTGATCATCGGATTTGGTATGGGTGGCTTGATCGCCGCCGCGCTCCAGGAAAGATTTCCTCTTCACGAACTATCCGTCTTCGCAATTTCATCTCCCACCAACATGCCAACTCTGACCCTCAACAAGAGGATCGAGGATTGCCGTGTCGCATTATACTCTCACTTGGACAAAGCAACAGAGAGTGCGACTGCCGGCTGGCCTGATCTCACAAACCAAGCCTACGACGTGTCTTGGATGATGTCAGCAACACATCAGAAGTACAGCGTTGCCACTGTCGTCTCAGCTTTCATGATCGATGAGTACATCGCCATAGCAGTGAAGAACGTGTTTGGAGATGACGATGCCGATTGAACTTAAGACAGCAATCATTGTTGACCCGATTGGCAGTTCACTTGGAGATAGAACTCCAGAGGATGAGATCAAGCAACACATCAAGGATTTCTCCGAACTGCTTTCTCCAGCCAAGTTGAAGGTCTATTCTCCTTGGTCGTGTTATCCAGAGGATCTGCAGCCGGGAACGGACCTGGTGCTTTTCGACTACGGCGGGATGATGCTCGGGAACTCAATGGCAGAAAAGAACTCGTGGCATCTGGTCACCTATGCTGCAGATAATCCCAGTGCTCTCGTAGTCGTTGTCAGTTCGTTCACATGGACCAACGTGATGGCCTCCGAACTGGAAGCGCGGAAAATGCTCGAGGTGCACAACATCGTGCCACGTTACTGGGAGCCCAAACGTCGCTATGGAGATGTCTTTGGTGGCGAAAAGGAACCAGATGACTGGGATTGCATCCCACAGTGGTTCCGTGACATGCACAGCCTTCCAAGAATTGACCCTTATGCGGCAACTGTAACAAAGCTAGTCACACCCAGTAAGATCAGGAGAACGAGGAAGAAATGACTCTCAAGATCCCGAGAACGGGAGACGTTGTGTTCCGCATGCTCGCCGGGGAGATTGAACTGCCCCTGGTTGTCCACGTTGTTCGTGATGGCAAAGTGATCTGCGGTTCCTGGGAATTTGATCTCGCCACTGGTGCTGAGATCGATGACATGTTGGACTGGGGTCCTCCGCCCATGCAGACCGGGAGTTTCCTCCGGTTGAAAAACGGAGAAATCGAAGTTAGGTAGAAGGAGAACCAAATGGCAAAAGACAAGGAAAACAAGGATTCAAATACTCGGCGGTGTTGTGCAACTGTCGCTGCGGCTCACTATCTGCACGGTCGGTTGGAACAGCAGATCGAGAGCTTTGCTTCACAGTACGATCTTCCCTCTGATGAACTCGTTTCCAGAGTGGGACTGTTGCTGGCCGGTGATTTCTTGGCAGAGCACACGGTTGCCCTCCATCGGGTGGATCTGGAAGAGGAACTTCAACAGAAGGCGGCAGAGGCTTTCCAGGAATTCTTCCAGTCGCAGCATGCTGCGAAGAAGGTAGCCAAGAAGGCGGCCAAGAAGGAAGAGAAGGCAGCCAAGAAGCCTCATCTCGTCGCCAAGACCAAGGCAAGCTCCAGCGCTGGCAACAAGGACTACTGGGCCAAGTTGTCTCCCTTGCAGCGCAAGCGCGAAGTGGCTCGCCGCAAGAAGGTCTCGGTGGCCAAGAAGGCAGCGGCGGTCAAGGCAGCAGCCTAGTTCCTGTTCGTTCGATAGGCTGAGTGCGAAGTGTGCTCAGCCGTCGACACCAGAAAGGATCCTGTGATTACAGTAACTCCAAGTCAAAGTTCAACTCCACCCGATGAACAATGGGCTCAGGAAGTCTGTCTTATGGGTCGAGGATCCAGCTGTTGCAGTTTTCTTGGCAACAATGGTCACTGGGCATGCATGAAGAAGACAGAACTCGCCTTTTCCATAAATGAACGTCGTAGACTCCATACGATTGGCGCCATGGGCGACAACTGTGAAGGAAGATCCTTAGAGTAATCAGTTCGGCTTCTTCTCCTGCTTGAACTCATGTTCAAACATCTCTTTGGAGATATCAGCGTCGAGCTGATTGGCTCCTCTCTGAATTGTGGGAAGTAGTGCTTTGAACTCTGGGTCAGTGATCACAGCCTGATTCTTTTCCTCGACCGTCTCTTCAATCGAAGACAGATGGTCTTCGGGGATATACTGCTCACACTCCTGCAGAATCTTCGTGAAGTCATCCATGTCCATGGGATAGTCCGGCTCGGCAAAGATAGGCTTCAACCTATCCACAATCGGCTGCCACCCTTCCCGCTCAGCATCGGTGTAGAGCAAGTAGAGCGATTGCTTGAGAGGGTTGTGGAGGATCTCATTGATGAGCACCTGCTCCGCTGTCAGCTCGATCTCTACCTCTGGGTCAGTGTATCTCGTGATGGGTTGAACCCTGCCGGCCTTAAGATCCTTGCAGTGATTCGATGATTCCAACTCCAACTTACGCAGTTGTTGACCCTGTCTTATTTCAAAATTCTCAGAGGCACAGTTGATCAGGTATCCGTTGATCTTCAGACAGAGATCCATCACGTCATCTGGCCAGCTGCTGGAGTAGATGAGTTGTAAGAGACCGTCCATCTCAAGATCAGTCAGCTTGACGTTCTTGCCCAGATTGATGTTGGCGAATCTGAGAGATTCGCGAATTGCAGGAGTGTCAAGAATCTTGGCCGCCGTGCAGCGCAGCGTGGCTCTCTGACTGAGAGCCTTCTCGAGTAGATCAATTTCCAACCAGACCTGCTTGGTCTCAGGGTCCTGACGCTGGGCATCTTCCACCACATCCCCGGTATCCAGCAGCACCCACTCCTGAACATTGGCCACAGTTGAGTAGTCATAGACCAGGCCCACAAGATCGGCTTTCATTGCCTTGAACAGAATGTTTGCCAGGAGATTGGGAGAGAACGGACCCTCCTTGGGCTTATTCATGTTCTCCGGAATCCAGTAGTTGGGACACTCCTGCCTGATGAGGTCCCAGATATACTCGTCCGACTGCTTGTACAGATCCCGGGGATGAACAAACTTGTCCTGGGTGTTGCTGGTGGCCTTCTGAAGAACCTCTCCGAAGTGACGTCCCTCTGCGATCATCTCGCTGTACTGCTCAAGATCCGCAATGGTTGACTCAGCCACCCCGGTGTCGCTGATGTACTGCTTGCCCAGACGAGTGTCTCCGCCGAACAAAGCCCTGCGATGGGAGACAAAAGCAAGTTCGACTTGTAGGAATCTGGGATCATGAACCATATTCCAAGACGGTCCCAGGGTCTCACAATATCCCTTCTCCCCGAAGACGATGCCGTGAATGATCTTGGCATATTCGAACTCTTCCTTGGCGACTACCTCATCCTCATGGAAAAGATATACACGTTTTCCATCATCCAAGAGACCCAGCAAGTTCCGAACTAATCTGTCCACAAAAGATACCGTCCTAACTTTGTTTGACTTCAAGATCCTAGGCAGAACCTGCCTTCGGTTCTATTTCATGATACTCGCAAAATCCGCTTTCCAAAAGGAGATTGCCTATGAATCTGGTTCACGTCAACACCTCAACCTTCATCTCACCCAGTTTGTTCGAGGATAAGAATGCATTCTATGGCAATAACTGGTACAAAGCCACCACCGTAAGCAATAGCAACTATTTTCTCCAGGGAACTACGGTGGCCAATACCACTAAGGTTTACTTTGGCTTGAGGAATCGTGTCAACAATGTTCCAACAATTGTATCAGGAGGCAATCCTTGGAATTGCGTATTTGTAAACAGTAACTATGATGGCTGTGCTGTAGACTCAGCAGGAGTGCTTGATGTTACCGCTACAGTCTCTATTCCACGAGGAGCTACTTCGTTGGCGGTAGTGTTTCCGCGCACAATGGCAGCAGTACCAAATAACATAAATATCTCCAATCCTAATGCAACTTGGCAACCTTCCTTTTCGTACGGGAATGTAACAATCACTGGAATGACTATATATTTCAGTGTTGCTGCACCGTCTGCCCTTCATGTACTGTACGAGGCTGAAGTTTCACAGAACTCATAATGACCCAAGACCAGCTTGCTCTCATCACGGCAAACACATTCCAGTGGCAGCAAGCTGTTGACTTCGTCCCGGATGGGTTGGCTCGGCAAATCGCCAGCGGTTACAGAAACATTCCAACTTGGGACTGTGAAAGAGTTCTGGACAGCCTGGTCGCTTTGGGAGTGCTTGAACAACAGGCCTGTGATCCTGGTACACCCTACTGGATGAGATACTTTCGCTTGACTCAGAACTTTGCGTTCCCACTGTAGGGGAAGCCACCTATGAAGGTCTGTGTTTTCAACACCACGAACAACCTCATTCAGCCGGTCGATATTGCGTCGAGTGGTCTCACTCTGGCCAATGTGGATGTAACTTCCTCTGTTGGAAATTTCACAGTGGCTCATGGTCTCATTCAAACCCCGTCAGCAGTTGTGCTTCAGATGACTTCTAGCGGAGATATTTGGTTTCAAGATACTCCATTCGATGCCACTTATCTCTATCTGGACGCTGCGGTTGCTGGTCTAACAGCGATCGCTGCTTGTTTCCTTGGTGGAGGATTACTAACAACCTCCGTTCTTCCATTCACTCAACTTCCAGCAGTAATCGCAGTTCCAGACGGGGGAACTTCCTACCTGCTACCCACCATTCCAGGCTATCCTGCTGCTTCGTTCTACTTCGTCAACGGCATCAAGAGGCAATATGGTGTTTACTACACCATCACTGAGGGTTTGCTCACGATATTGGCCCCATACCCACCAGAAGCGGGAGACTCACATGAAATCTACTACACCTAGGATTTTCTTCATCTTTGCGTGCTTCCTGGCTTTGCTTGGGGTCAATGCCTCGGCGCAGACTGTCAATCCAAAGACAGATATTCGTTGGCCAGCATCATGCACTGGTACTGCGATCTACTACAACATCGTCACAGGACTTTGCACAATTCCTCCTTCTGGTATCACCTCTATCTCAATTGCCACATCCAATGGCTTTCAGGGTTCATCGAGCGGTGGACTGAATCCAACTCTGACCCTGAGTGTTGATTCAACTCACGTGTTGCCAGTGAATACAGGTCTAGCAACGACCTATCTTAATGGGGCAGGCACTTACACAACGCCACCAGGAGGTGGAGGCACAGTAAATTCGATCTCAGTCGCCACATCCAACGGTTTTCAGGGATCGTCAAGTGGAGGACCAACTCCAATACTGACCTTGAGTTTGGATTCTACCCACGTCCTACCAGTGAATACAAACCTGGCAACGACCTTCCTCAATGGTGCAGGTTTCTATACAACACCTCCAGGCACTCCGTTACCTGCTACCGTGATGCAGACGAATCAGAATGAAACCTTCGGCACCTATCAATTCAATCTCGCCAATTCAACCTTGTTGACCCTACCACCAACTGTTACAGTGGCCGGCAAGGTCATCAATCAGCCAACCAGTTCAGGAACTTATGCACTGACAAGTCAACTGACAACACCACCGATCGTGATCAATGGTATTGATGACTCTCTTTCAGGATGGAAGGGAGTTTGCGCTTACACAGCGACTGCCATCGGTACTTGGACCGGAATCACGAACACGATCACTGTCAGCAGCGTGGCTGGAACCATCGTAGGAGGTGGGTCTCAGGCGGTATGGGATGGCGGACACAGTGCTGTCAGTGCTGCAGTAGTCAGCATCGTCGGTAGCACTGTTGTTCTGACCACCAACACCCTCTCTTCGCAGCCTGGAGGAATTCAGTTGTATTTTGGCTGCAATCCTGGTGGTGACAATGTTCCAGGAGCTACTGCTCAGACTGTTGGTAACCCGACACCGTCTATAGATGGTGCCTCCATGCTGGTCTCGTTGACCACACTTCCTGTATCCACCCAGACCAACGCTCTGTGGGTATACGAAGCTGGAGCTTGCGACTCTTGCACCAATGTAACCTCAGATTTTGAGATCTACATCAACAATGGAGCGGCTGCTGACAACATGGAGTTTGATTCGTTCATCTTTGACCATACGGATCTGCTTGACTTCATGTGGGGCACACAGTGTAACCAGACGCTCGGAGTTTGGCAATATGCCAACAACAGCAGTCCCTGGCAGTCCACGACCGCTGCTTGCAACCTGACCTCTGGAACATGGCATCACATTATTGAAACCTTCCACCGCGTTCCAGGAGACACAAGTTGCGGAGGAATGCCCTGCGAGTATTGGGATGACATTACGGTTGATGGAGTTGTGAACCACATCAATGCAACCTACACAGCAACAAATCTTTACACCAACTGGGCATCAGGATCTGGATTGCAGTTCCAGATCGATATCCCAGCATCAACAGGAACTGCAATCACTGTTTCTGAGAATCTTGATCAAATCCTCTTTCAGGAATCTCCCACTGCAGGCTACTGTCAGATCGCTGGCTGCACGATGTCTGGACCGTTCCTTGTTCCGACCATCAATGGCCTGAGCGTGACCAACATTGGTATCGGAGCCGGATCTGTGAACCTTGGTGGTTCTCTGACCGCCTTCTCATCTGGCACTGGCAACTTGGCAGTCGGACCTGGAGTTCTCAATTCAAACACCACCGGCAGCAACAACGTGGGTGTTGGCCAGGGTGCTCTGTATGTCAACACGTCTGGAACAAACAACGTGGCAGTTGGTCTTAACTCCTTGAATTCCAACACCACTGGTGGCGGAAACACTGCTGTGGGACAGGGAGTCCTGGTTGCTAACACCACTGGAGGAGCCAACACTGGCATCGGCAAGAATTCTCTCACCCAGAACACCCTGGGCGGTGGCAATACTGCTATCGGTTACCAGGCTGGATTTAACCTGTCTACACCGTTGACGAACAACAACGCCTCAACTTTCATTGGTGAAAATGCCAACACCAGCGTCGATGCTCTGTCAAATGTCACCGTCATTGGTTACAACGCACAGGCCACCACAAGCAACACAATCATGATCGGCAACTCTGCTGTGACCGCGATGTGCTGGGCAGGTGGTCGTGCTTGCTGGTATAGCTCTTCGGGACTTCCATCCTCTGCTCTCTGCACGGTTAGCAACATCGGATCAATCTACTCCAACACAGACGGTAGCAGCCCGACCACGACGTTGTACATGTGTACTTCGGCTGGTACCTGGACCGCCAGCGCCACTGGAGGCGGCACTACAAGCACCATCTGCAGCGGGTCATTCGCTCTGAGCACAGCCCTTATCGCGGCGGGTGGTGACTATCTCAACACTCAAGCCTGCACAGGATTGCTGTCCACAGATACCATCACTCTTGATTTCAACCTTGATCCAACCTCGACTGTGGGATTCATTCCTGGTTCTGGAGCGATTCTTTCTCTCTACAAATTCCCCACAGCCGGAACCATTAACGTGTATCAGGTGAACAACACGGCATCGAGTATCACGCCAGGAGCGGTGACGGTCAATTACCGTGTCTATCGCTAGGGAGATTGCTGAAATGAAACAGTACCTCACACTTGCAGTTCTAGCTTTCTCTCTTCCGATGTGGGCTCAGAGCACGGTTGCAACCGGAGACTCTAGAACAGTCACTGAGCCCATCTTTCCGTCAATCTGTGCAAGAGTGAATGCAACAAAGTACATCAAGCAGACGACTGCTGTGAACATTGATCCCTGGAATTCAACATGTGGATCTACTGGAGGAACCTTTGGGATTCTCTGGTGCACTGGAGGCACGGATTATCAGCCCTCGTCTTCGTCGAGCAGCTATGTCTCGGCGGAAACTCTGGACAACACGGCTGTACAGAATGCACTGAACTCTTGTCCCAGTGGTCAGGGAGTTGAATTGATCCCGGGCACAAGTGGTCAAAATGCTTTCGTCCTCGCGCCGTTCAGCATCGTAAACAGTTCTGGAGCAGGAGTAAATCTCATTGTTGATGCAGGCATTCACGTGTTTGCCTCGCGCAATCTGTCTGACTACGGTGGCACCAACTGTGGACTGACAACTAACTCTACCAGTGATTGCAATCACTGGATCACTTCGCCCAGCACGACTGGCGCTGGCATCTATGGCTATGGAGTGCTTGATGGACGTGGATGGTCTGCTTACATCGGGCAAACAACTCATGGATTCTATGCCAATCGCATTCTAGCCTACTGTGATGCTCATGGTGGAGCCATAGCTGGATCTCCCGGTTGCCCGAACACAACTTCTGGTGTGAACTCTTACGGGCCAAACGGGATCAATCTGATTGGCACAACCAATTTCACCATGTACAAGATCTCATTGTGGAACAGTGGAAACTTCCTTATTAACTGGCAGAGTGGCAATGGGTTCACTGCCTGGGATGTGAAGCTGATCGCTCCGTTCGAAGTTTCGAATACGGATGGTTGGGATCCTCTCAACTCGACTAATGGTACGTTCACTCACAGCTTCATAAGTGTTGGTGATAACCATATGGCTGTGAAAGCAACATCAGGAGCTTCCTCCAACATCACGTTCTCAAATTCGCAAACCGGCGCTGGAATTGGAGTGGCAATTGGCACGAATGCTACAAACGGGATATCCAACGTCCTGGTAGATACTTTGGTGCAAAATGGAAATCTCTACAGCACTCAGAGCGCAGGAATAATGATTGGATCGAGCACCGCAGACGGTGGCCTTGTCAACAAAGTGACCTATCGGAACGTCTGCATGGTGAACGAGTACAACTCGATTCGTTTATACACCAACTATGGCGGTAACACTGGGTCAAATATTCCTGTCTATCAAAACATCCTGCTGCGTAACATCACTGTGTTGCCCAGTACTGCTCCCTACACCACAGGCAACTCAGGCAGATATACCTTCCAGGGATTAAGTGGACATCCAATAATTGCCCAAATCGACAACTTGCACATCCTGGGTACAAATCAAGGTGTCGCTGCTCAGTCAGGAGTAACGACTGATCAGTACTCGGCCATATACCTTGGTCCTGGGACGGTCGATTCCACGCTTCTAACCCAGTTTTCTGGTGGTACAGGAGTCACTACCTCTGGATCCACCACTTCCACTACGCAGTACGCTTGCACCAGCACAACCTGGCAGCCACTGATTGGCGAATTGAACATCAAGACTTCGGTTTCCAACAACAATCAAACAGCGACTGTGATAGCCTTGGCTCCGTTCACCCTACAGGCCGTCCTACAGCCATCGACAGCAATCAGCACAAAGGAATCTCCGGCTCTCACAGCCTCAGTGAATTTCTATGACAATTGTTTCACAACTCCGACAAGTTGTTCACCAATCGGAACTGTTGCGCTTTCAGGAGATGGGACATATGCTGCCTATACTCTATCCAGCGGAACTTCACTGGGAACTCACAACTACATAGCTTATTATCCAGGAGATTCGAATTATCCAGCATACACATTTGGATCAGTCACGGTCACTGCAGTAACAGCGCCACCTGCTGCAAAGTCGTATGCACCCATTGTGATTGGTGAATTGGTGACCCCGGCAGGTTTCGAACCTGCGACCCTCTGCTTAGAAGGCAGATGCTCTATCCACTGAGCTACGAGGCCACGACTTCTTCAGGTAATGGATCGCGGCAATACTGCCTTAGATTCCGATCACAAGACCCGATGCTCTTGTAATTTATCCTACCCTCTCGCAGTGTCATGTGATTGCAATCACTGGGAGTGTCCTCATTCTCGAGACATTCATCTTCCCAGTAGCACACTGGACAGATTTCATACACATGACGCACGTCTTCGAGAGTGTGATTACCGCAACAAGGACAAGGAAATAGCATGTCTCACCAAACTTGGTGACCGTGGAGGGGATTGAACCCCCGACCTGCGGTTTAGGAAACCACCGCTCTATCCAACTGAGCTACACGGTCATGCCTAACTTCTCTTTCAGGTACTCTCTCATCTGATACACTTCGTTCGGCTTGCACCAGATGTACACCGGACCCGTTGGTGCGGGTATAAGGCTCTCAGCAAATGCTCTTTGGAGCATCTCCAACGTGATATCTCCCGCATTGGATTGTTTCAGTTCCATGGATGTTATGGTGCGCCCGAAGGGACTCGAACCCCCAACCAACTGGTTAAAAGCCAGATGCTCTGACCATTGAGCTACGAGCGCACAGTGCGTTTGCCAGGCTCGTCTGAAGGTTTTCGCATTGTGACACTCCTCTCTCAAAACTGATCTTAGAACCGGATCAGGGATTCCGGCAGGTTGTTAGCTGATCCGGTTCCTCGATTGATCAGGAGCGTTGAACTAGGTTTACCGAACTAGACGATCCGGATTACATGAGCACGGAGTGCTCGATGCGCGAATAGCCTCATCCTCTGTCTGAACCTCTACCTGAACAACTCTCCTGAACCTCTAAACTTGGGGCCGAATCGCCTCGTGCACAGACGATATCTACCTCCGACTCGGCCAACATCGGTCATCTCAATAGAACAGGTACTTCTTCCACTTTTCCATGCCGGCACCCATAGAACGAATCAGGTTCCGGTTGGTGTGAATGGTCAATGGACGAGGGTAGCGAATCAGTTTCATGTCCTTGATATCGCTCAGATCCCTGTCGCCCTTCTTCTGGTTGCAAGCCTGACAAGCCGTGACCAGGTTCTCCCAGCAGTTCCTTCCACCCTTGGACTTCGGTACAACGTGGTCCCAGGTGAGATTCTTTGCTGAGAACTGAACACCGCAGTACTGGCAGGTGTAACCGTCGCGAAGGTAGATGTTCCGTCTGCTCAACTCCTGCTGACGGTGTGGCACCTTCCGGTACTTCACCAGCCTGACTACGCAAGGAAGAAAGAATCCTGGACGAACCAAGAGGTCATACTCTTCCTCAGACTTGGCAACTCCCTTGATTACCATGCACAGTGCCCGCTGAGCACTCGCATAGCGCAGCGGCTCGTAACTGGCATTCAGTACGAGAACCGGAGTCGACTTGATGAGAGTGTTGGTTGCGGACAACATGGTGGTTTCCTTTCTTGAAAAATGGTGGAGGATCGGTCCGGAATGACTTCACCCCCAAGTTCAGGCTGCCGACTTGATAGAGTCTAAAATTCTCACACATCTGGTCAAGTACCTGCTTCCTGAAGAATCACTCAATCCGACTTTTCTTAATGCTTGAGAAACAGTTTCAGACGTTCTTAGAGCTTCAAGCAACTGTTCATCTGAAATTCTTCCTTCGCTACTTCTACCCACTTTGTTTCCGCAATAGGTGGGCAACTGACTGTCACAATTGGGACAAATACCTCTGAAGTTACTGCGAGAATTGTTGGATCGCACACCATCTATGTGATCTAGCCGAAGAGATATGGGTTTTCCATTCCACTCGTCAATCCCACAGATTAAGCACTTTCCTCCTTGTTCCCTTACAACCCTTTCCTTCTTACTGCCATACCCTAGATCTTCAAAGGGAGTAGCAGCTGATCTGGCGAGTATCTTGGCAGCCCGTTTCTTTATCGCCTCTGCTGACTGAGAATTTTCTCGAAAGGTGACGTACTTTTCATGATGTTCGGAGTACGCCTTCCTGCTCTTCTCACTCCTGCTCCGATTTACCTCCGGAGTCCAGGTCCTTGAATGACTACATTTGGAAGAGCAGAAATTTCCTTCTCCGTATGAGCCATCATGTTCCTTACCACACTTCTTGCAGATCATTCTAAGGGACTCCTTATACTAAAGAATCCCCTAGTTCAAATTGGTCGCAGTGAAGGGATTTGAACCCCCGACATCTTTCTTATGAGGAAAGCGTTCTCACCAGGCTGAACTACACTGCGATTTATTCTTCGAACTACACTGCGATTTATTCTTCGTCATTTCCGTTCATCAAGTTTCTCCTGGTGGCATTCCAAACACTTCTGCTTGAGAGGCCACTCGTTGTTACACGTCGTGACCTCTGTTGAGTTGCATGAAGGACAGTGAATCGAGGCCTTATCCAGCCATGCGAGCAGTTCCTGAAACTTCCTGTCGTCCTGCATATTCGGCCTTGATGTACTCAACTTCCTTGCTGTTGCAACTCTCGAGCTTCCGCCCGACCTTCCAATCCTTCTTGCGCTGCTCGATGACAAACTGAGTCCAAGTGTAAGAAGACGAGTAACTCGACTTCTCCTCGTAGCAGCGGAACCAAAGACCGTTGAAGTTCAAATACTATCCGTCATACCACGAACGAGGGACCTCCCCACCTGGGAGACTTACCTGCAGTTCTTGACAGATGAACCTTGCAACATCTTCCGGATGGACTTCTCCGTCGCTCGTCTTCTTCCAGCGACCCCGGTCGATGTTGTCTTGTGACAAACCCATCAACTCACTCAAATCCTTGTGATGCATCCGACCATCCGGAAATCTCACGAACAAGTCGGCCTTGCCAATCTTGAAGAGGAACGTCACTCCTCGAACTACGATCCTACGCATGCGGGACTTCATGAGGACCTTTCAGTGTCTTTTCCATCCTGGAGAAGCACCCTTCGAGTTGAATCAACGCCACGACACCAACTACAGCCAGACTGACAAACATCCCCACTAAACATCCGAACAGAAAGGCAAGATGCACCAGAGCGGAAATCTCATCAGGGTTCATGCCATTCTGATACTGCGTTTCGCTTCTCCAGCGAACTTTTACCTGCTGCGAGAGAGAGACGGACGGTTGTCGATACGTTTCAACCCACGCTCAAAAGAGCGACATTTGATCGAGGCCAGGTGCCGGTTGACAATCCACCACGTGCCTCTTCCCAGGATAGACGCGCCTCTCCGATCAGGACTGTTCCGACCACCGGAGACTACCCTAGACTAAACTTTCACCACTCGAAGTCCTTTGCAAGATGAACATTCTTCACCTGCATATTCTTCGTCGGAGTAAATCTAAGTGTCACAGTTCCGCCTCCTTGAAATTGTTGGATCGGTAACCAGTAGCACTTTTCTGTAGCGGGCAAGTAAGCAACTACCACATCAATCTCTTCAGACGTGTACTTCTTCTTGTATCCGCTATTTCGGCATTCAGCCGATAGACCCACTTCAACAGAATCCTTCGTCAAGCTACAGCTGCAATACTTCACTTGAACCCTGAGAAGTTCCTTTCCGTTGTCGACCACCAAGTCGTACCTGGCGTCTACAGAAGGAACGCTCACAATCCATCCCAACTCGGTGGCTCGGAGCATGACTTTCAGCTTTCCGATCTCACCCTTTTGATGAGTGCTTGCTAGCATATCTCATCAATACTCAAAACTTTGGTGCGAGCGGAGGGGATCGAACCCCCGACGTCCCGGTTAAGAGCCGGTTACTCTACCAACTGAGTTACGCTCGCACATCTACAAAAAGGCTCTCCGGGGAGGTGGGCCATCCCTCCATACACTCCTCGCGAAAGAGAGTGTGTCTTGCCACTATGAAACGACCGGAAACTTACAAATTCAACGCCGGTGCTCTATCCAGGCTGAGCTACCACCAAGCGAATGGACCGTTCCGCCGACCTTGATTCCCCTCTAGAAAAGGAATCCTGGGACTCTTAGGGCATGGTCACTTGCTCTGTCTAAACGGGTGGGTTGGATTCGGACCAACGACCACCGGCTGCTTGTTGGGCGGAATGATCACACCCGAATCTTTGGCTCCTGAGGAGGGATTCGAACCCACAACCATTCGGTTAACAGCCGAACGCTCTGCCGTTGAGCTACCCAGGAACACTTGTTATACTGCAACTTCCTCAATCTCGATCTGAACCTTCTTGCTGCTCATCACTTCGTCAGCAACACCGAAGGCAACCTCATAATCCTCAAATCTGGTTGCCTCGTAGCGATATCCAAACCTCAAAGTGCGGGTGATCGCAGCATCGTCTGAGATGACATAGTTCGATGTATTCGGTACTCTCAAGATGTGCTGCATGACCTTACCCTCTACTCCGATTTATGAGATCGGGTACTGCTGAATTTGGGGAGTCTAGAGGGATTCGAACCCTCGACTACTGGTGCCACAGACCAGCGTTCTACCGCTGAACTACAGACTCCATGAAATTGTTTGGCTGCCTCTGTAGGATTCGAACCTACATATCCTGGTCCAGAGCCAAGTGTCCTGCCATTGAACGAAAAGGCAACATGTGAAACCGAACTTGTTGGGCAGGAACGGTGGGAATCCATTGACCTCCTGGTTGGAGCCAGAAGGCGTGGAAACCCATTCTTCCGCTGAACTGCCCGACCGGGCAATGACTTCTAAGCTACATTCGCCGAAGCGAATGCTGGTCAACCTTCTCACCAGATCCCCGCCGTTGAAGGCGGTGCTTTGTTCGGACTCGCCACGGAGGTTCCAGCCTCATGGGTCTGTCCTGGTCTAGTCGCACTGGCCCCTGGAAGGTCCATTGCCCGGAAACTTTATTGCACGAACGAAAAGTAGACTAAGAGGCGGTGCAAACTACTTGATGAACAATCCGTCAATCACGCTCTTGGCTTTGTCTTCCGTTCTGACATAGTTCCGGACCACGTAGGTCTCGGCTATGATGCGAAAGCCGCCATCTCGTAAAGGATGAATCGTATACCCGCGATATATTGTGTCTTCCATACGAATCTCTACTGGAAAACCCAGCATATCGGTTAATCTTTTGGCGGGAAATAGAGGAATCGAACCCCTGAGTTCTGATTTGGAGGCAGACAGTTTACCAACTAGCTTAATTTCCCGTTGAATCCAGACTTTCGGAACCATTACTGGAGGTTCCAATTGAAATCTTGCGAAAATTGCACTACTCTTCACGATGGTACTTATGGTTCTGGTCGTTTCTGTTCAATTGGCTGTGCTAGAGGCTTTGCCACCAAAGCATCTAGGTTAAAAATCAACCAAGAAGTGAGTGCTAAACTGAAGGGTAAACCTGTTCGTAATCGTAGTCCTCATAGTAAAGAAGTGAAGGAAAAGATACGCAGAAGCATCAATCAAGGATTTCAAATCAAATTCCAAAAGTGGATAGATGACTGGCTTTCCGGAAAGATACATCCCACAAGAGCCAACTATAGAGTAGTGCACAAAGCATTAGCCATTTTAAGAGGAGATAAGTGTGAACAATGCGGTTGGAAAGAGGTTCATCCGAAAACTGGACTTATCCCAGTGCAACTTCATCATATTGACGGTGATGGAGATAACAATTCACCAGATAATGTGAAACTGTTGTGTCCAAGCTGTCATTCACTCACTCTCAATTTCATGGCTTTGAACTACTACAACAAATTGTCAAAGATCACGCCGTTGTTCGCCTGAGCGAATCAATTCAAACTTGGTCGGGCCACTAGGGTTCGAACCTAGGACCTTGGGATTATGAGTCCCTTGCTCTAACCAACTGAGCTATGGCCCGAACTCGAACTCGGCTCGTGCAAAAACTTTGGTGATCCCGGAGGGAGTTGAACCCCCAACCTTATGGTTCGTAGCCATACGCGCTATCCAGTTGCGCCACGGGACCACTCTCAAAATCCATCCCTAAAAACCAAATCCCGCCAGCTTGTGGGCTTGGCGGGTGGAAACTCTGAAAATACCAGGTAGGATTACGCACTACCTCCAGAATCCAGACCGCCGATGGCATGCTGATTTCGCTGCCACTGCTTATGCTGTCTCATCGAATTGGTCTGTATCTGTTTCACAGTACTCCCTTGACAAATTTCATAATACTACGGTTTCCTCTGATCGGGGAAACTATTTTTGCCAGTGATTACGGAATCCTTTGTAACAAAACACTCAACCATGAAGGATTCGAACCTTCGCTATGAATGCACCCAATCATGACACTGTTCAGCACCAGGGGTCTACAAAGGATTCCGTAATCACTGTACATTACACTCTACCGAACAACTTCTCAAAACGGTTAATGATGCCTTTAGACAGATTCAGGGAGGTACTCGCGTCTTTTATCTCCCAGCCCGGTGGCCACCAGACAATTAGAAGATTGGCCTGACGCTTTCGCTCCCTGTCACTGCTCGAGTCTATCCTGTGTACTTTAGGAAGCAAGGCTCTGTTGGCTCCACCGCGCAATGGGTGATGAAGACCTGCCCCTCACTCACTTGTCAACTCAATGGATTCCTCTACGGTGGTCTGTGGAGGAACGGTTAGGCGGTCACTGGCTCATCGGTCAGTTGGGCATCGGCCATCGTTCAGACGAAGAGTGAACTGAGCGATATGAACTGGCTCATTCTCTTTGATGGCCTTCTGCCAGTAGAACTGATACTGACTGGCGTAACCTGCCAGCTGGGCATCCTCCAGTGTGAACTTCACAAAGGGGATGAGATTTTTGCCTCCCTCGATGCCGAACAAACGGGGACCAAGAGCCTTCCTGATTCTGGCATAGGTGTAGCTGATGTAGATGCCAGGACTGGTGACGTTGCACCAGTTCTCAATGTCGAGGATGGTGTTCTTCCCGACTGCAGCTGAGTTGAACTGCCAGGCCAGGACGTTCCATGCCAACTGAGGAGAGACTACAGCGTTCTCGCTGGGCTTGATCACCTTGCTAACTTCTTCGAACAGTTCCTCAGCCGCCACAAGGTTCGCTTCTGCTCCCTCCTTCTCCCGGGAGCGCATCTTCTTGTAGTCCTTGCCCAGAACCAGACCCATCGGCTTGTGCTGATCTCCCAATCCCAGGCTCTTGAAATGTTCGTGTTGCTCATACCCTGTCAGATATAAGTCCGGAGCACAGAATTCTACGAAGCTCAGATCGTGTGCTGCATAGGTTGGACGACCGTCAGAGCGGTATATCACGACACCGTTGAACATCTTACAGCCTTCGTACTCTCCGGTGCCGGGAGTCAGTGTGTATCCTGTGGGCGGCTTCATGTCCCTATCAAATAAGATGAATGGCTGATATCCGGAGATGTGACACCAGTTGTTGAATGCCGTGTACGCTCCCTCTTTCTCGCCAATGGTGACTCCCAGCATTGCGACTGGCTTGGCTTTGGTGATATTTGCCAGCGCGGCGGCGATTGCCAGGTTCTTGATGTGCCCGACATGAAGGTCTTTGTTGAGGTTAGGTGAGAATCCATCCAGAGTTATCTCGGATGGTTTGGCTTTCTCAGGCCATTCCCAGACGGTTGGCGTTACATGGTAGTTGTGGTAAATACCCACAGATTCATAACGAAATCCCTTGAGATCGAGTGGAGTGAGTGAAGTGACACCAACTCCCACTTGTTCAGGTATAGGATGCATGAGATCTTCCTCTCCAACCACATTCTACCAGAAGATGCCGGAATAAGGCTAGTTTACCCGATCTCTGGTACCGCAACGTAGAGTGAAGTATGAAAAAGACAATCCGTCTCACCGTGGGCAATGTCGAAACCTCTGGCGCGGAAGCTATTGTCAACGCAGCGAACAGGCATCTCAAGACTGGTCGCGGTGTATGCGGTGCGATCTATGCCGCCGCTGGCGTGACAGAGCTTGAAACCTATGTAGCAGATCACTTTGAAGGCTGCCGCACCGGCAGAGCCGTGGTGACTCCAGCGTTTGGCATCAGCGGATCCAAGTATGTCCTCCACGCTGTTGGTCCGATCTACTCCGAATACACTCCCCTAGAGGCGGCTCGCCTCCTCCGCAAAGCCTATCACTCGATCTTTGAACTCTGCTACTCGCTGGGAGTCAAGAATGTCGGCGTCGTGGCGATCTCGTCTGGTATCTACGGGTATCCGGTTGAAGACGTTGCGAACATCGCGGCTGACGAGGCCATGCGCACCCCTTACAAGGGCGACATCACCTTCTACGTCTGGCAGGACAATCTGGCCGTCTTCGAGAAAGCCTTCGCTTCGATCCTCACTCCAGCAGTTCCTGTGATCGTCGATAAGTGCGCTGTATGCGATTTGCCGGCTGACCACATCGACCATATCGGCCTTCTTGGAATGGGAATTGACCATCCTTTCAAAAGTTCACTGCAGCCAGTTACACCAGTATCTGATCCTGTGGACGCGAGCACGCGCAAGGTCTTCACGATGGATGACCCAGCAGTAGTCTGACACTATGGCGCCAACGAAGTGGAAGAAAATTCGCTGGTTCTTCAAGATCGGCACTGACTACTTTGCCCGGTCTGAGATCAAGTCTGTTCGGCAGTTGAAGACTCCGTCTCCTGATCGAGACGGAGGACCTGATCGTACCTGGATTGTGACGGTCACCCCTGAGTCAGTCGGTGGTGACCCTCGCTACAGCAAGATCTGGGTCACTGAAGAACAGGTTGCGCCTATCCTGGTTGCTCTCGAGGAAGAGGTCAACGGATGATTGAATTAAAAGAACATCAGATTAAGGTTTCTGGTCTGAGGAAGCTCAGTGCCAAGGTCCTTAGAACCAAACTACGACTTGCTCCTGGGTCTACCGCAAACATGCGAACGTCATGCAGTCTCGTAGCGAGATTCTGGAGTTTCTTGAGATCTTCTTGTATCTGCAGGTATGTATTGTAATTCACCATGACCGCCAGCTTCTCGCCCTTTGTACTTATGACGAGAACCTCTTCGGCCTCAATGGACAAGGCGATTCGTACTGCAAAGCCGGTAACTGAGGCGGCCAAGGTCAAGGTCGACAACGACAACGCACTCATATAGGGATTCAAGATGGGGAAGTGGGACAATGATGTATCCGTGCTTAGGCTGGGTCGATATCTACGAAAGAATGCCACAGCCAGGGGATCACGTTGAACTTAGAATGTCCGACGAACCTCATGGAAACTCGGGAAGCATATGTGGAATCACGAAAGTGAACAAGACTCCGAAGTTAGGAGAACACTGGCCAATCCCGGATCCCAGGTCAAAGGGTAGGATGGTCTGGGTTAGGTACTGGAGAAGAGTTCAGTGAATTTGTCTCGTTCAGTTCAGCGTCGTGTTGCAGCCCAGAAAGGTGAGCCTGCTCCAACTTTTGAGAACAAGGCCATAGAGGAGTCTGCAACTGGGGGAAGAATACATGAAGCAGTTGAGGCTATTCGCCAACTCAGAGAGAAGAGAAAGCTCGCTGCTCCAGTCATCCTACCCGATCCTTCAACCGACTCAGTAGAAGATGTGTAACTATTCAGGAGAACCCGCACATGAGTAAACTCACCGAAGCATTGCATCATATTCCTGGTGCAAACCTCGTCGTGGACTTTGACGATGATAAACCAGAACCCAGTCATCACCCCGATCGCGCTGCTGCTCCACCAGCTGCCTCTCAGGGATATCAGCCTCAGCAGCCTCAACCGGCCTCCTATCAACCCAATGCCTACACTCCAGCTGTTGGTGTAGTGGGAGTTTCCACTGTCGATCCTAACAACGATGCCTACCAGCGTCTGCTTGCCAAGACTGACTTCAAGACCTCCAAGGCTTCGGTGGTCATCGAGGGATGTCTCGCTCTTCTTGCCAATGTACCAATGGATGATCGTCTCAAGTTCAAGGCGGCGGTCGCTCAGGCCGGAGCACAGGGCATCACAGCGGACGTTATTCTGTCCACCTTTGACCAACTCAAGCAGGCACTGCAGGATGAAGGCGAGAAGTTCGCCAAGTTCATTCAGAGTCAGCTGGACAAAGAGGTCACAGGCCGGCAGAACCAGATCCAGCAGCTTACTGCTCAGGCTCAGCAGATTCAGGCTCAAATCAATCAACTGAACGAAGATTCGTTCGCTGCTCAACAGAAGATTCAAGGCGCACAGCACACGTTCGACACCGCGTTCACTGCTCGTTCGGCTGAATTGGACAACGAAAAAGCAACCAAGGCAAATCTACTCAATTAACAAGTTCGCTGGGAAGGCGAAACGGAGAAACACCATGGCTATGGAACTGCCCACCGTTGATACTGCAAAATCCTTCTGGTCTCGACCGGAAGGAAAAGTCGGTGCCCTTATCCTTTTGTTGATCGCGGGTCTGGGCATCTATGAATACTCACTAATCCTGCCCTGGTTTGTCACGATGCTCGAGGATACCGTTCACATGGTGTTTCTCGGATGCGTTTTGGTAGCCATGGGTTGGCTGCTGTTCAGCAAGACTTCGCACATGATGTTCCGGGTTCTCATGCGCGTCTTCACTGGCTTGTTTGTCAGCGTCTATCCGATTGAGATCATCGAAGACAAACTCACGGAGATGAAGAAACGGCGCGACAAGATGAACGCACAGATCTCGGAGGTCTCCGGTCAGATTGTCACTCTACAACGGGTCATGACCAAGAATCATCAGGATGCTGTGCAGGGTTTCAACATGGCACATGCTGCCCAAGATCAGGCCGCTCGAGCCAGTGACGATGCTGAGAGACTCCGCAAGCAGCTACAGATACAAGCCAATGCGCGCAAGGCCCAGAGACGTGAGAACGCCAATGTCGGCTATGCCACACTGCTCCAGAAACTGCAGGGCATCTACAGCTTCCTGTCCAAGTACGCTGCCCACATCGACTTCTTCATCGATGACACCACAGACGAAGTTGAGCAGAAGAAGATCGAGTACAAGACGACCAACACTGCCTTTGGCGCCATGACCATGGCTATGAAGGTGATGAAGGGCAACGCGACTGAAGAAGACATCTACGGCCAAGCGATGGATTACATCGAGTCCGATGTCAGCCGCAAACTGGGAATCATGGATGATCTACAACGGGTCAGCCAGAACTTCATGGATGGTCTTGACGTTCAGGAAGGTGCTGTTGACACCCAGGCTCTCCAGGCTCTCAACGATTATGAGCACAAGCTGCTCACTTCCGGCGACACTGAACTCGCAGTGATGCTACCGGGATCAACCCCGCAGAAAGTACCAGTGGCTCGTGGGTCAGTGACAACGATGCCTTCGTTCAGCAACTCAGGCGGCGACGACTATTCCAGTCTCCTCAAGTAACCACCGCTCAGGCGGAATTCAGCAACAGAAAGAAGAGAGAACACATGAAAATCAAGAAGGGTCCCGGAATCATATTGGGCATCCTGGTGGTGGGTCTTGGACTGTACTTCGGTCGTCCGTTCTTACTGGCCCACCTTCCCTCCAACTTCCTCAAGAGCATCGGTGTCAGCAAAGTTGTCATGCCTGACATCAAGGATGCAACAATCAAGAACGTCACTCCGGTTGCGTTCCCCAGCACTTCTGCAGCCGAAACCTCTGCGACTTTATTTCGCGGCGGCATCTGGGAGTGGAATGCTCAGAGGTTGTTCATACTTAGGGTCTTGAAGTCAAAAGACCTTATAGATTGAACAAAAGAGTATCATTGAGAAAGGTGAAAATCATGACAACTGGAGTATTGGAAATCGAAGGCAATGGCCTACTGATCATGCTCGACAAAACTGGCGATTCGAGGATGCAGTGGGATCGCGATAACCCTGAAGAAGTCACCAAGGCCGAAGCTCGATTCAAGGAGTTGAAGGGCAAGGGTTATCTGGCTTACAGCGTGGGCAAGAAGGGTGACCGTGAAGGCGAGGTCATCAACAAATTTGATCCCAGTCTTGAGCGCATCATCATGCACTCTCCGATGCAAGGAGGCTAGTCATGTCGGAAGCACCTAAATACAAAGGTAAGGTCAAGTGGTTCAATAACGCCAAAGGATATGGATTCATTGGGCGTGAAGATGGGCCAGATGTATTCGTTCACTACTCGGCAATCCAGTTGAACGGATACAAAACTCTCAAAGAAGGTGATGATGTCGAGTTCGGCATTGTCGAAGGACAGAAAGGTCCCCAGGCGGATTCAGTTATTCGTTTGCAGGATGTGTAAGGAGGAGATCGAACATGTGTCTTGATGCGGTCACCGAAACCTATGACCATCCTTCCACGCTGATTGTAGATGGCTGGAAGGAATTCGGAGGGTCAACCAAGCAGCCAACCTTCCAAAACTACACATACAAAGGATCCAATGTTGTCCCTCTCGACACCTGGATTCCGGCTTCCAACGAGCATTCAGCGCAAATCAAAGCCAACGACGGCAAGAAGTATGAGCCAGGGTTTCACACCTACTTTGATGAGACCGAATTCAAGGGCATGGGCAGGTCTAATTCAAATTCATATCGCCGCGTGTTCCTCCGCAAGGTCTCTTGTCTTGGCCGGCAGTCCAGTCTGAAGACGGTTATCGCTCTGGAGATGTATGTTCCATCTGACCAGAACGGATGGCCTCCAAAGAAATCCAGGGATGACGACGATCCCATCACTCCTATCACTCCCAGCGATCCTTCAGCGAAGAAGAGGACGCCCAGGAAGAGCATCATGGAACGCTTCAGAGGAATCACTCCGGGGAATGCCTAATGCCTAACGCCGAAGCAGTCACTCACGGATACAATCCCACTCCCTTTCCGCTCATGCTCACGGATGGAACTGCCACCACCGCACCCAATCGAGCTACCCTCGCTCCTCTCACTGTTCCTCTGGACATGTGTGTAGCTTCGAGTTGGGAACTTCCTCCAGGAGGTCCGTATGCAGGGCCTGATGCTGACCCCAACTGGGCTGGTCTGGATCTCGTTGCGACTAACAATTCTCATCCCTACTATACCGGATGGGATTATGGAGTCGGATCAGGTCAATCGGTGGTAACCATGAACTACAAGATCGATTACCCGACCATAACGACCACCAATGCCAGCAACTATGTGTACTATTACAACCTGGGCAACTATGAGTACACTCCGGCAGAAGCATCGGTCGTCAACGTCAAGTACAACTATCAGAACTACATGCAACAGTACCAGAACATGATGGTCCAGAACTACCAGAATTATGTGGGGAACGTGATCGTCACCAACGATTATGTTTGCACTCCGGATCAGGTCAACTGGCAGTATGTCAATGTTTCTCCTGCCTATCACGAGTCGGAGGAACAGAAGGCTACAAGGCTGGCTGCCCAGCAGTTGCGTGAAGAGGAAGAGAAGGCTGCAGAGACTCGTGCAGAGGATCTGTTGATCGCTCTTCTTACGGACGCACAGATCCTTCAGTACCAGATGCACGGATACTTCGAAACCGAAGTCAATGACAAGATCTACCGCATCAAGAAGGGGCGGTCAGGGAATGTCGAATTGATCGAGGAAGGGAAGCCCAAGTTCCGGTATTGCGCTCATCCATCCGAATGGACTCCTAATCAGGACGTCATGATCTCCCAGCTGCTGATGCTCAAGACTGACGAAGCTCGGTTCCTGAAGACTGCCAATCGGACTGTGCTCTATCAACCGGCTGTGGCTCAGGCCATGGCAGCACTGGACAGGTTGTAGCATGAAACTTCACTTGAATGAATCCTCCAGGGAGATTGTAACTGGTATGGCTGGGCTCCTTGGAGGACGCGTCATCGCGGTCTATTCCAGCAAGAGCGCGGCGGAAGAGATTGTCCGTCTCGTGAATGGAAGTGAAGCCCAGCTGGCTGCGCTCACAGGAGTGAAAGCCTGGTTTCAGAAGTTGGAAGATGACACTGATGACATGGATCCTCTCAAGGCCATGCGTCAACTCTATCATGCTCCGGTTCATGCCATGCTGGACAAAGGGATCGCTGCCACCAAAAAGAGTCGTTAACCGATCTCATTGCTGAGTCGGTAGATCGAGTCTACAACAGAAAGCATTCTCAAAGAGTACCGTGCGAGCTTAGGCTCAAAACTCATGAGGCGGAGGGTATGAGGGTGCTTTCTGTTGTAGATTCGTCAATGGAGAAACAATGCACGTCGTCAAAAGAATGATCACCCCTAACGGGAAACTCGACAAGAGAACTGTTTCGGCTATGATAGTGGTCGAGATTGCGATCTTTGCAGCAGTGTGGGTGACTTCACCCTTCGTGTTCCTTCCAAAGCCTCAGGATGTCCTCAGCGCCATGGGTGACCTATGGCAGCAGGGTTTGGCCCTGGAACTCATAACGAGCCTCACGCTCAACTTCCAGGCTCTCCTGGTGGCCTCGCTCCTCTCTCTGGTCATGGCTTATCTCGGCACCGTGCCCCTCTTCCGACCTGCCATTCAGATGATAGGCAAGCTGAGATTTCTGAGCATGGTCGGGTTGACATTCTTCTTCACCCTGATGACGAACTCAGGTCACCAACTCAAGTTGTCTCTCCTGGTATTCTCAGTCTCGGTCTTCTTCGTGACTGGCATGGTGGATGTGATCAATTCCGTTCCCAAGGAGAAGTACGATCTATGTCGAGTCCTTCACATGGGACCCTGGCGGACTCTCTATGAGGCGGTCATCCTCGGTCAGTTCGACAAAGCCTTCGATGTACTCAGGCAGAACGCGGCCATCGGCTGGATGATGCTCTCCATGATTGAGGGCATGAGCCGTTCGGAGGGTGGAATTGGCGCGATGCTGATGACCCAAAACAAGTATTTCCATCTATCCGAAATCATGGCCATTCAGATAATCATCCTGGTCCTTGGCTTGCTCCAAGACTTCGTTCTCGGCTGGCTGAAGAGTCTGGTATGCCCATATGCCAATCTTGTACTGGAGAATAACAAATGAACCCTCTCATGCAGCAGTTTCTTCACCTGGATTTTGGCTCTGGTGCATTTTGGATCATCATGACCGCTGTTGGCGGCCTGGTCTCCATGGGACACACGCTCATCAACAAGAAGTATCCCGGGCACCGGCACACCTTTGACCCCAACAAGTGGGAGATGACCAACGAGATTGAGTATGTCGACGATAGCATCGACAAGTTCTACATCAACACCTGCTTGGGCTGTGGAATGCTCATAGAGAAGACAATCGAGATTGAATCCAAGTCAGAGGAGTAGGAATGTTCGTTCAGTATGAGTACAAAGAGACACTCTTGAAATTGGATAATTTGTGTCTGAATTTTGGGCCGAAGCCAATTCTCAAGGGAGTATGTGCTGAGATCAAGGATATCTACATTCCTGGCAGAACGACAGGTCAAATTGTCGGATTCCTTGGCCCATCCGGAGTTGGTAAGACTCAGTTGCTTCGTCTTCTGGCTGGCCTGCATGACCCCACCAGCGGACAGGTTCTTCTTGCTAATGGAGCAGAGACTGGCAAATACGACGGAACCTTTCATCCCGTGTCTGCTGGAGAAGTCGGAGTTGTGGCTCAGAACTACCCTCTGTTCGAGCATCGTTCGGTATTTGGCAACCTGATGTTGCCGGCGCTCGCTCATGAACAGAATCGTGCAACAGCCAAGGATACGGTCCTCACTCACCTGGACAAGTTCGGGTTGCTTGACAAGAAAGATCTCTATCCCTGTCAGCTTTCTGGCGGTCAGCGCCAGCGGGTTGCCATTCTCCAAATGATCATCTGCAAAGAGAGATTCATTCTCATGGATGAACCTTTTTCTGGACTTGATCTGATTGCCATTGAAACCATCATGGAGACTATTCAGGAGGCAGCAAACTTGCGTGAGGACAACACTGTTATCATTGTCACTCACGACGTCACAGCGGCTGTCTCGATTGCCGACCACATCTGGCTGCTGGGTAGGGACCATGATGCTGAGGGCAAGGTAATTCCTGGTGCACGCATTGTCGAAACTTACGATCTGCTCGCTCGTGGTCTTTGTTACGAGCCGGGAATTATCACTGCCAATCACGGGTTCACAGACACAGTGCGTGAAATCAAAACCAGATTCAGAACTCTATAAATTGGCCATTTTCTGAGTTTGGCAGTATTGGGCAAACGCATGGAGGAATCTCAGTCATGCGGCGGAAGATGATTCAGCCCACGAAGGAGATATACAAGCTGGCATTGGAGCTTGCTTGCCGAAACGCTGGAAAGAATTTTCAGTACAATCGTGACGCTGGATATTACATTCAATGGGCTGAACGGATCATCACTGAAAAGGAAAAGAAGAAAACCTTAAAAACTTGAATCCCCAGTATCATAGCGATGGAGCCGTTGCTCTACAAATCAAACTGAGGATAATCCAAAATGTCGACCACACCAGTCGTACCTATTGGCCCACCTGAAAAGGTCAAGCTGTCACCCTCCCAACAGAAGTATGTCGCCCTCCTACAGAAGAAAGTCCTCGACTACCAGGCCTCGGCTCAGTCCGAACTGAATCGCTTGACCGGTCATCTGCAGGACGCCCTGGCCTATGTCCGCGAAGAGCTCGGAATTCCGGAGGGTCATCCGTATTCCCTGACTGAAGATGCTTCGCATCTGGTCCACACTCCTCCTCCCGCTCCAACAACCGAACAGTAGAGGTGGAATACGTGGTGCTCATTCTCCTAGTTTGCGGGTTGGCCGGTCTCTTCTTAGGATTTGGAGTGATCTCAGGAGTCTATTTGGCGCAATGGGTATGGAAGAAGCTGCGCCAACCCACGGAGAGGGAGATGTATGTCTGGGAATGTTGTGTGTGCCGTTATCGAGTGCAGTCAAATCACGACCTTCACATCAACGATAGACTGATTTGTGTGCAATGTAATGCTGAGATGGAGCCTTACGTTCCAAAACAGCAGTCTGATGCTACAACAGTCGTTCTCAGCTAAGGAAAGTCATGCCCTTTCCCAAAACATTTGATGACCTCAAAGCAGCCGGATACACTTTCCTGGACGATGCCACTTGTCGGGATTGCGGAGAAGAGATAGAGTGGTGGGAAACTCCCAATGGGAAGAAGATGCCCATCGACCACATGACTCGTGGTTCTGATCCTGTTAGAGTTCATTTTGACACCTGTGCAGAGAGATCCGACGACAAATGGTGAGCGAAGAACTGTTCCCGAGATGAGGAGGCTGAAATGGGTGGTGGACCAGAATGCAGCGTTGAATCGGTGAGAATGTACTTGTATGGAAATATAGAAGGTCCTGGAAAAACCCAGTATCAGAGGCAAAGCAGTAAAATTGATCACCAGGAGTTTCCCATGGACTTTAGTTCACTTTCGTCGAATTCCGTTATTCGCTTTGCCGCCACAATGATTGCTGTAGATCATGGAGAGAGCAATCTCAAGACCGACAAAAAAGAGGTTCGGAGAGAGGTTCTCGATCTGGCCAAGAAGTTGACCGGATTGAAACACAGCAAGCTGATGACCGCTGATCGCATCTATATCAACTCTACCTTGACACCTACAATGGCAAGGATGAGTACGACAGCCGAGTCAATGACAATCCCGAACTTTGGGAAGACTTCTGTGTTCGGCTTTATCGTGTAACCAACTAGCAGGATTGCATCGAGGGACCGCAGGGTGCTCACAAGTACAGTCGAAGGCTAACATCCGGGAGTTGTGGTCCAGGACCAAGCGGCTGACTGCGGTTCGCCAAAGGAGCATATGGACGAGTTGTTCAGAATCGATGAGAATGGGCAGAAGTGGGTCACCGCTACTGATGGGAAAGAGTACAAGGTGACCGGGTATCCTGGCCAAGTGAAGTCAGGATACATGTGTGCTGTTGATTTCCAGCATGAGGTCGGAGAGGCTCCCCAAACCGGACCAATCTGTGCGAGTCTAGAGAGTTTGTTTGCGGCGAAACCCTGCATCTCAGAATGCGGCTGGGTTCGAGTTCTCGTGATCGGAGTGGAGTTTGGGAAGCCAACAGTGGATCTCACTGTCCCAGAGAAAGAGCCAACTATCCAATGAGCTATATGCAATTCCAGCAGCGTTGCAAAGCCTGTCAGAAGTCCTGGAACGCTGCGTTTGGAATTGTCCCTCTGGATCGATTCATGGAGGCTATCATCATTCGTGATACGCGCTGGCTCGGGCAGGAACGCCGCAAGGCTGAGCGCAGAAAAGGGGAACTGTGAGCTGCTCTTATCACAAAGAAGGTTGTGCATCTACTGGACAAGTGATTGGCGGAAAGTGGATTTGCCTTAATCATATGCCCGGCGAATTTAACGCCCTGCAAGCCTCACACGAGGAACTGGTAAAGGCGCTGAAAGAGGCGCGGGGTTACCTCGCCAATTATTCGCGCAGGGAAATGTGGGGAACCGATGGCGACGACGATGTAAAACACGCTCAGGACGTTATTGTTGTCGCCCTAGCTAACGCGGCGAAGCTGGCCCCAACCCGTACCCAACCCGTACCAAAAGTGAGGCGAAATGACTGCTCTACTAGTCCTGTCCGCGCCCACCATGTTGGCCGTGGCTGTCGTTATCTTTGTCTACGTCTCCGGCCTGTGCCGGGGGAAGAAGGGTGCGCTGTGATTGGTGACGACTTCCACTCTCATCTTGACGAATGCCAACGGTGCAGAGAGGACGTATTTAATCTCTGTCCTGTAGGAATCAAACTCCTAACAGACGCAGTGAAGACCATCGATGATCCCATGATGCGCGGACTTGTGCAGTGGAATCACATCGTACAAAGGGAGGACCGCAATGCCAGTTGAACGTCTCGACAAACTGATGATCGATGCGACCGGCCATGGCTACTACCAAGCAGACGACGCCGATCCCGACGAGGCCGTTACGCCCTATGCCAAAGCACGTGCCAGGGAGGATGCGCTACTAAAGGCGCTGAAAGCAGTTCTGGATCTCCACTGCTCTATGGATATGGGCGAAACTTCTACGCAAGCGCGGCTACTCATCCGCGAGATCAAGGCCACCCGATGACACTCCGCAACGGCTCCTGGACCAACCGAACCGACCCGATGTACGACCACTCCCACGAGTACCGTTCATCCACTGTACCGCGTCGTTACGTTAACGGAACCACCATTTTCTGCGCTATTATTCTAGTTGTGTGGGGAATCGTAATCATTTTCAAGCACTAAAAAAGGAGAAATATGGCAAACGAATTAACGATTATCAACCCAATGACCATCGGCAAGGAACTTCAGAAGTACGAAGTTCAAATGGAAAAGGCTTTGCCGCTTCATATGTCAGCGGCAAGAATGGCGAGAATTGCGCTTACATCCTTGCGTGTTAACCCAAAGTTGTGTGGCTGCACACGAGAATCATTTTTTGGTTCCTTGATGGCTGCTTCGCAAAGTCATCAGAGGGCCGTCAGGCATTGGCGGAGGGAATCAGATTTGAACTGATGGAACCTTTCGGTTCGGCACGTTAGCAGTGTGCTGGATTAAACCGCTCTCCCATCCCTCCGTTGTAAACTTTGGTGCCCAGAAAGGGGATCGAACCCTCACGATTTCTCAACGGTTTTTAAGACCGCAGCGTCTGCCAGTTTCGCCATCCGGGCACGAACCTTACCTGTGTTTCTTCCACAAAATGTGAGAAGTTGACTGTCGCAGTTGGGACAAACCTTTCTCATGTTCTCCCGACGGCAATCTCGCTTTCTCCCATTGATGTGGTCAATTCTCATTACCAGAACTTGACCGTTCCACATTCCTGTCAAGCCACAGATCGTACAAACTTCTGGAAGTTCTTCTCTGAATCGATCTTTGGCTGCTTGTAGATGTTCAGAGTTGTCTACAAACACCACAGAGTCTAATAACTTGAGTCTGTGAGATGTCGTGCCAGGTTTCCAAGGTTTTCCACCTGGCACTCTTCTGGAATCAAATCCATTGCTAAATGGCTTTCCACTCATGCTTCTTAGAATACTGCCATCTAGGCTTCAACCTCACAAGTTGTTCCACCACCAGGGCATGCCGGGAGGAGGCACTCTGCCCCTTGTTTTACGAGGTGAATTGCCCCGTTCCCCAGTCTTGCCGATTTGAAAACTAATACTCGAGCCATGTTCTGACAATGGCTGCACAAAATCGGGTGCTCCAAATGAGCGTGGTCTACAGGAAACTTCACTAGATTGGCCATTCTCATTCTCCTCAGTGATTATGGTTCGGACAGTAATCATGTCCAAACCCTACTCTTTGTTGAACTGCATGAAAGGTCAAAGTAGCTCTCTGCAGCTTAATCTTTTGGTGCCGATGGCCGGGATCGAACCGGCACGCCCGAAGACACTGGCTTTTGAGACCAGCGCGTCTTCCAATTCCGCCACATCGGCACATTTCAAACCTTTGGTGCCCGATAAGAGACTCGAACTCTCACGCCTTGCGACAACAGATCCTAAGTCTGCCGCGTCTGCCAATTCCGCCAACCGGGCACTTACTAAACTCTTGTACGAACGAATGACGAGATGGGAAATGCCTTTCGGCTACCGCTGCCTTTGCCAGCTTGGCTACTCCCCGTCATGGTCGGGGAGACAGGACTCGAACCTGTGAAGACTTTCGTCGGCGGTTCCAAGATAACCCACTACTCTACGGCTCGTACAAAACTTGGTCGGGATGAAGGGAGTCGAACCCTCACGCTACTTGATTTCGCTCGTGGACCTGAACCACGCGTGTCTGCCATTTCACCACATCCCGAAACTCTACTTCAAAACTTTGGTCGGAGCGAAGGGATTCGAACCCTCCCGATGTTGCCACCATGAGCACCTCAAGCTCACGCGTCTGCCAGCTTCGCCACGCTCCGACATCTTCAAACTTCTGTTCTCACACTCTTGGGGAGATCCAACCCCCATCCACGTTGAATATTCTCCGAGTCCGTGGTCATGAACAACTCTTTGACCTTCCATCGGTCACTCGGATCCTTATCAAGATCTACCTCAACACCGGGCCTCAGTCGACGGTCAGCAGGCAGCCAGGTGATCATGTGGCTAGTTCCCTGTTGGATTAGTGCCTGAATCAGCTTCACGGTGTTCCTTTCAAATCTTTGGTGCAAGCGGAGGGATTTGAACCCCCAATGTTAGCTGCTAGAGCGGCAGATTTACAGTCTGCTGCGACCAACCGTATTCGCCTCGCTTGCACAAACAAAAACCACTCCCGGAGGAGTGGCTCTTGTGAACTTGGTTTTGAGGTCGTCTTATATGCCTCTCCACCTTGCCACAGAGCCACTCGGCAAGCTAAGGTAATAGCTTGACAGTGACGGGGACGAAGATAGAGACAGTAAACGCATGACGAAATTCCTCACTCTTACATGATACTCTACTGAGCGGAAAAGTAAAGCGGTTAGGAAAACTATTTTCCCGTGACGACGGATTTCTCTTTACGAGTGGCACTATTGGCAATGTCTTCATACTCGAATTCTTGGAGTTTGTGAAGGTTCTTCATCTGAAAACGAACACCCTGGGCTGCCGTGATCTCCTCATATCCTGTGGGAGTAGCTTCACCACGATAGATCTGGAGGAGAGGTCCTCCCTCAACAGGAAAAGCAATCAGGGGGAAATCTCTCATGTAGGCAGTTAGCTGATCGTCTTCCACCAGGTTGTCTTCGTTAAATTCTTCACCAGACTCTTCCTCTCATCAAGAGTACCAACACGACGAGATCAAGGTCAAAGGTCGCAAGTTTCACTCCGACCAGTACCTGGCGACGGTTGAGCATCCCATTCCTCCTGCCGGCGAATATCGTGTGACCCGCACCAGCTATGGCGGCGGCGGAACAGGCATGGGTCCCCATGACGTCTTTCCGGACGGTCATCGCGTGTATGCCAAGCCGGTCAATGCCGACGAGCCACTCATCTCATTCTATCAGACCGGCTGCTTCACGGCCATGATCGAAAATCCCAAGATTGTTTCAAGAGTCTGAATTCCTGTTCCTTCGTAGGAGTGGAAAATGAAATCAAAACTACTGAAGACAGCTGCTGGGGAAGAGTATGCTGTATTTCTTGGTGGAGATGATCAAAGCGAGGGTGGCCCTGTGATCTCCACCGGGATAACAGGTACTCTTGAGCAGATATTTTCGAGAACCGATCATTTGTACACCCGACTCAGTGAATTGGAGGTCTACTTCACGAATGTTGACCTTGCGAACTCCGTCGTCTTCTAGACCTTCCAGAAACTTCTGATCCACCAGTAGATATACATTGCCAAAGTAGTCTGGAGGAATGGTGACTGTTGCTTCATAGGGAGTATGTCCCTCTTTGGCGACTCGAACATGGTCACCTAGATCAACGGCGAGAGGAGGAAACCTTAGAATCTTTGCCATGAATGAAATCTACTCTCTTTTGCATATAATCGGTTAGCGGAGCCAGTATCAAGAGTTGGTCATTGCCGATTGGAGATCAGAATGAAACGTACTATCCTCTTTGTACTGCTGTTCATCGCCTCCGTGTGTGTAGTCACAGCACAGGATAAACCTGTTGTAAATAGAGTTGTTCCAACTGCCGCACCACCAATCCTTGGCACCGCTGATCGCCTTGCTCTCCAGGGCTTAGAGAAGATCAAGGCTGATGCTCAGAAACAATGGAGCGAGGCCAACGATCAGGAATTCGCTGTCATGCGTGAATGGCAAGTTGCTCATCCAGGCTGGCATGTCTTCTACAATCCTCAGGGCGACGCCAAGAACTTCACTATCGTGCAGGACGAGAAGCCCAAGACGAAGGTTGAAGAGAAGAAGTAGTCTTCTGTCTTCTGGACTCATAGTGGAGGGTCATGCTATGAGTCTGGAAAAGGTTGTTCTGCCGGGCAAGCGTCTCGGATGCAAAGCCAAGAAGATCGATTCAAGAACTCTGAAGATGGCCAAGTATTTGGCATCTGGTCTACCTCCAGCGCCTCCTTCTGTCGATTGGACCAAGAGCATCACTGTTTGGGGCATGATGCTTAACGACCAGCTTGGCTGTTGCACTATTGCCGGCCTCGGTCATGCAATTCAAACCTGGGTAAGCAACGCCAGCATGCCAAATGCTGACACCCTGAATGTCACTGATGCCGAGATTCTGAAAGGATACGAGGATTTCGATGAATACAACCCTCAAGATCCTTCCACTGATCAGGGCGGCATTGAGCTCGATGTGCTCAATGATTTCAAGAAGCAGGGATTCGCTGGCGCCACACTCTCTTCATTCGTTTCAGTGAACGTGAAGAACCTGGCAGAAGTTCGTCAGGCGATTGATCTATTTGGTGGGGTCTACATCGGAGTGGAGCTTCCGCTCTCGGCACAGGGTCAGACTATCTGGGATGTGATTCCAACGGATCCTGGTGAATCTAACCTGGCTGGATCATGGGGTGGTCACTGTGTGTGGGTGCCCAAGTACGATGAGACGAGCTTCACTTGCATCACATGGGGTGCACCACAAAAGATCACCGTGGAATTCTGGAAGGCGTATGTCGACGAGGCTTATGCTCTGCTCAGTCCACAGTGGATAGAAGCCATTCCACCAGTGGGTCGCTTTGATCTTGCAACCCTCCAGGCAGACATCGCACAGATCGGCTAGAATCTTTGCCAAGGAACGTCTGCTTCATCGTCTTCGGATTTTCCAACGAAGCGGACAGCTGCCTGAAAACTGGGCAAATCATTGAGAAGATCTGCTACGGTATACAGATCTTCTAGATTGTCTCCAAACTTTGGCGGAAGAAGGCTCAGTTGCATGTCTTCTTTCGCTTCGGGCCAAGCTACATTCCAGCGAGTCTCCCAGCCACAAATCCGGCGGCCATATTCGTAGACCTTGACATAAGGCCCACACCAGCCCACAGGAAATTGCCAGCTGAAACATAGCCAGGTCCAGATGGATCCGCATTGGTCAAGACGATGGTACTTCTTGACCTTCGTGCTATGGAGAACCAGAGGCTTTGGAATCAGCTTGAAATACACCCAGACCATGAGACCAATCACGGATGCACTCAGTAAGAAACTTACGATGAGTCGGCTAAGAATCACTTTGTCTTCCTTTCTTCTTGAGGGTATTGATCGTCCTCACCAGGTCGCTCACACAGGTCGTTGAAGAACTTTCCCATTCTTTTGATGACAGTTACAGTCCCAGGATGCGTTCAACCTCGGCATCGATGGCGTTCTGCTTGTCGCTGACGGTCTCGGTGACCACCTCGACCTCGTCTTCCGCTTCCATGACCGCCGTGCTGGTCTGGGGTTCGACAGCGAACGAGACCTGAACATTGGAGCCACGGAAAGGGTTGTTGGCGGTCGCGGCCAGAACGACTTCCAGAGCCTTGGACTTCTGCTCGTCGCCAGAGCCGAACATTGCCGCTTCGGCGCGAGCCGTTTCCTTGGTGTATCCAGGCTTCACGCGGATGCCAGTGCGGAAGTGATCGCTGTATTCGGTGATTGCGTTCAGGAGGTTGTATGCCGATCCGCGAATCTCGGGAATGGCGTTGCCGTCATTGGATTCGAACAGTTCGAGGATCTTCATGATAATGCGCTCGCGACGAGTTACTGCCTTGCCGTCTGCGGAGATCGGAAACATCGTGTTGACGACGGTCAGGACCGTTTCCTTGGTCATCTGACGTTCTGCCAGAGAGTTCAGCTTGATTTCCAGGAGTTCAGCATTCATGATCGCGCCATTCATCAGCATCTTGGCGTCTTCCATGCGCTGTTTGATCTCCTTGGTGTGGCGGAGGAACAACGTGGAGCCATTGCCGACGAGGGCCATGTTCAGGGTGTTCTCGCAGACCACGCGAGTCGAAGTGATCTTCGCGGTGCCGGAGGCCAGACCGTTGTGGGCGTTGGTGAAGAGCAGGTAGTTCTGGGAGATGTCGTTCGTGCCGGCGATGCGGATGTCCTGAGGAAGACGAGCCATGGTCCAAATGCGCTCACCCTTGCCCAGTGCACCGGCGGATTCATAGTGCGAGCCGGAACCTTCCAGCAGCGCGTCGACGAAATCGAAGGCATAACGATTTTGGATCGGAGTGTAGTCCTTGCCAACGTGGCCCAGGTACTGTCCGTCTGAGTCGCGGTAGATGCCGAATGTGTTGAGGAGAACCTCGGAGACGTTCGTGATGGGATTGATCATCGTAATGGGGTGCTTGCTGACGGTCCAGTCCAGGTGAGCCAACTTCATGGCCTCTTCCCAGGTGACTGCACCGGGAGTGCGCTGACCCAGCAAGTGCCAGGCTGCCTTGCGATCGCCCACGCAAAACATTGCGTCTTCGCCTTCTGCGGTGTGTTCAATGTTGTGTGCCATGTTTGGTATTCCTTTCTGGTTCGATTGTGAACTTACATGAGTTCTCTACTGAGTCGAAACTCGGATCGGTTAGTCGAAACACCAAGGTCTGGATCTGGATAGGCGAACTTGGTTCCGAATTCCTTCATCAGCTCGACCTGCTCGTTCACCAGATGCTGAGACCAGTTCCGTGAATCACCCGGATGCTGGGCAACTGCGACGAAGAGCGTGTTCGGGTCTCCACCGCTCATCATGGGCTTGATACCAGTCACCTGACCCAAGCCACCAACCACATCGTCTTCTCCGTGGTCGATGTAGAGACTTGTGGCAACATAGATGTAGTCGCCAATCTTGGGAACCCAGGGTTTGCCGGACTTGATCAGCTTACGGAGGACCGAGAGCTTCTTTTTGTCGAGTTGATTCTCGTCCGCGTGAGCCTGAGCCTTGGTGGGGAAAGTTTTCCCGGTGCGTTCACTCTGGAACCGTTTGACTTCAATCATTGGGACCCTCCGGTGGAAATATCTTGAGCCAGCATGTGGGGCAGTAGCCAGAGATCAATTGCTCACGAACCTCTTTGGATATGGATTTGAGAGCACGCTGGATGAGTTGACCGTTCTGCCAGTCAGTGAACTCGCTCTCAGGAATGTAGAGACGAGTGCTTTCCTTGCATTTTGGACAGGTCGTCAGTACAACGACACACCAGACGCCGTCATGATCTGTTTCATCTATGCAACTGAATGGCATTATTCTTCCTTCTTTCCTGTGCGAGCGAGTCGCTCCGCTTCCAAGCAAAGGATGGCTTTCTTGTACAGTTCATCCTTCGCAACCAGGGACTTGTAGGCTTTCTCAGAGGCAGCTTCGCGGCTCGACCCTGAGATGACAAGAGCGTCCATGATCTTGGCATGGACAGTCAGGTTGTGACGTACTCGCCGATCGTTTGTCTTGTAGTCGCGATTGTTTCCGAGGCCCATTAGAGTCCTCTTTCCTTGGCGATGCCGGTCGGTTTCCAGTACAGCGCCTTTGCGGATTCAGGGTGGAGATCGTCTACCGTACTTACGATGGGACGATCCCATTCTGGGCGCATGAACAGTAGAGGAACCTTTGAGGTTGAGCAGGGTGGGTTGATGCGATATTCCGTCCAGCCATCCTCTTCAAGAGCCAGACAGGCATCGGAGAAGCGAGCCTGATAGTCGCTTCTCCATTCGTGCTTGATATGTGCTACAGGAAACATTGTCCCCTCCTACTGGATCGAGATGTATGCCGGTTGATTGCCGTGAGGAGCGGTGCACCAGGTCAGGTACGAAGGATCGTACTTTCCAGGAGCGGCGGCAACCGCAGCCTTGAACTTGCCGACCGTGCCCACGCTGGCGAGCAGATCGAATGTGTTGGCAGCCTTGGAACCAGCCTTATACGGATTGGTGGAAGTCAGGGTGACGATGCGAGCCGAATCGGCAAATCCCTTCTTGGCGACGGGAGCCTTGGGAGCAGGAATCGGAGGAACTGAAACTGGCACATTGCCGAAGAGCGGTGCCGGCACAACAGGAGCCGGTCCAACGCGGAAGTGTTTCAGAGCCATCTTGACGTCTTCGTCCCGATACAACATGACCTTGCCGGTGCGGGTGTTCTTGCCCACGATGGGATAGGTCGTGCGCTTAGGTTCGATGCCGATGATCTGGATCTCTTCGCCACGGACAATGAACTTGGCATTGAAGTCGCTGGGATCAAGGCCAAACATGTGGCAGTACTTGGGGAAGTTGAGTGCCCGCATATCGACCGCCGCGCCACTTGTGGTGACCGACAGGATTTCGAGTTTCATGTTTCCGCTGTTACCGTCACGATCGTATGAGGCACCCGCACCCTTGATGGTCACGCCATGCTTTTGGCCAACGGACAGGAGGGCTGCGTCGATATCGATCCGGAGAGCTTTCAAGAGTGTTACTTCAATCTTCGCCATGAGCTTCTCTACGGAACTCATGCGAGAAACGGTTAGGATGGATTGAACTTCAAATTCCTTCCCGCTTCGAAGTATTCCCAAGGATCCTTGAACTCGTCATTCAGGAATCTAACTTTGTATCCTTCTCGCTGAAGACGCTGGGAGTATTTCAGTCCGGTCTCATCAGAGTCGAGGAGGAAGATGATGTCAAGTCCTTCCATGAACTTGAAGTGAGCCTCCGAAGCGAAGGCAGATCCCAATCCTACGCTCTGTCCTTCCTCCATGAGATCACAGGCGATGTGATCGTATAGACCTTCGACGACATAGACCGGCTTGGAGGGGTCAACCTTCTGAAGTCCAAAGGTGGCTTGTCTCCCATGAGAGAAAAGCCACTTACACATGAGACTGCTGATGTGATCGTCCACGAAGCGGAAGACCAGGCAGTTCAGATTTCCCTGTCGATCGTAGCTGGGGCAGGTCATGAACTCTTCTTGAGTGAGGTCGACAACGAATCCCAGGTTGGCCAGGATAGCACTTGAGATAAGCATCGCATCCCGGTTGAATGGAAAGTAGTTCTTCCATGACGTATACTGATGGGGTTCCCATTTCCAGCTGGAGATTCCGTAGTTCGGAGCGACCTCGAGTGGAAACTTCCGGTCGGTCAGAAATTTGGTCACCCGTTCACTGATGGGTCGACTCAGGAAGGCCATAGTCTCTTCAAGCGAGATTGGTGGGTAGTGGGGAGTGTAAGGAATCTTCATGCGTTGGGCGATGTGGGCAGCATACTCAGGGAAGACAGTATGGACATCCAGCATCTCCTGAATCCCATCGGTTCCCACTATGGCCTTGATGATGTCGTCATCGTCTTCATTGACGAAGTACTCAAGAAGTGGGCAAGGATCAATGAACAGTTTTTTGACAAAGGATTTAGTCTTTCCCATGCATTATGGGTACTCACTTTCTTATGCCCTGCGCCATTTCGCCTCGTGAATTTCCGAAAGTCGTCAACGACCTTGAGAGGTTACACTTCTCATCGAATGTCCAGTCTGTCTTCAAGAAAGAGTCGAATACCAATCCGGCTCTCATTGTGAAGATGATGGAAGCTGTTCCACGTAACCAGCGTGTGAGGAACGGAACGCAAGAGGAAACTCTCATCAGAGGAGGAGATCCACTTGCTTTGCTCAAGTACATGGATCTCGTGGGTATCGGAGAGTGGCCTGCTGCTGAAGATACTCTCGCAACCTCAGTGAAGAGTGCGATCGGATATGTCGAGCAGATAGGCAACAAACCATTCCCCAAGGGAGAGCCTCAAATCGCGACCCAGGCCAACCTGGCCTTCTGGTATGCCACTGAGGTTCTGAAGACAAGATTTCCTGCCGGCGAGCCAGCTATCAAGACAAGACCCAAGATCTGGGCTGCCTACGTCGAGGAGCTAGAAGAAATGGGTCAAGATTTGCCTGAACAGGATTGGGAAGAACTGCCTGGGATCACAGTTGAGCCACCCAAGAAGAGGAGACCATAATGCCTAGATTCATGTCAAGTCTCCTGAAGGACGCTGCCTCCAATGCTGTCATCAAAGAGGCACAGGCTCGGTTCGGCGGCAATCCTGATTTTCCGAAGGATGAGATCGGCGTCTCGCGCCTGTTTAGTCGTCTAGACAACCTGGTGCCCAAAGAAGTTCAGGCCTCTGGAATCGGCAAGCAGATCTACTTCTTCCTGCTCAAGTTGCTCTTCAAAGAAACTCCTCCCGGATTCGTTCTGGGAGAGGATGACTACAAAGTCAAGCCTCTGATCAAATCCTATTGCAACGCTCTAGACAAACAGCAGCTGGCTGCTCAAGATCGTAGTCTCGACAGATACCGCAACCTTGAGGAGCTAGAGACCACGCTGGAGGCTATCGAGGAGAAGAAGGTTCCCAAGCTGGAGGAAGGCAAGAAGTCCGTCTACACTCCACAAGAGGAAGCAATCATCAAGAAGGGATCGAAGATCATCTACGACAGCGGCGGCTGGACAGTTTACAAGTGCCCACAGTCCTCTGCTCCGGATGTCCTGGCTGCTGTTAAGCTCCTTTGCGATAACCCTCGGCATCATGTTTCTTGGTGCGTGGGAAGAGGAGCGACTCAGTATCAAGGAGTTGGCGACTTCTTTGTCTTTCAGCAGAATGGCATCTCCCGATATGCTGTATCCTCTAATCAGGGGAAGGACTTCACGATCTGGAATGCCAACGACACTCCTATCTTCAGCGCCAATCAGTGGGGAGAAGAGGCTAAGAATCGGTCGCAAGAGAAACCCATCGCTCAGATGATGCGAGCAGTGGCCAAGAAGAACGGCATACCATTCGACCTGAATACCCTGAGTGTCTTGCCTCAGGACCTCCTCGTACCACTGAAGGCAGTTTACAAGAAGGAACCAGCACTCGCTTTCATGCCGGAAGCCGCACTCAATCCAGACCGAAAGCTGTCGGAGAATGTGCACAAGATCCTTCACCTGATGTCTGCCAGGGATCTAGTTGGCGATCTGAATCCTATGTTCGACAGTTACTCTGCGGCTCTCGTTGGTATGAATGTTCTGGCGGCGGCTGTGGGCAAGAAGGTCAACATGGACTTTGACGAAGCGGCATTCAAGATGATGAACAGTCGGTGTCTCGAGGGATATCTAGAAGCAGCAGCCGGGCAGGGTGTTCTGAAGATCCCCAAGCCTCTGGATGACATGCTCCTGCAACTGATGTACGACTGGGCTCACGAATAGGAGATCTATGAAAAGTGCATTGCTGAAACTCGCAGTTGGTAGCGACATCGCTCTTCGTGAACCCGGTGGAGAAATTGAAGAGTTCATCGAGAACTACGACAGGGGAAGATTCCTCGAGTTCGTGAAGAGAAATGCTGATGAGTACAATTCAGTGAGCATCCTTGAGCACTACATCACTGACAAGGCCTCGGCTCTCATGTATAAGAAGCTCGTCACTCGCTGCGCCGAAGAGCTTGTCAGCATGAACCCTGGGTCCACCGGAATGGACCTTCCCTACCCAGTGGGTCGGTATGCCTTCAGTGCAATCGGGATGAAGTTCCCCAATGCATTCTTGGAGCACTTCTCCGGTGAGCAAGCCATGGATGCCTATTTCGGAGCATGCTACAATTCGGATCGCTACACCAGTGAGTACGAACCTGGTGCCGAAGAGATTCTGAAGAAGATCACTCTGGCTAATGTTCCCTGGATCAAGGTCGCCAACCAGGTGCTCGCTGGTCAGGACTACTATGCCTCTATGCTCTCAGTGGTAGGAGTAGAGGACATCATCGCGCTTTGGGGTGAACAGGTTCTCGGTGATTGGTGGAGGAGACTTTCCTATAACAAGGCCAAAAAGTTCTGCTCCAACATTGGTGACATGACTGGCATGGAAGACGAGTACTGGAATGCCTTTGCTGGAAAGTTTGGTGACAAACCTGAGCCAGGAGCAAAGCAGCAACTCAAAGACTGGCGTCAGGAAGGTATCGGTGCTCCACCTCGTCGAAGAGAGTTAGAGTAGGGAGAATCATGAGAGCCAAGAGTGCATTGACAGAAAGTCTCCAACGTGAGCGGTCTCGTCGAAATCCTTGAGGAGTACGATCGCGAGGGATTCATGGATTTCGTCCGTCGTGAAGCGCATAATAGTCGGATCTCTGGTGAGTTGGAGATGATGAACCTAGACAGGGCCAGCGCCGTACTTAGAGCATCAACGTGTTGCCCAGACTGGGAAAAGAAGGACTCCCGAAGAATGCAAAAGATACACGGATCTAAGAACGGAGTACTGGTCAGATATCAGCAAACGTACAGCCATGTCTGATAAATTGAAGAATCGTGAAAAGAGTCCTGAGCATAGACAAAAGCTGAGGGAAGCCGCGCTACGAAGAGCCGCAAGAGAACGTGATGGTCATATCGTCCAGTGCCTTTCCTTCCAGGTGGGACCATACCCCATGATGGAAACCGGAACACCCAGCTTGTCCTTGAAGTAGACGTCAGTCGCAACAACGTCGTTGTGGCTGAGAGCAATCTCATCGAGACCACCGATGATGCCTATGGCCTTCTTGGCGACGTCGAAATCGAACTTGCCCACGCGCCAGGGGCCTTGCCAGGATCCGTTCGTGTTGTGAAGTTCTCCTCGTTGCAACATCATCCTAACGAGATCCTGATCCTCAACAACATCGTTCGTTTGATATTCAGTCGGAAATGGACCAGCGCCGTGCCGCGTGAAGTATGTCCGGAAGCATCCAATTCTCTTGATCGTTCCTTCGAACTCAGCTTTTGTCAGGAGTTTGTATGCATTGCCGAAGGTGCAGTCAGTCCAGGTGTAGAAAGGAGGATCGCCATGAAGTTCATCCAAGAGCACTCCCTGCGCGCCTTCGAAGATCATCACGTTCTCAGTCGGCATCTCATTCACGACTTGACCGGGCCAATTGTAGTACAACTGAGCGAACTCCAGATTGCTCTGCTTGATACCGGCATCCTTACGAGCGAGGAAATCCTTGTACATCCCGATGTAGTGATGGACCTGCATCTCCAAGATGTCAGCCACTCTTCGTCTGTCGAATAGATCGCCGGCATAGAGCGTGATGTCAGGGTTCTCCAGGGACATCCTACGAGCTTCCCCAATTCCTTGGCCGCAGCTGCCATGACGACCTTCGCCGCGCTCCTCTTCGAGCATCCGATTCACAATCACATGGAGTGGAGTAACGATCACACACTTCCGGTGTACGGTCAATCGATCCCAGATGTTCTTGATTCCAAGCTCGATCAGATGATCGGCTTCGTTCATCTGTGCGATGGGATTCACCATCATGTACTTGGACAGATGAGTCCTCACCTTGGGAGAAAATGAGCCAGAACCAAACTGAGCAAACGTGTGATGTTTCTTATCAGGGAGAACTACATTGTGTGCGGCCTGAGGACCACCGTTGAATCTGACATTGAGGGTGGCTCCGAGTTCACGAGAAAGAAAGTCGACAGTCGCTCCCTTTCCTTCATCACCCCACACCATTCCTTGCACTAACACAGCAGTACTCATGCCATCCTCTACGGAAACTAGGGTTGGATCGGTTACAATTCGTCTTGTTCTTGTTCTAGAAAGAGTCTCTTGGTTTTAAGCTGAGCCTGTGGAGTGACTCTGTGAGCACGGCCTTCTCCGATCAGGTACTCGCCTGTCCGTCGTGCTTCCTGGCGCAGCCGGAGCCTCTCAGCCCGGTCACGTTCGGCTCCATGCTCCTGGTCCTCGCGATCAATCACCTGGAAGCGAGTTTCAAGTCCACGATCGCGACGAAGGGTCTCTTCCTGAACACGAAGATTGTCAGCTTGATTGGTAGAGAACTGAGCAAACTCTCTCACTTCCTGCTCATTGAGAGTCACTGGATAGGCTTTCTCTCCAATGAGGACCGCCAGAATTACACGAGGTGGAATGACAGCGTTGTTCTTGGGATTGGGGAGCAGAATCAGGCCAGTGGGAATAAGCATGTGATCACGAGGATTTGCTGGGTCCTCGATCTTGAGTCCTTCTCGTACCAACTGCAGGTAGAAGTTCTCAGGGGTTGGCAGTTCGGTTAGGATCTTCATGATGTTCCTCGACTGGTTTCAAACTGGCAAAAAACTCATCGGTTTCCTTGCGCAATGCTTGGATTTCACGTTCTGTAAAGTATCGGACGCCGCTGTCTGGACAGATGAGATGTTCGGTGAACGACTTCACATGATCTTCAATGACCTTGCCGATGTATCGTATCTTGTCTTCCATGGGAAGAATCATGTCCCATTCCCGGTCGGAAGTCAGGGTCAGAATTTCGGCGGCGATTTGTGTGTGACGCTTAGGCATGATCAGATGCCTTCTTGAACTCAATCTTGTTGGCGTCTTCCAACTTGACCCAGAATCGAATTGCACGAGTCTTCTTCGACTTGGATCCTGGCTTTGGTGGAAGTCCCTTCCAGTAGAAGGTGATCGAGTCGTAGTCAGAAACTCCCTTGCGAATGTAGATCCGATCTATCTTGAGAAGAGATCCCTTTGGAATGACACAGGGTCTTGATTTCATACTCTTGTTAGAGTAGAAATAGTCCCAGTACTCCTTGGTGACATCCCCTAGAAACACAAGAAAATCGTAATTTCGTCTCTCATTCCAAAGTCCAAACTCCCAGTTGGAAGTAAGAACGATCTCATCGCCTATGGAGGGAATGTACATCTTCATCGGGATCACCTGAAATGCGGGCCTTTCGACCCGCACTCCGATTGTGCACTAGATCTTTTCAGCGTTGATTGTTCTTCCACTGTAAGTGTAACCCGCACTATCACGGGACAACACCACAGTCTCATGTCCGTTTCCGACGAAACTTGCTACTTCGCCAGTAATGCGGTCACCTTTTGTGGCAATTCCATCACTCACGATAGTCACCCTATCGCCCACTTGAATGGTTCCGGTTCTACCCTCACCCTGTTGTAATGCTCTCATTTCTCTCCTTCTGCAATTGGCTTACAGAGAAGCCAGCAGTGCGTCGGCCTTCTCATCCTTGAGAGGATCAGGAGGAGTGGACATGTCGGCGATGGTGCGGTTGAACTCTTCCTTGGCCACATTCGACTTGGCATCGATACGGTCAGAGATGTTGTCGACGCTCTCACCATTCAGGGCGTCTGTAGCGAACGACTGGATCTGCTGGAGGTTCTTGGTTGCCTGACCCAGAGCAGCAGCACCGGCATCCTTGGACTTGAGCAGCTGCAAACGGGAGTAGATCTCCTGATGCTTCGCTACCAGTTTGTCCTTGGCTCCGTCAAGCGCGATAGAGTTGGCCTGAGCCGCGTCAAGCTGTGACTGAATGGCCGCCAGTTCATTCTGGTGGAGGAGGATCTGATCGACCTCATTCTTGGCATAACCCAATGAAGTCGGGTCGCCCTTTGACTTCCAGGCCTTGGCGCGAGCGGTGCTCTCGTTGATCTGTGCCTGCTTGGCATCGTGCTGGCTTTGGAGGGTCGTGACGTTGGCCGCCGCGACCGCCGCCAGGTGCTTGGTGGTATCGATGTTCTGTTCGAACTCCCGAACCTTCTGTGTGAGGACAGGAATGGAGTCCATATCGATGGCGGCATCGGCTGCTTCATGAGCATGCGCCATCACGAGGGTACGCATTTTGGAAAATAGGCTTTCAGCCATGGTGGTTCAGTTCCTTTCAGTGCACGAGGTTAGGCAATGGGTGAAGGTGGTGTCTTCAGAGCATCGACAAGGGTGTGAAGTTCGGAGACAACTGTTTCCAAACGATCGTAGACACTGGGCTCTTCTTCCTCGTCCACAAAATGAGGCTTGATGAAGAAAATCTCATTCCAGGTCGGTCCGTCGGGTTCGTAGCTGCGCTCGAACATACGATTCAGATCCGGGTTGCCATTGGGCTGAACAATACCCAAGGCAAGCAGTTCGGCCCATCCGGGCCACAGGCCGCTCCAGCGAGCGAACAGAGGATCATGGTTGACACAAGTATCTGGGTCACATTGAAGTCTCTGTCCGCCGCAGACGGAGCAACGCTCGGTGTCACAGTTCTGGTTGTGAGGCTGACCAGGCAGTGCACCACAGTCATGACAGGTTGTCAATTGTCTTTGAGGCATCGTATTCTTCTTTCCTAGAAGCCGGAGTCGTCCCCACTGGAAGTGCCACCGCCGCTGTCTCCACTACCCCAACTGGAGTCACTGCCGCTGGATGATGAAGAATCATCGTCATCGCTCTTGCTGGATCCCCAGGAAGAGTCATTTCCGGATGATACCCTTTCTTCTGGCTCGGGATCCGGCTCACGCACAGGCTCACGATATACAGGATCGCGATACACTGGGCGATCGTCGTAGCGAGGACGGTCAGCCAGGATCTCGCCGGCAATCAGGCCGCTGGTGAAGTCTCCACTGTTATCGTGCTCATGGATAACCACGGTGCTCTGAACAGGAGGAGCAGCCTGAGGACTATACGGTGGAGGAGTGGGAGCACTGCTCCTTGGAGCATAGGACGGAGATGGAGTTGGACGAGGATACTGACGAGAAGACCTGCCGCCAGTCGAAGGATGCAGGACGTCCTGTAGATCATTTTCGAACTTCTGCCAACTGCTGGCGATGTCGTTGTAGGCTTCCATTGACAGTCCATCCGTGGTGGGGTCATACTTGACCGCTCCGGAGAGGTTCGCATACTTGGCCGCGAAGGTAGAGTAGAGGGTGCTGGTCTTGTCCATGGCAGAGAATGCATCGGTCGCGTTGTTGCAAGCACGGATGGCAGTCTGCTGAGCAGCATCAGTTGCCGACTTGGTAAGTTGGCGCCGATTGTAGAGAGCCCAGATGATCCAAACGACGATACCCAGAGCAGATAGGAACAGGAGCCACTTGAAGAATGTCCAGAGTCCGCTGTAATCGGTCGCTTGGTTGATCGTGGTCTTCTGCACAGGATGCTTGGCCTGATCATGGAAGGCAACCAGCTTCAAATTCAGAGCCTGGATGGTCGCATTGGCTCCGTCTGCCCATTGCTGCTTCTTGTATAGAGGATTGGCCGCCGTGGAGTAGAGTGAGTCCACTTCCTCCTTGGAACCGAAGACGTGAACGTATGAATCACCCAGGAAGATGTTCTTCTTCCGCTCTGCAGGAGCGACAGCAATCACGATGAGATTGCCCTTGGCGGTGCCGTTAGGTGCTTGCCAGGACTTGCAGTTCTTGACATATGCGTTGTATGCGTTCTGTAGATTGCCGCCGTACTTCGCCATCGAAACCGCGATCACATGGACATCGGCTCCCTGATCGACCAAGGGGTCCGGATTGATAGTGCCTTGAAGTACACCCGTCTCATCGCTGACTGTGGAGCAAGACTGAGCGTACACAGCGACCGGCCATAGAAGAATGGTGGCCAAGAGTGTAACGAACATTGTTGGAATCAGATACCTTTTCATGGGTGTAGCTTCCTCGTTTCTGTTTCCAGGGTCCTGACCGAAGCCAGAACCCTAGAATTTGCCGGCTGCTTACAGACGGGCTGCGCTTCCTGCTCCGCTCTTCACCAGTTCCCCGGTGGCCTTCGCGGACTTCGGAATCTTCGCCAGTGCTGCAGTGACCAGTTCCTTCGCGTCCTTCTTGCTGGTGCCCGAAGCGACCAAGTCATGGATTGCCGTGTCTTCGTCCAGGTTCTGCTCGTTCAGACCGACCGTGGTCCCGATGAGCTCGCAGATCATGTTCGGGTGCTGGAGTTCCAGAACGAACTCGTCGCCGAACAGCTGCTTGTACTGCTTGAGTGCATGGTCGTATCCCTGACGCGGCCAGATGATGTAGACCGTGTACAGCTTGCGCAGGTCTTCGATGACCTCGGCAATGGGGATGTTCTTCTGGATTGTGTCGCCGAAGATGTCCTTGACTTCATGCTTGTCGACAAAGTCGAAGATCGGCTCGTCGCAGTACATGAACAAGTAACCCTTCTTGCCGCGCTTCTCGAAGCAGTCCAGGACCGTCTTGTAGGCATAGGCATACATGATGAGATCGTAAGACTCTCCGTCATTGCCGCCGCCGTCGCCCACCAGCCAGATGTTGCGCAGGTGCTCGTCGATGCGAATATCGGATTCAAAGTCGGACATCTGGACTGACTTCCGGCCCTCGACCTTGTAATCGTCGTTGGCAGCGAAAGAGACCTGAGGATCCTTGATGTACTTGGTGAGCAAGCCCATCAGCTTGTCGAGGACCTTCTGGGCTTCGCGTGCCCGGGAGATGTTGGAGCCGGTCACGTCGAAACTGACCGCGATGGCGTTGGACTCGGGGTGCTCGGCGGAGTCGCGGCTCTCGAGCTTTCCGAACGGTTTGGTGTTGATGCGACGAGGATCCAGGTTGTCGTGAATTGAACTCGCGGATGCAGAGTAGGCAAAATCATCGACCTTGGCTGCAACCCTGGCTGTGCTCGTGGAACGATATACGGTGCTATCCCAGCTGCCACCACCCATTGCGTGGTCTCCTTCTTTACTTCTGTTTGGCCGGTCCTCCCGGCACATTGAAGTCATGCCACTGCGGTGCTCCGTAGATGGCCTTCTGAATTCCCAAAAATTCCTGGAAATACTGCATTGTTTGAGCCGGTCTTTGCTTTGGATTCTTCTCTACCCACCGGCGAATAGAATCGGTTATTTCCTTGGGCACGGTCTTGTCGCACATTTCGAGCATTGTCATTGCGCCCATGTACAAATCCGTAGAATGATCCAACGGTTTCTTGGCCACAATCTCCGGAGCATACAGTCTTTGGTAAGCAGGAACCCAGGCCGACAAACGGGTGCGAGTCTTGTGTTCGATAGAGTAGCACCAATCCACTAGACGTATCGAGTGCTTGCGGATGTCGCGGGTCGTGCTTCCATCATTGTCCGGATAGAACATGATGTGACACGGAAGAACCGCTCCATGAATGACTCCCGATCGATACGTCCAGTCCAGTAGTACAACCATACGCTTCCACATCCAGACGATTGTTCGACCGTCAAGTCCCTGAGGCATCAGGTTGTGAACTTCATTCAGGTTCAGGTATCCAAGAAAGGCGTCCTGAATGTTGATGCGTCTCTTCAGAGTTCCTTCGGTCAGCAGGAAGCTGTCGAACACTTTGGGGATGCACTGTTGCCAGATCTTCCCATCGTGAGTTTCCATCTTCTTGCGAACGATGTCAGTGTTGGTCCGTTCTGCCTTGAGGAAGTCATTGTCAGCGGAGTGGCGGCATGCCTTGATGAGAATCGGAGTCATGAAACCCTTCTCATAACCCCAATGGATGTCTGCCATGTCGCCGGCACACAAGGTTCTCTGCCGAACGTACTCTGCATATCCATTCTCAGTTTTGCCGACTATGGTAATCTGCTCTCGTCCGTGGATGGCAACCTTATGTCCCCACTTGCCTTCCTTGATGAGTTCCAAGGCTCGAGTGTACCAGGTGCCAATCAGGCTGAAGACCTCATCAGCGAGGGCCTTCTCAGTGGGATGCGTATCCGGATAGACGGCCTTGGCCAACATTTTGTAGTTGGTCTTGACGTGCCGAAGCATGTCCTCTTCAGACCCTGTGAAGTTTCCAAAGATGTCCTCGTATGTAAGCGCAGAGTCGAGTGTAGACTTGATTATTTCTATTTCCGTGAGCATCCGGTCCTTTCAGAGAGTTGTCTGATACGGGCAACGAGAGAAAGCTGCTCGGTCGTGAGTTGTCTGATCTCTCTTTTTGGTAGAAGTGTGCTGAGTCTAGCAATACCAGGAATAGGAAGATCGTACCGGGCGAGAAGATCATTACGAGACGAGTTCACGTCATGAGTTTCAATCCAGTTCGCCCACATGGACAATGCTTGAGAGATCAACTCGTCGTCAGTCATGCTGTGGGGATCCAAAACTCCTCCGGATTGCATCCTTGTGATCGTTGAACCACTTCATTCTCTTCTTGTGATTGTTGAGAAGACCTGATGAGGCTCCACATTTGCAGTAGGCTTTGCCATAGTAGACGCCACCATGGATCCCAGCCGGGTCAGCAAGAGTAGAAAATGCATGACCGGGTATCGCTGGATTCTTGATGACTCGAGGCTTCTTCCTACTTGCCAAGTTCTTTTCTCAACCTCTCAAACTCTGCTTCTTTGCGCTTGCGTTCACGTACCTGTTCAGCAAGGAGTGAGGCGTTCCTGTTGGCCTCAGTTTGCTCCTTCAACTTAGTGAAGAACTGCTTGCGCAGATCGTAGTCGCATGCCGTAGCAAGGGGGAGGGAGATGGAAACACCCTCTGCTCGATCTCCGTCATAGCTGTCCTTCTCACTTCCACGAAGATTCATGGATGAGGCCGGGTCACCAGCCAAGTCCCAGGAAAACTCGTCAATGTACCGATGTCTGGCGGAGACTGCTTGTTGCCAGTCCTTCCGGATGTCGTCAAAGAAGCTGGTACTTTCGAGCCTTTCCTTGATGAAGCTGAGGATCCGAACCTGGTCAGTGATGTCAGGAATGAAATTCTCAAAGATTCCATCCAGGGTGTCGTAGCTCAGATCACCGGGAGGCAGGACGATTACTCGAGGAGGAATTGCTGCTCCCTCGGGCATCGGCACTGCAGGAGAATCCACTCCGAGGATAGTCTTGCCACCAACCGGACCATCTCCGGTCAGAGGATCCCATCCTTCATACACTCGCAGCATCTGACTCATGAAGCCACCAATTCAATTTCCTCGTACTCGACCGGGATGGTCCGTTCTCCATCCACCACGTGGTCCAACATCACTACAGCTTCGTGCTCTGTCTGGTTGGAGTAGATCACAATTCCCAGGGCGTCCTTGAACGGGCAGTCTGCTATGATCTTGACTCGGCTGCCCTTGGTGAAGCTGGTGAAGCTGTACATTTTGGCTCTCCGCTTAGTGCTTTGAGTCTACTTCTTCACTGACAGTAGCCACGTTAAACGTCACTTTGCGCGGCTTACCTTTTGGCCCTTTTCTGTCCATGCCGCAAATGAGGATGACCACCTGTGGATTGGACTTCATAACTTCGTAGTCCTTCCCAATTACCCAGTTGCCGTCGCATCCTCCTGCCCATCCTGTAAGGTCGCTCAGGGTATAACGCAGGTTGCCTATCGTGCCTTCGATAAACTGCATTCCAAAAGCTGTGTGGTAAGTCTTCTCGGCATCGGTGGCTTTGTGGATAGAACTGACATGCAATATCGCAGGAGCAGTTTCAGGCTGTTGAGCTGATGTGACCAAGGAGGTCAAAACGAGTGAGATAGCACCAAACAGAAATCGAATTTTCATTTCCTGACTTCCTGTATCAGAGGTAGAGGCACGTCCTGTGATACAACTTTGTGAATATGGATGCGGTCAGATTGCCAAATTCGTTACCAAGAACGGTCGACATCTCTGTGCGAATCCAAACGCTTGTCCTGCGAAGAAAACCAAGGTTGACAGAACCAATCTTCAGAGGTACGGGGTTCGATTCCCCAACCAGTCCTCTACGGTGCTTGAAAGAGGAAAGGTTACTTCTCTTCTCAAGTATGGAGTTGAACATCCATTCCAGTCCGAACAGGTGCAACAAACAGCAGCCAATACCAACATGAAGAAATACGGAGTTGCTAACGTCTTCGCTTCCAAGTCAGTCCAGGATAAGATCAAAACAACTAACCTAGAGAGACGTGGAGTTGCAAATCCAAGCCAGGATCCGTTCGTAGAAAAGAAGAGGACAGACACCATGTTCAGAAAGTATGGTGTCAAATACATCATGCAGCATCCCATGTACTACCGCATAAGTCGAAAGAATGCATTGAAAGTTCAGCCTATCGAGGTAGATGGTAAACTCTTCACTGTTCACTCCAAAGAAGAGGGTAAGGTGCTGGTGGAACTCGTTGCCTCAGGATTCCGAGCCAGCGAACTTGAGACCGATCCTTCTAGGATGCCTCCCATTCTCTATACCAATCCAGAGACAGATAAGACATCCAGATATTTCCCTGACATTTTCGTGCCTCGCCTCAACTGGCTGATCGAAGTGAAGTGTAACTACACATTCACCAACAACAAAGAACTAAACTTGGCGAAGCGCAAGGCTTGCAAAGACCTGGGATTTCAGTACAACTTCATCATTCGTTAGTCGACAACGTCCTCTAGTCGACAACGTCCTCTACTTCAAACACCGGAGTCGTCGCTTCATAAGAGATGTTGTGCTTCAAGAAAGTGGCACGAACCCAATCCTCGCCAACAGTCCTGACACCGTGCTTCGCAGCATCCTTTTGCTTGTTTGCGCCGGGAGCATTTCCAATAATGAGGACGTTGGTTTTCTTGCTGACACCGCTCTTCTTTGTAGCTCCAAGACTTTCCAGCTTCTTCTCAACCATTTCACGAGGCTGAGCTAGATCGCCGGTGATGCAGAAGGTCATCCCGTCCAGCGGCATTCCTGTCGTGTCGCGAACCATCTGGCTCTTGGGGCGGACACCCGCGTCGAACAGATTCTTCACCAGATCCTTGTTGCCCTGATCGGAAGCCCAGGTGGTCAATGATGCCATCTTGCGTGGTCCAAACCCCTCAGTCCCCGCTGGAAGAGCAAGGAACTTGTCGCAAAGGGTTTCCATTGCATCGGCGTCAAGTTTCAGGACGTTCGCGAGAGTCTTGCCTAACGAGTGCCCGATCATCGGGATGCCCAGGGCGGCGATCCAACGATTCCAACCAGCGTTCTTTGCGGTCTGTACTGACTTGGCCATCTTCACCACGGCCACACCGGAAGTGAACCCGATCTTGTTGTGGAGGTTGGCAGCAACCTTGTCATCGCCATGCTTCTGGATGCTAGCGAAAACGTCATCCGCGAAGCAGACCAGGTCGGACATGTTGCGAACGTATCCTCTGGACACCAGCTGGTCGGCCAACTCCGGTCCCAGTGCGTCGATTTCAAGAGTCTCGCGATCCGCGACCGCATACAGGTGATGGGCCAGGGTGCCGGGGCAAGAGGAGTTGCCGCATTCATGGGTTACGACCTTGGCATCGCTCTCGCTTTCGATTACCGCATGACCGCAGTCAGGGCAAACTGTAGGAGGCAGGATCTCGATTAACTGAGACCTCTTGGCGGCATCGCGATGACCATCAATCGGACAATCTGAGCTAAAGTTGTCTTCTTTTCCAAATCCTCGATCGCAAGTGCACTCAATCATTTTTCCCTTTCTTATTCTCTCTACGTCTAAATTTGCTAATTCGGTTAAGATTTGACTTCCTATTCCTATGGTGAGGAGACGATTGGGATGGGAAAGACCTGGAAGTGGAGCAAGCCAGAGGAGTACGTGGGAAATGACTTGTGTAACTATGGATGTGAACAGCTAGCTCATTGGAAGATGAAGAACGGAAGATTGTGTTGTAGTTCTCACAATTCTCAGTGTCCGATTGTTCGACATAACCGGCCTCAATCTCAGATGATGAAGAGTACTGAGGGGCAAAAGAAGCTACAAGATCAGAGGATGATGAAAACAGGATTTGCAACTCCCTTTGAAGACCCTGCTTTTCTGAGTAGGTGTAATAGGATTGCTCATGACCGATATGGGGTTGAGAACGTGTTTCAAGCTGATGCAGTGAAGGCAAAAAGTAGAAGTACACTCGTACAACGCTATGGGAAATCAAACATCTCTCAAGTGTCTGGTATTCAAGAGAAGAAAAATGCTTCTTGCTTGAAGAACTACGGGGTCTTAAATCCTCAGCAGTCTCCAGAAGTAAAGCAAAAGGTACAGGCCACCTGTCTAAAAAGGTATGGGGTTCCTCATCCGTTGCAAAACCTGGACATAGCTCGAAAGGTTCTAAACCATGGTTTCCAGAGAACGACCTACTACTTGCCGTCTGGGAAGTCAGTCGTTTTGTCAGGATACGAGCCATTTGTCCTAGATGAACTTCTGCTTCAAGGTTTCTCTGAAAGAGATTTCGATTTTGAACTCAATCTACCTGAAATTCGTTACTTGGCTTCTGATGGCAAGATGAGAAGATACTATCCTGACTTTTACATTCCACGTCTCAACTGGATCATTGAAGTGAAGAGTATCTACACGTATTTCAAGGAAAGAAGGGATGTCCTGGCAAAGATGAAGGCATGCAAAGATTTGGGATATGCCTACAACCTGCTCATTCGGGTAATCCATCCAAAACTCGTGTTACAACAGGTATTACGTCACCCGAACGGATCACTTCGATCCGGCTGTTGATCTTTAAGCCCAGATTTCGGATCCAGGTGATGTTGTTCAAGTTGACCCTTGTTATTGTAGCTCCAGCCAGTACAATGGGGTCTACAATTCCTACGGGAGTCAGCTTTCCGGTTCTTCCATTTGACCAAATCACTTCTCTCAAGTGAGTGATTCCTTTGGCGTTCTGCGGCTTGAAGCAGACCTGATAGTTGGTGGTGTTCGAACTCACACCCAGGCTGGAGCGAAGCTGGTGGCTATCCACCTTGATGACCACGCCGTCGGCGATGATGTCGCTCTTCTCGTTTGCGGCCAGGATTTCGTCAACCTTTGGGATCACAAACGATTCACTGAAGACAACCTGACCCTCATACTTTGCAAATCCATAATTGAAGAGCATGAGCATCCGGCGATAGGAGGAATCGGGGAGTGATACATCCTGCTCGGGAGAGTAGGCATCCCAGGGGATGAACTGAATGTCGCGGCTGGCCACAACGCTCAGGTCCTTCTGCTTCATGGTGCCGGCAGTAAGGTTGCGTGTGGACATGTAAGGCTTGCCACCCTTGGCAATCACTTCCGCATTGATGCGGTCGAGTTCGGTCTTGGACATGACCAGTTCGCCACGGACGTGAAGGTTGTCCACTTCCGGCTGGTTCATGTACGCTTCGATAACCTTGAGAGTAGATGGGACATTCTTCAGTGCGCGGACCTGAGCGGTCATATCTTCGCCAGAGTCGCCATCGCCACGAGTCAGGGCCATCGTGAGTTCCAAAGGCTGACCGGGTGCGCTCATGTGATAGCGAAGTTCGCAGCTGATGCCGTCGCGCTTGGGCTCGATAAGAGCCGTGAATCCGCCGGTGCACTTGTCGATGAAGAACTTGCGGATCTCATCCTTGGTGTAGAAGTTCTCGATGCTGAGCATCGGACGAACGTGAGCAACGCGACCGCTTGTGCTCTTCGTATCACCCACAACCTTGAGGATGGGAGCGTTTGGATCGAGTGCCTTGAGTTCGGCTTCTTTGGAATCGTACTCGGCATCCGTCATGGTGGGATTGCCAGTGTAATAAGCATCCCGTGCTTTGACGAGTAGATCGTTAAGGTCTTGTGCTAAGCTCATAGTATTCTCTACCTCAAAAGTTGGAGGATCGGTTACTCCGGCGGTAATAACTGCTTCGACGGAAACTACTGGAGTGCCATCAGGATACTGATGTGGTTGTCTTCTTGTCCAAACATAATCCGAAGTGAAGAAGTAATCTTCATCCTCTAATTTGTCTAGCTCGCCGGCAATTTTCTCACCAAGAGCAGAAGGCTTTTCAGGAGGCAAGTGGTGACCTGACATTGGGCCAAGAGTTTCTGTCTCAACAGGACTGTAAGAGACTTCCCCAGCACACACATTCACCAGCTGGGCATTCGTCTCCGATGTGGTGATTGCGGCTTCCACTTCCGCGAATGGGACCATCACGATCACTTCTGGGTTCTGGAGAACTTTCTCAGCATGTTGAGTTACGATCTGCTCGTTGGTTTCAGCAGAAGAGGTATTGGGGACAAACTTGACTTTGGTCATCGTCTCCCTCTCGTGATCGAGTCTCTTCGATACTGCCCTTCTGGCACCGCACCATTCTCGATTCCGACTGACATTATCTCCTCATCGCTGAGAAGTTTCAGGATGATTCCCAACTTGTCATCGAACTTGATGGCGATGTTGTTTCCTGCCATCTGTTCAATCTCTTTGGGCGATATTGTGATGTCCTTGACGCCCATCTTCATCATCAGCAGAGCGCAGACCTTGTGCCAGTGATCATGCACTCCCTTGGTGGTGGGATGTTCAGGATTCATTTCCAACATGGTCTACTCCTACTTGGGATTCTTCCACCCAGGTTGACTTCTGATCTCGAGGATTTCTTCGATGGTGAGCGTGTTGGCCTCCAACCTTTCAATCCAGCCCTTTTGGGCACAATAGGCACGGTTGAAAGCATCCCTCTTCTTAAAGAACTCCAGCATCTCAGGATCACCAAATACCTGAAATCCGGTTGAAAGGACAACATTGGTACGCTCGAAGCTGGTAGAACCAGGTTCAGCGTCGTGAATATCCACTATTTCGTCCTCGCTTTCGTGCAGTTGGGCTCATGCTCTTGACGGCAGTCATGTCGGTTGCAAACAAAGACTGTCGTACCCTTGTCGATGGTGCAGTCTGAACAAGCCCAGCAAGTTTGAGCTCGACAGACGACGCAAGGTCCATACTTGTATTCTTCTTCAGCGATCACACTCACTTAATACTCCTCTTTTCTCCAAGATTGCTGGTGTAGATGGCACCCTTCTCGGCTCCTGAATTGCTCTTGCTAGACTCACGACCTGACTCGTCTTCACGAGCCTCGATGATCGAACTGAGCGGTCCTGCACCCTGTCTACGCTGGGCACGGTTGAAGGCCATAGCTCCCCGGCGATCGGAAGTGATCTCGATCTCAACAAGGGAGGAGTTCTTGGAGGGATAAGCGACCTTGGCCATGAGCAGCGGAACATCTTCGCCGGCACAGTGAATGCAGTCGTTGATGTTGCCCGGCTTGGTGGGAGAAAGGATGAATTCCTCACCACAGGTGCGGCATACTCGTTTGGGCTGTTTCATTTCTTGTACTCAAGGACTTCTTCAAAAGACTTGGTGCTTCCACGAACCATCTCGCCGTTGATCTTGAGAGTGTAGAACTTGAAAGTGGCCTTGTGCTCAAGGATCTGTGGAGCGAGTTTCTCATTGACCGTTATGCATTTGCCAGGGTCTTGTTCCGTGACAACTGCTGTGGGGCCATACTTCGCTTTGGCAATGGCGTTGGCTTCTGTAATGTTCATGCTTCCCTCCGATCCTCTCTACTGAATTTTTCTAGGGTTTGGCTATTATAGGGACACACTCTGAACACATTGTCACTCCCCAGTCGTCATCCTTGGGTACCAGAAGGCCTCGAGGCATGAAATCATAGTTACCACAGATACAGCGTACAGCCCATAGAGGACTGTTTCTTTCCCAGTACAGAGAAAGACCAACGACCGTCAGGTTTCCAAATATCTTGCCAGTGAGATCAGTTTTAACACTCACCGGAAGATTCTTCAAATCGCGCAAGGCAGGACGTTCGGTGCTCAGCTTCATCGGTCTCTGAATCATCATAATGCGTCGAGGTTCTTCCTCGATCTTCTTTGATTCAGCCTTGAATACAACCCAGTTCTTATTCTTGTCCTGTTCCATCTTCTTCTGACATTCGAGCTCTCTGGGAGTCAGAGGTTGATGCTGGCTCACCTTGTATCGAACGATGTCGCTTCGTATCTCGAAGGGTGTCTTCCGATAGCTGGGTCTAGCCTCCTTACCCTCTTCGATGTATATGTCCGGGAGGGTAGCATATCTCTCAGGATGATGGTAGTCTAGGACCTCTCCTGATGAATTGTAGCAGGGTTCAATCGAGGCAGCGCCGCATACTGGACAAGAGAACAGTCGACTCTCATAATCGTCTAGGATTTCATCCGGATCAGGCCAGCATCCCACATTGAGATGAAAGTATCGAAATCCTTTGCCCATACGCTCATGCTCAATCACGATGTCTGAACGACTTTTTCAAGTCGAACCCTGCTTTCAAGATTTTCTGAGTATTGCTGACAGTCACAGGAGGGTCGGCATCAGGCACCGGCTTCAAGGTGTTGCCCACGAAATAGGCCAGTTCTTGATACATCTGCGTGGCTGGAACCAAAGCTGGCATCCCAATGATCTTGAGGATGGGGCATTGACCATTGATACGAATCTTGGTCTTGAACTTGCCCCAGCGATGACTGACATCACTGATTACATATACCGGATGACCAATCTTGCGAGACAACTCGATCAGGAACTGGTTCTCCTTGGCAATCTCCACTCCGTATCCCTTGCGCCAGAAGTGACGCTTCTTGTCTTCTTCCTCGATGAGCTCAAGAGGAATCACACGATAGGAGTTGACGTCTTCCTCGAAGAATCCGGCCTTCTTCTGGATGATGTAGGCTTTGCCGGCGATGATCAGGTACTTCTGGCGGAGTTCCTGGTTGCGCATGTTGAAGTAATCCGGAGCCGTTAGTGGGCAGTCTCCGTCGATCTCGACAGTCAAATGAGTTTCGTGGACGCCTCCGAAGTTGGGGTCTCTGTCGAGAGGAGAGATTCTACCGCGAACATATACGATGGTGGGGTCACCCCCACCATACTGGTTCGCCACGAAATCATAGTAGTCCTTGAAAGGCGACTTGATGACCATGTTTACTCCGCGACGTTGTGTCCGGGCACCTTGTTGGACCCTGGGCATTTCTCGTCGATCACTTCACCATGATACCGGCTGGCATGCTCCACTACCTTGCCGTCAGACATTCTGACCTGAGCACCGCAATGCGAGCATTCACCCTTTTCAATTCTCATGATTCTCTCTACCAGAATCTAATCAAGATCGGTTAGGATTCGTTCAGTTCACCCTCTGCGAGAAATCACAAATTCAGGGCCAGATTCGATGCCAATCACCGGGCCGAAAACTCTACGGAATGCATCGTGATCGCCGGTGGATATGTCGACTGATACCGAAATCTCCAGATCCCCTTCTGCGTCAATCAAAGCAGATATCTTGGATACAAATTCAGATGCTTTCATCATTTCCTCTTGACATTCCGCATCCTCCGAAATATGGACTCTCGTGGATGTTCCTCTTTTGGCTCTTTTGGTTCTGCCACATGAGGCATCTTGATGCGCCGCTCCTTGTTGCAGTCCGAATGATCAACAATTTCGGCTGGTTTGCCGAGAAAGTCTGGCATGAGAGGATCTTTCTTTCCCCACTTGATGACAACGTACAGATCAATTCCCGGACGTACAGGTTTTCCACACCAGTCACAAATCATGATTTCTCCTATGCCACCATCTTAACACATTCGGGACCAAACCCGTCGGCGATCGACTTGGGAACGGATAGCTTGCGACCGCAGCGTCCACAAACGCTCTCGTGCCAGACTTCGAGTTTCGCCGGCATTGTTGCTTCTGGATTCTGTACTGCCTGAACTGCTTTGATGAACCAAGAAAATGCTTTGAACGAATCAGCATTTTGGCTGACCTGGCTGGCGCCAGTGTGAATCAGTCCATGAGTCTTGCGGATGATGCCGATGTAGCAGTAGTTCTTCTCGTTGTCAGGGCCATTCAGCAGCTTGACAAAGTAGACTGGCTCGACGACGTCCTTGAGACGTCCTTCGGCAACCGCCAGCTTGTTGGCTTCAATCTCTTGTTTGGAAACGCAGATCTTGTAAGTGAACCGAACCTGGGAGACCTTGAACAGCAAGGTGATGGTTGCGTGTCCGGCGTAGATGTAGTCCTCAACTGCTTGCTTGGTCGGGAGTATTCCACGGAAGTCCATACTCTCTTCTACTGGTCTGGAACTCGGATCGGTTAGTTTACCCAGCCGCTTCCTGGAGGATGTTTTTGATTTCTTTCCCATATCGCAAGTGCAGCTTCTGCAGCCTCTCGCCGCGTCATGTCAGGCGGATCACCTTCATCTGATCCAGGAACAAAGCAGGCACATCTCTGTTCCTGATGTGCAACTGAACCGATGATACCACGCATGCCACAGGCGCGATGCATGACCAGATCTCCATTATTGAAGGCCATAATCGCATCGCCTGGAATTACTTTCTCGTTACAATGAGGACAGTCCATCACACACCTTTCACTGCTTCTGTCAGAGCATGATACTTCGCCACGAAACGACGATACTCCTCTCGAGAGATGTACCTCATGCTCGTGAAGCAAGGATATCCATTGATCGAGCGACTGAGAGCATCCGCCATCGGAGCGTAGATCATGCCAACATCCTTCCTCATCTCGTCCAGCTGCTTCTGTTCCATGAATCCCAAAGGCAGGAAGATGATTGTCATCAGGTTGGCATCGTGCTTATGGACGTGATCACTGGTGAAGATCTCGCCGCGAAAGGCCTGCAGCGCGAGGGCCTTAATCTCCTCGTCTGTCATCACTTTCTTCTTCGGCTTCCTCGTCGGCTTCAAGGGGAGATTCCCCTTCAAGTTCGTCGTCGAACTCGCTTCTGTAGTCATCAGGCTGTTCCATCCTTCACCCCTACAATTTCGGCTGTGCGGAGAACTGCCCTCGCGGACAGAGGACCGTCGTACATTCCAATTTGGGACCAGACTACGAGCATCCGCTCATAGACATATTCGATCTGCACGGTCGCATAGCGATATTCCCAGTATTCTGCAGGAGTCGTTCCTGGGCGCTGGAGATCGAGTTCATGGTCATGACGCTGATCGAGAGTGTGCCGGAAATCCTTCATCGTTTCCAGTTCACGACAGATCTCAAATCCGTCTTTCCCACCGCGAATTCGTTCAGGCCGCGTCTCGTTCTTTTCGACTGACGCGAGGCCTTCAACTATGAGTTGTTCCTTGAACTCCTGAATGTTCATTGATTTCCTTCTCCCAGGCCTCTTGGCATTTTGCACAAACCTTGGCCAGAGGGTGTTTGGTGACCAGAGTTCTCACATCCCAGGACATCTCCCGACCACAGAGTGACGGAGTGTCTGCGCCGCCGCTCAGTTTCTTGCCTTTGGAGGTCAACCGGCGGATGTGCCAGGGACTCAGAGAACCGGCGGACCAGGCTTCACAGTAGCTGTGAGTCTCGAGATCTTCTGGCTTGAGGTACTCCTGATTTTCTGGAGGTAGCTCAAAATTCCACCACAGCCATCCGAAGACATATGGGTTTTCGATGGCGATTTGAACTGGCTTCCAGTACTTCATGGCTTGTGAGAATCCACGCTTGACTGTGATGTTGGGCAGGATCATAAATCTCCTTCAATGTCCGATGCGAACTTTCGTCTTTTGGAAAACGAGTAAACAACACCAGTAGTGAGCGAGAAACTTGAAATCGATCGGAAAGGAGTATAGGTGTCTGTAAATGTTGCCTCGTACACCTTCCACTTCCACCTTCCAAAGTCAATGGCAGTGCTTTGGCTTGCTTGCCAGCATGGCGACCACGCAGACGGAGTCGGCACATAGTACCCTGACGATGGTAGAATGGGATGAGGTCCGATATCGTGGCCCTTGGACATGCCTCCACCAAAGTAACCAGCTACGAGATACCTTTGCCATACACGCTTCTCCGCGCGATAGCCACCAGTGATGGGCGACTGCGAAAAATGCTCGTAGAAAGGAAATGTTGCAACACGCACTTCGGCACCAAGCAGCGGCGAGTGCTGTACATACATCCACCCAGGGATTTATAGGTTAAGTCGACGACGTGGGTTTTCTGGCCGCCGAATGAGACAAAGACGTTAAGGCCAGAGCCAGACGTTGCCGCTGGAACAACCTGTCCTGAGGCGGCCAAGGAACCACCGAATGCAAGCACGAAGAAGACAGACTTCTTCAGAATGGACAGCATTATTGGTACTCCGCTTCTGAGGAATACTGATCCTCTGCTCCAGTGTCGTTGCCGATGGGATTGGTGAATCCGTACTTCACAGCCGTGGCCTTGAAGAGTGGCAGTCCATACTGAGGATAGTCGTCGAAGTCTTCAAGACCTTCTTCGAGGATCCAGTTCCACATGGACACGACGCTGTACATCAGCGAAGCTGAGATGCCGCGCCTGTTCAGGGCCTTCTCAAAACCGAAGTCGACATCCTTCTCAAGCTGAGCCAAGACGTTCTCGCGAGTGTAGTCAACAGGAACGTGCTTGCCGACAAACTCGTCCTTGAGTGTGACCCCAATGTCCTTGAGCTTATCCTCGGGGACGAACTGTGACAAACGAGACAGATCTCGACCATCGAGCGTCTCGGATTTGTAGCCTGTAATAACTTCTTCCAGTGACTTCATTCTGCGTTCTCCTGGTTCGCTTCTTCTCGAACTCTGAAGAACTTCTACGAGCTCATTCCGGGAAACGGTTAAATATCACTCTCTTGGCAGTCTTTCCCACTCTAACAACAAAGACTGGATCCTCGTTCTTCCGCACTATTTCACTTGTGTATCTGGATTCAGCAAATCCATCCACTCTGAGGGCACCGGCCTCAATCAACCGATGGGCAGCAGATCTCGAGGGTGCTAATCCAGCTTTGACCAGGACAGGAACCCAATCCACTACGAATGCTTCGAGTTCGACTTCTTCCTCAACTGGAGGATCTTCTTCGTTCATCTCTTCACTTCCTGCATTCCGGTTGCATACCACTTGCCCTCCTTGAGTTCGAAGAGGGACTTGCCACGCTTGCAATTGAGAGCCTTGCGAAGATCATCACCACTGGGAATTTCAGCGGGAACGAACTGTGCCTCGAGCTCCTTGAATGTGAATCCGTGCTCAGCATTCCAACCATGATTGATCCGGCCACTGATGTAGTCGAAGATCGTGGTGACCACTCATTGACTTCGTTGAATGTAGCTGGGAGGACGTCAGGATGCTTCTCACGAGCAACCTGCTTACGAATCTTGCCCAGTGCACCCTGATAGTGATGAGCCGGGTTCACGCACTTGTCATTGCCACACTCGTTGTAGATGTTGGAGTCATTCGGATCCATCACCTGCCCAGTGAGATACCAGGCCAGCCGGGTAGCAGGCAGTCCCTTTCCCAGCCAGGGGATATGGGCGACCTTCTTGATCGTACCCTTCTTGCTGCGAGTGACTTCGAAGCGAACTTCCCAGCAGCCGTTGCCGGCCTCCTTGTTGATCTGCTCCCAGAACTCTTCAGCGATGATCTGTTTTCCGTCCGTGATGGAAAAGCATTCGTCAAAGTGAGTCGATGGTTTCCGTCAAGTAAGGTTTGTTCTGAGTGTGGGTATCAAATGGGTAAAATGTCCTTGGATATTCGTTCATGGGTTTGTCCGTCTTGTTTGACACATCACGACCGCGATATAAACGCGGCAAGGAATATCCGGGACGAAGGTCTACGGATACTGGCGTCAGGGATTGGCGCTACTGCCAGTGGAGGCAACGTAAGACGGAAGTTGGGATGCAAATCCTCAGCTAACGCAGATGCCGTTGAAGCTGGAAGCTCATTGTTATGAGTAATTCACAGAGGAAATTTATATGCCAGTGACCATAGATCTTCATCAACTATCTTGAAATCCTTGAGAATCGCGCTCTCGTCGAGAAACTTGTGTTCCTTCAACCGATTGAACATCGGGAGGAATGCTTCGAGCAGGGGGAAGGCTTCTCTCTGAGGGATCAGCACGAAGATTTCCTCGAAGAACGGTCCTTCGAGTCCAAACTGGGAGGATAGAGTAACCGAACGGATATGCACAGGGTTCGTAGTTGTGTATCTAAGCCGAACTTTGACGAACCCTTTGCAGTCGGTCTCTAGTGAGTAAACCAATCTTCCAACCCCTCGTAATGCAGTGACGACGCCTTGGGCGCTGCCGGTGGAGCAGCAGGAGGATGAATGTCCTCTGGTTCTGGTACTGCATTCAGGGTCGCTTCTGAATCTCTCTCAACTTCTTCATGAGGAGCCTCTGGAAGTCCATGTTCTCCGCCGCTTCTGTGCTTCTGGAGGAAGTCGCCAAGCCAGACGTCGCCATCTGCTACAGCCAGGTGCTGGAAATCGTCCATGGAGATGCGATCGTGCTGCTTGGCGCCGAACTCATCAGTGCGGTCACCCTTTCCTTCTCCCTCGAAGTATGCAAAGGTCAGGCCATGGATCTTCAAGCCACTGCCGGTCAGGTAGTACAAGAAATCAGAGGACATGGGAACTGCAACAGCGATCACGCTCAACTTGGTCTTGGTCTCTTCGTGATCTTCGTCTTCGTCATCCCAGTAGAACACCGTCTCTTCGGCATCCTCGAGGAGTTCGGGCTTGGTGCAGATCCCATAGATGGTGTAGTTGGCCATCTCGCTGGAAGAGGCATGGTTTACTCTTTCCAGCAAGCTGAGAGCCGGTCGCAGGTTCTGCAATTCTTCAGGTGACACTTCCACAAAGCGCATGGCGTTACTCCCCTGTAGAGATCATTGTAGTCTGTTTAAGCAACAGGGTGTTCATTTGTTTTGGGTGGCTGAGGTGGACCGGGCAGCGGATCCTTCACTGGAGAAGCAAAGATGTGATCCACCGTCTTCCAGAATCGAGTGTTGAGATCCTTGAGCACTCGGTTGGCGGTGTACTCATCCTTGACAGTTTCCTTGGGAATCTCAGAAGTAGGAGCAGCAGTGGCAGCAGTTCTGATGACATCAGTACTGGCGACGAGATAGATCTCGGTTGCTCCCGGAGGTAAGTTGATAGTGATCGTCTTCCCACTGAAGAGTCGGAGCAGTTGTATCTGGCTCAAGGTAGCACGGACTTTGGACATGAGTGTTCACCTTCCTTCGCCCTCTCCACCAGGCGATGTGTGCGGCTAGAATGCACCCGAAGATGAACAGACCTCCCAGAACGAATAGCCCGACTCCGATACAGGTGAGCATGTTGATGGTGCTGTTATTCATACCATTCTCTACGCTCATTGCAGTGAAGACGGTTAGGAAGGTATCTTCCAAGGAGCAAGTAACCGGGCTGCATTTTCAGCGATCTTTCGGATACCTTCGTTTGTACCCTCAGTGACCGCCGTCAGGATGTCCTGTGGAATTGCATCCACCTGATAGTTCTCTAGCGTAATCTCTCCCAGGCAGAACCGGATTGCACTGGCTGGGCAAGATTGTTGCTCTGCTGATTGATGAGGTTCCATATGCTCTTTCAGTACAGTGATTATGTTCCTGTGGAGCCGAATCCTCCAGTGCCTCTACTTGTATCCGAAAGTTCATCTACAGCGATCGCAGTACCCATATACATGGGAACATACGCGATTTGGACGAGCCGGTCACCCTGCTCCCACCAGAAATCGGATTCGCTGAGATTTTCCAGTCCAATCATGATTTCGCCGCGATAGTCTGCGTCGATCAGGCAAGGAGAGAAATAGAGGCGGATACCTCGAGTGGCAAGGCCAGATCGAGGAATGAGGAGTCCATGCAAGGTGAATGGAATCTGGGTTGATCCCATTCCATCCGTGACAATGTTGAAGTCTTGGCAGACTTCATGAGCTATGCCAGTGGGGACTTTCTTCCTCTCATGAGGAGACAGGCAACCGTCCTCTGGTGCGTAGATGTCGAATGCGCCGGAGTGCTCCGTGCCTCTCTGGGGAAGCCTGGATCCTGGACGCAGCAATTTGAACTTGACTGCAGGAAAATCATTCATGGTGGCTCCAATACTTGTACAGTTCTCAGTTGGAAGTTATCAACCACTTAGAGAAGTCAAAGTCAGTGGTTGGATAGGTCCCTGTTGTCAGAGCCACCACTTCCAATGGTCCGGCTATGCGGGGGATTTCGATTTCCGTAAACTCGACATCCGGACTCACTAGCTTCTCGAGCAGTTCAAAGTGCCGCTCGTAGATATGGGCTGAATCGGACACGTGATGATAGGTTCCCAGCTGTAACTCTGGATAGGCTACAAGCAGGGCATTGTGTACCATCTCATGGATGAAGCTGAAAGCTGGAGCATCGTTGCCCATGCCGTACACCATGTCTTGCGACCGCATGCGGACTGACATATTCAGCTTGTTGTCACGAATGCGGAAGCCAATGCACATCGTGCAAGGCACGTCCTTCGCCTCGGCGATAAGATGCGTGTGGTCAAGGATGGTAATGTAGGCACGGCGGGAATCCTTATCCCGGCCAAGTTCTTCCACCACCCAGTTGAACCCCTTCATGCGGAAGGCATACAGTCCATAGTTGGAATTCAACCGTCCCTTGTGAACGATGTTCTTCCATATCGACGCCTTGTCGCAGATGGATAGGTCATAGGGATCTCCGTTCAGGTACCAACGGAACTCATCCTTGATGTATCCTAACTTGAGGTTGCGGGGAACGAAGCTGGGGAATCTAACATAGGGAGGGAGTTCATAGGCGAAGTTCTCAACCTCCAAAACTGTGAGACCCCTGGGTTTGACTAACTTCCCATTTCTGTGGATTGTTTGGTAGATATCCTGCCAGATATCCTTCTGAGTCATGGTTCACACCTCGTTTGAGTTACGCGGCGGAACCCTCCTCCCTTGTATCTAGGAAACGAGCTTTCTGTCGCTTTCCTTTAGATACTGTAGAGGTTCTCACAGACGTGCGTTTCTTACTTCTACTTGGTCTCTTCTTTTTAGAAGGCACGATGGTCAGCTTGGGTCTTGCAGCACGTTCGGCCTTGTAGTCTTCCCACGAAAGGTCCGCCAAGAGATGATACCTTGAGGGACAGATGTAGGCATCAAATAATTCGGTTTCAGGCCGCAGGTTTGGGTTCTCACGAGAGCCTCCGCAAGCTGGGCATTGGGCTGGTCGAGGAGCCGCCTGTTTGACGATAGACTTTGCCATCTTACCTCCAAAGAAAAGAGGTCATCACGAGGACGACCTCCCTGCAAGTATACTACGGATTCATTCACTTTTGTGGCTGTATAGGCCTCTCTCTAGTCGTTCAAAATTCACCTTGCCACCTTTGAGAGCAGTGTGTAGAGCATTGTGCATATTGTTGAGAGGATGCTTGCCAGCTGGAGCTATCCCCTTCTCATCCTTGAGATGATCAAGTATCTGAGAAATGGATAGAGCCACCGGAGATCGTTCAGCCAGGTACTTGTCAGCCTCTGCTATGATTTGCGACGGAGGGAGCAATCGAATCGCCCTGACTGTGGCCGGTGCTGCGTGTATCACAGGAGGAGGCGTCGGTGGAGCAACAGCGAGGACTGGCTCTGCTGGCGTCTCCACCTTGGGTGTCATGGGAGTTTCCACATAAGACAGAGCGATGAGAGCCATCGAAAGTTGTTCAATGACGAGTGAGATGGATTTGAACTCCTTCCGTTCGGTTTCATTCAGTTCCTGCAAACTGCGAATGGTCCGGTCTCTATCCAGGATGTGAATCTTCAATTCATCAGCACGGTCTACATACCTGTTGTGCTCCTGGCCGATAACCTGGTTGCGGGAATCGATTGCCACCCGATCTGGGACCTTCATGTCCTCCCAAGGTGTACCGTTGGCGGTGGTGAGAGGTTTCGGAGCAACTGGTGGAGCCGGTAGCACGACTGGCTTCGGAACGATAGGAGGCGCTGCTTGAACTTTTGGAGGTTCCACGATATCCTCAATTGTTTGAAGGTGAGAAGGGACATGATCAGCATGTGCAGCCCTTTCAATGCTGGATCGGTCCACATGTGTAGATGCTGGCGAGAATTCCGAGAACAGATCCTTCCGGTCTTGCTTTGGAATTACTGAGACTGGAATCAAAGCTGCGCCACTGAACTTGTTGGCCGATTCAACAATAGCCAGTATGTCGCTCTCAGTTTTGGGCTCTGGAACAGCGACTACATCAGTTTGCTTCTTGGCTAGCAGTGGATTCGTCCATCCCATGGCGTCGTCTAGGACACCGGGCTTCAACATCTTGTTGAGATAGCTTATGAAGTTCGCTCCCGATCGAATGTCATTGCCGGAAGTGTGAGCATTTGGTGCAATAATCTGTCGCCTTACAGGAGCAAGGGCATAGTTGGGATGGATAACATACTTTTGGTGATCGCCCTTTTTCTGGGATTTCGGCTTGATTATCTTGCTGCGCAGAAGGGCCTTGATTATCTCCTGGCAGTCGTTAGATTTGTTCATCTGAAATCTCTGGCATGAGGACAGGTGTTGAGGAAGGTGGTGTCAGGAGTCTTCATATCTCCGATGTGAAGGTTGTTCTTGGTACATTCTGGACAGGCACCAATGTCGTGATCAAGGCTGGCAAAGGTGACGTCTCCCTTACTCAGTCTGGTGATGGCTTCGTCGTAGTTCCTGGCCCACTCGGCTCCAATGAAGCCAAATTTCCAGGGTTCACGAAGATCATCTAGCCACAGCCTCATTCAACTCCTCATTGCTCTCAATCTCAGCAGTACATCGGTGTCTTGGCTGCTGATTCCGTCACAGATCAGATCAGTAGTGATCGAAGCCAGGTACGGTCGATTGCCCCTGCGAATGCTATCTGCACTCATCTTGGTAATTATACCTCTTGCCACCCCAGACCCAAGGTCGTCTACCGTGGTCCTCCAGTTATTGCGAGTGTTGTGGCGAGTGTTCAGGGCATTCTTGATGAGATCCACGACGCTTCCGTCCAGCTTCATGCTCTTGCCTGTGACGGTGGCAGCCCTTTCCATACCACTGAGGTCAGGCACTATCAGAACGAAGAAACGCTTCGGATGGCGTGAGAGAGCAGCGACCTCGGGAGATGTTCCTTCCCATCTAACTTCGACCGGGCCTTGAATATCGTCCAGCACAGGCTCTAACTCCAAGACTGTGGGACCAACGAAGTCAGTGCGTATTTGTAGGTCACAATTCATGTTTCACTTATCCAGTGAATTAGGCAAGAACGCTGTATCGGATGGAACAGCATCGACTATGCTGCGTGTTTTCTTATGTGATTTCTAATACCGTTTTCGGCGTGAAATCAGAAGTTGTCCGGAATGCTGTGAATCCTGCGAGTGTACTTGTTATGATCTGCCAACTGAGCAGCAATCTCTGTCAACAGATCGATAGCAACAGCGATACCAATCACAGTCGACAAGGTGCGCTTGACCTCTTCCTCACCCGCATTGTGAGGTTCGGGGATAGCATTCAAGGATGCTTCCAAGATTTTGGGGATGTTACGAATTTCCTCCGATGTCATATCTCCCTTTCAGATAACTCATCCCCGGCCTGAGCCAGAGTTTCTCACGGACGATCATCTCGATCATGCGACGTTCAGACGCTTCCACTTCTTGTTCTCGAGCGTAGAGGTTAGCCATAGGGCACCAGTTCTGTAACTTTGTAGACAGTGATAGGTTTCCCACTGTAGTCGTGGGCAACTGTCTCAGTCAACAAGTCAACCACATGTTCAGCCTTGGCTTCATCAGTGAAGTAGGCTCCATCCTCCCAAAGATTGAGGCAACTGACCTGATCAATCTGGTTGTAGTATGTGATGATGAACACACGCAAAGGAGGCGGTGGAGGCTCACGATACTTGTTGTGTGCGGCCTCGGGGCATGACTCCAGATGAGTTCCTCCAGAGTACATGCAGCCAGGGCAGCTTTGAAGTCCGATCATAGCAACTCGTCGTCGAAGTCCAGAATCAGTTTGCGCCGGGGTGCACCAGGAGTGGTCGTTGGAGTGATTTCTGGTGTAGGAACGGCTGCTGGAGTTGGCTCCAATTGCTTCTTGAGGTCGTCAAGCGAAAGAATTCTGTCCTCTGGCTTGAGTTCCGGCTTCTCGTCAACAACTCTCGGTGGCAACGCTGGGCTGTCAAGCAAGACTTCGGCAACTTCTCCATACTGAGGATCATCCTGTGGTAACGGGTCTGGGTCTGGACCCTTCTGTATCTCTTTGTCCAACTCAGTCACATCCGGAAGAGGCTCGGCATCTCCAGCTTCCATAGCCAGGATCATCTCCATCCGATCACGGGCTGTCTTGTCCACGTTCACGACAACTGGGTCTGGACCCTGTTCTCCCTGTTGATCTACGCTGTCTACGAAGTTGTCAACCTGCTTCTGGAAGGATCCGTCTTCAGCCTCGTATTCGTCATCAGGGAGGAACGGTGTCGTCCCTCTCACAACATCCTTGGGCTCATTCAGGATCTCAACAGGCTGAGGGGAGCCGAACTTGACGAAGGTGCCCTTGAGTTCAGGATTCACATCATCCGGAAGGGTGAAGACGATGGTGTTCACCGGAGGAGTGAATATGCTCGGATGAGTTGATGTCACCGTGGTTGTGTCGGCAACGAATGATCTCGATTCGACCGTCGAGGAGACAATCGTCCCAGATTGATCCGTCACGGCTGTTCCATGCTTCTCAGTTTGGACAGTTCCGTGATTCTCAGTCTGAACAATGAACGGTTTCTCTGGTGGAGTGTAGGGAGGGATCGCCGGTGGTTGAGGCGGAGGATTCAGTATGGGCCTCTGGCTAACGAAATTGGGCGGACCATCTTCCTTGTCCTCTTCCTGATGATGCATGCCCTTTCTAACCAGGGCCTGGGCTGCAGGATCAGAGGTCACACCATATTCAGGAAGCCTTCCAACCCAACTGGCATTGGCCTGATCCTGACCCATCTTGTACTTTTCCTGCTGAGACTTCTTGTGTTCCTTGATCTGCTCCATCTGTACATTGAGAGCGGTAACCAGGGACTCCACTTCCATGTTCAAACCGCTGAACAGACGCGAGAACTCGCTATCCGCCAGGGCCTTGACCGCTGATGTGGGCAACTTGGCCTTGGTCTCCTCGAGAACCTCGTTGGCCGCCAGCGTGTACCAGGCGACGAAGGAGGCTGACAGAGTCTTGCTCTTGACCAGAGCGTTGTTCAGCAGAGCTCTGAAGTGGAGGATGTGCTGGGTCAACTTGGAACAGTCGGTGTTCACCCGCTCCATGGCGACGCTCAGCTGGATCTGATACTGAGACTCGGTCCCTGGCACCACGTCGTTCCTGAGTTCGATACGAGACACTTCGTCAAGTTCCTTTTCGAGACGATTGTAGTAATCGTCGTACGAAATGGATCCACCCTCGGTGTTGTACTTCAGTGAATCACTCAGCAACTGAATTTGCGTCAGCACATAAGAGCCGGACAGTAGATTCTCGGCCATCAGGCTGTTTAGCAAAGAGGAAGTTGAACCAGCATTACTCATCAGGCTTTCTCCACAGGTACAAATCTGAATTCGACACCTTGTTGAATGAATGGTGCAGCTGCTACGGCATAGAAGAATTCGGCTTCTTCACGAGACTTGGGAGGTTCCAATCTCCTCCACTCAGTCTCACCCGGTCCCTTTCCCTCGAGGTATACCAGTTCCTTCGGGTCAAGGTCGTCGACGATGCCGTTAAGATGCTGCATCAGGAGCTTTCTCCTCAGGAACGGACTGAGCCACCAGGAACTTGTGCATCTTGGCAAAGCGAGTCTCAGACATCTCCCACAGTTCCTTGAATTCCCTGGCGCCAAGGTTGCCGGTGGCAAATCGACTGGTGAGGATCGTCTGGAAGGTGGTGAGGAACATCTTCAGCCCTTCATCAACCACCTGTTCAATTTTCTCAAGAGGGATTGGATCAGCGTCAGGTGCTTTTGAAGTGAGATTGCAGAAATAGTCACTGCCTTTTCCGTAGTCTTTGTCAGACACGGAGATGGAAACTGTCATGGATGTGATACCAAGTTGAGCCATTGCTTTCCTCTATGAACCGATACTGGTGTTATGGAGAGACAGTGAAATTGACACTCACATACTTCAAGGGGAGAATTGGAATGAGGATAACTTGATCTGCTGGCAACCTATCGTCGTAGATGACTGCCTTGTAGTCTTCACGCCTAATGCCAGGGAACATCAGAGCCACCTCTTCATGAGGTAGGATCCGCTGATGCTCGCTGTCAAATTCGATGTAGTCTGGCTCACCATCGTCTGTGGCAAATCCACATCCTTGATGACAGCGCAAGTGAGGCACCGGGCATTGGTTGGCAGCTACTCCGATGCAGTGCTTCACTGATGGCCCCTACTTTCATGGATCCTTCTGGCTGCATCTTCCCACGCGGCCTCATACGTGGGACCCTCACCAATCACTTTGGCATCAAGTTCATCACTTTCGTAGATTTCTGACCAGGCCTTCTTTCCTGATCCTCCACCAAAGTGGGTGGCAAGAGGGTAGACTTCCCAGACGGGTTCTCAACTCTCTCCACACCAGGAGTGGGACCGTAGCAGGCACCACCCGGCTCATAGAGTGCAGCCGCTGGACCATTAGGCTTTAGACGATGAACTTTCTTCATGAGAGAGTCCTTTCAAGAACTTGTCGACATCCGTAACTCCAAAATGAGCCAGGGCCTTCTTCAGCTTGTCGGCGAGCTCATTGCGAACCACGTAACTCGTTCCGCAGGGGCAGCTGTCACATCCTTCTTTGCCACAGCCAGAACAAACTTCGATCTCTCGTACGCCAGCTTTCTCGGCATACTTCTTGAAATTCTCAAGCATTTCTATTTGGTGGGTTACGCTGCTCATCTGGTTTCTCTTTTCTTTCAGGAATTTGAAACTTCTCACGAGCATCAATGGCGATTTTAATCAGAGTGCTGATGCGTCGTTTGTCAAAACCACAGTGCTTGTTTTGATCAACAGCGTTGACCAGAGCAAATCCAATAACACCCAAAACACTCTCAGGAGGGAATTCTTGACTGTAGTGGAGAGGCAATTTCACGTCAATGACACAGTTAGTCGTAGCCATTTTCTTGCACGTGTTTTCTCCCACACAAAAGTTGTAAGAGCCTGTCGTGATATTGTCTGCAGATCCTATCCCGATAGCCAAGTTACAATTGCCGGAGATGGCAGTATGTCCTAGATGGGATGGCATCGACGCCAACAGGACCGCAAATACAAATGCTCTCATTCCTCCTCCTCGTGATCAAAGATGGAGTTGAGAGCAGAATCAGCCATCTGGCCATTGTAGGCTGCAATAATTGCTTTTTGCTCAGAATCCTCTCCACAGCACAGAACTTCAATGATGCACTCTGGGTCATCCTCACCAAAAGGACATCCAGCATCGATCATGAGTTGAATTCCTGCAACGAGGTTGGACATCTGATGAGACGAAGCGAAGAATTCGCCGCCATTGTCAGACTCCAGACTCTCAATGCATTTGTTTGCAATCTCCGATGCTGTCATTCTGCCTCCGGAAAATCCCACTTGCCTTGGTACTTGTCTTGCATTTGAGCGAACTTCCCGCCGCCGCGCCTGGGCTTCTTGCCACCCTCTTCAAAGATCATCTTGTAGTCGCTATCGGTGCTCGCCCTGAACAAGAGCTTCCCATCCGTGAAGCTCTTCATGCTCACACTCTTCACGTGGGCTGTGAGCATCCTTCTGAACTCTTCATCGGTACCAGCCTGATCCATTCCGGAGTCCAGGTTGATCTCGAGGTTATTGTCCAGAATACCGGCAGAATGAGACTCTCCCAGAATTGTCTCGAAGATTCCCTTCTTTCCTTTGAGAACCTCGATGGTGTACTCATCCATGGTTCCTTTGGCAGCCATGATGTGGAGTGTGCAGGCAGAGTGTGGCGATGCCATACGGACCATCCGGCCCACCAGCTGGATGAGATCTCCCCAGGACCAGGGACAATCTAGCAAGATCATGTGAGCCGCAGACTGGAGATTGATTCCCTCCATCCCAGCATTGTTGATGACGATGAGATCATGCTCGGCAGTGGACTGGAACAACCGCTTGTTGATATCTCTAGTCTTCTCGCTCTCAGCTCCAGTGATGCGCAGGAACTTCCGCCTGGTGAACTGGCCAGCGTTGGTGAGGGCGTCGAGACGATCGATCCAGGTTCGGTACTTTGTGTTATGTGTAACAATGTAATCATCAGTGATATACAAAGATCGTTTGGAGGATACTCGGATGCACTGGCACTCTTTTTCTCCCACGTACTCAATTGATTTTATGGGATTGAGAACCGATTTTGCAGGGTGCCAAAGTTCTGTTTTCCTTTCAAGATGGAAGGGATTGAATGAAACCTGAATGGTTAGACTCCAGCCAGTTGCTCCTTCTTTCCTAACTCCGTTATGAGTGTAAAATGTCCTTTCAGGTCCGCTAAAATATGCAAGTCCTCCCAAGGAACGAACTAATTCAGCAGCGTCCAAGATCAGTTGTTTTGAAGCTGATCCTACAGTGACTTGTCCTTCGCCACAGCAGCCATCGGTGTCTAAATATCCACGGAGTAACTCAATTCTGTCTTCAATGGAGGAATGAAGGTACTTTTCCGGAATGAATTTTGTATAAGAATCACAGCATAGGTTCATTTCCTTAATAGAGTTGAGATACCTGTTGTTACCTCCAATGTTGTATCCTTGTTCGTCCTTTTCAGTAGGAGTAGTACTCACCAATGAGTACCCTGGATGAATATTTCCACTGGGATGTTTGTAGTACAGCTTACGATCGTGAACAGTCATCCCAATAGGACATTCTTGTTTCACTCTCTCAGCGATTTCAGAGTCGTCAACGCTAAACTCAATTCCTTTTCCGCTTGAAATATCTCCATCGCCTAATAGTACTCCCAAGGTGTAAGGAGGGATAGGGAGATCTCCATTTTGTGAGAATCGGGTTTCTTTAGCTATAGGAAGAAAGGCTTTGTTATATCGATTGACATTGCTTTCTCTGGGATCTTTCCTTTGTAATCCTCTGTCTATGATCTGTCTGGTATTTCTAACCCTCCAGGTTTTCTTGTGACTTTGTACCAACCAAAGATGATCTTCTGTAGCTTCAGTTACTGCTCCACTCTTTGTGGTTACTCGATAGATTGGTTTCACTCCTTGAGGGTAAACTCCTATAACCTCCGCTTTCTCACCAGTGTCAGGATCCACCACTTCTGTTCCAATGTTCATTTCTCCCATTGTCTTCCAGCCAGAGGGAGTGAGGATTTTTGAATCCAAAGGTTGAGCATAGCAGATAACCTTCTCGCCAACGAGATCTCCTCCGTCTAGCAAATAGAGTAGTTCCTCCTCTTTGGGAGAGAGCTTGGGCGTGAGGAACTTTTCCTTGTCGGATGGATCCAGCAAAGCCGGGTGGTTGGCCACCAGCTGGTAGACCGACATCATGGTCATCAGGTTGTCAGGGTTGCGATCCTTGATGATGATCTCGCCGGCAACCTTTGTCACAGAGGGAGGCAGCTGATAGGTTCCTTCGGGAATGTCATGCAGAAGGAGCTTGACCTGCTCAGCACTGAGGTCGATAGGAATGTAGCTGGTGCTCAGCTTGGGAAGAGGTTCCTTGACCTGAGCCTGGGATCGTCCAAGGAAGAACGGACGCATTCCCTCTCGAAAGTCCTTGAGGTTGTGATATCCACGCAGGACATCCTCAAAGATTCCGTTACCTCGATGCTGCTTCTCGAAGATGCAGAACTTCTCATTGAAGTCGTCGAGGTATCCAAAGGGACGGATGTTGAGGGCGGAAGAGATCGAGTAGAACTCTGCGAGGTCATTCTTCACGACGGTGGCGGTCAGAGCCCAGACATGGTCGGTTCTGTTGCAAAGGTTGGCGATCAGTTGACGAATGGCATTGCCCACTCCCTTGAACTTTTGGCATTCATCGAGGATGATCCAAAGGTCTTCACGATTGGCCATACAAATTCGGCAGAACTCCTTGATCTCCTCTGAGATGACCTCGGTGCCATTGTTGGTCGGGTTGCCATCAACATCGAACTGCCCCACTCCCTTCTTCCGCTTTCCAATGACAGACGTGTACTTACAGACCATCACGTCCTTCTTGGCTCCAGCAAGGAAATCGCGAAGCTGTTGCAACCGGGCCTTGTAAGAAGATTGTCCCTTGTACTCGTCCACCATCACGAACGGTCGCAGATCAGAGAACTTGGAGAATTCTGATCCCCACTGCCAGGTGGTGGACTTGGTCGTCAGAACCAGAAACTTGGCATTGGGATGACGTTCCTTGACCCAGCAGGCAGAGGCGATGACATCAATGGTGTTGTGAGTAACAATGTGATCATCAGTGATATAGAGGTTTCGTTTAGTTGATACACGTATACACTGAGCTTCTTTTTCTCCAACAGGCTCAATGCTAACGATAGCTCTAGCAAAAAGAGGCAGTTTCCATCGTTCTGCTTTTCTCTTGAGATGAAACGGATTGAAATGAGTCTTGATGGTTAGATTGTATCCTGGTAAACCTTGTCTTCTCTCTCCTTTGTATTCATAGAATTTTCCTTTGTTTGGTCCTCGAAGTGTCGCCATTCCTCCGAGAGATCTAACTAGAAAAGCAGTATCCTCAGCCAACGACTTTGACGAAGTTCCAAGATAGACCAAACCATTTTTTGAACACTCTCCATCGGTATCTAATAGTCCTCTCAAAAGTTCTTTACGGACTGCTGCTGAGGCAGTTAGATACTGCTTAGGAATGTGCTTATCTGGAGATTTCTTACCCCATAGTCCCAGTTTCACTAATGCTCTTATGTAAGGATTTGGTTTCTTCAATCCGGTTGTTATGGAATAGTCACAACCGTCAGGAATAATTCTCCGTAAGAATAACTCAAGAGGAAGTTCCGCTCTAACTCTGGAGAGTATTTCCTCGTCAACATTGGAAATTGAAACTCCAGGTTCTCTGAATCCTCCATCACCAAGTAAAGCTCCCATAGAGTATGGTTTAATGAGAAGCAATCCTTCACTTCTAAGTCCTTTGCTGACAGCAGCTATAGGGAGGAAAAAATTGCTAGTTTTCCTACGATCTTGCAATCCGATGTCTAGGAGTTGTTTGGTAGATAGAGTGCGAAACTTCTTGTTTTCACGATCGTGACTTGTCTGTACAGTCCACAAATGTTCTTCACAACATTCAGTGGATCCCCCATCATTAGTGATAAACTTGAAAATGGACTTGATGCCCTGAGGGAAAATTGCCTCAACTTTACCTGTTCCACCATCTGGATCGGTAATAGCATCTCCAACTTTCAGATCTCCCATTGACTTCCATCCGTAAGGAGTTAGAACTTTGGCAGTAAGAGGTTGAGCCTTCCCCAGGCCGACGCCGTCTCCATTAATATGTCTAGGCAACCTCGTATGGTGGAAAATCTGCTGTTTTTGATACTCCCTCAGTACAAGAGGATGAAGCTCCCCATCCTGAATGAACTCTTTCTTGAGGAGAGTGGGCCAGCGGAAGGGAATCGGATTGACTCGACCTTCTTTGACCCCATCTATGTCCCAGGTACGAATTTCCCAGAGTTTCTCTAGCAGGGATGGAGGTATTCCGAGAGTATCAGTGTAGGTCGTGACGATGGGACATAGATCACCCATAGTACACTTCTTCGTAATAGTTATCAGGTCTGATTTTTTGGGTCTCAGAGACTATAGGCTTCTGAGCTGAACTTAACCAGTAAAACCCAGTCAAGTTCAGTTGGCCTCTAGATACACTAGAAAGACCAAGTCCGATATTGACGGCAGCATTTAAGTCGGCATCTGTGATGAAATCACATTTGCTACACCTAAATACCTCTCCGTTTCTATTGGACTTCTTTACCCAGCCACATACTGAGCATCTTTGGCTTGTATAAGCGGAAGGTACTGTAGTCACACGGACACCGTGCTCCGTACAGTATCTGTCCAGCTTTACAAAGATATCAGCATACGTCCAGTGGCTCAACTTTCTTGAGGATGATTTTCCTTTCCTCAATTTAGATATATCTTCTCGACAAATTTGTTTAACACCTTGTAGTTCTAGCTGGTTTACTGACCAGTTGATAAAATTCTTTCGATGAGTTTGAGCTTTTCTAAACCCTTGAGAACCCCTATTTCGTCTAGAAAGTTTTTCAGCAATCTTTGGAAAAGTCCAACCATGATGATCAGGGCAAGTTTGAAATCCATTGGAAACGGAAATAGTCTTACTCAGACCCACGTCTACTCCCAAAGTTACTCCAACTTTAACCAGCCTAGTATCTGGTATCTCAAAACTAAATGTGATGGTACTAGCGGATAGTCTAATAGAGTTCAAAATCTTCCCATTGTGAAACATTTTAGCTAAATGCTTGTGTGATTTGAAGGGTAGTACCAGCCTCAACTTGTTTCCCAGAGAAGTTATCCTCACCCATCCATCAAAACTGGTTGAGTTTCTGAAGTCTAAGTCGATAAATCTTTGATCTAAACAAGGTTGCAAGTGTTTCGTACTAGGTTTACTCGCCTTGGCTTGTTTCTTTTTAGTTCCTCTAACCATACCTGACGCTTGTTTGCTAGCTGCCTGTTTAGCTCTGGCTGAGAGCCAGGTGGTGACTTGAGAAGTTGTGTATTTATCTGGTAGAGTTTGAACTTCGTTCATTTCCCACATGATGTTCACAAATTCAGAAACTACACGAGTGTACTCAGAAATAAACTCTCCAAGTGCTTTTCGCTTTCCTGAATTGGCAAACTTCAATGCTACCGATGAACTTCTAACCATGGTATTATAATACTGTTATTCTTCCTCATCTTCGAGTTTCTCCTCTTCAACAAATAGAGGTTCCTCCTCGTAATACCCTTCCCCGTCAGCATCCTCGTCAAACTCGTCTTCCTCCTCCGGGTCAAGGACATCGTTGTCTTTAAAGTCTTCGTCAGCATCGTTGATTGTTATAATGCCTTCTGTTGTTACCACTTTTCTTGGCACGGAAACCCTCCGGAGGCATAATACCGCACTCATAGAGGGTTTCTGTATACTATTTTGATCTCGATTTCACCTTTGCGAGTTGACGGGCGTCAAATCCGGTGAGCATCGCAATGGCGTCTTCAACTGAAATCTGGCGCCAACCTGCCTTGATCAACCAACTCTTGTCCTCCAATGAAAGCGACTTTGACCGATATTCAAGTATGAAACTAGGATATCCTTCCACCGGGTTATCGTCTACAGTGATTTCTCCCAACATCGGATCTACAACCACCAACGACTCTTTCTGCGTCGGCCATCCTTCCTTGAGTTGATTCCGGCGGATGATCAGCGAAGAGACGGGAACACCGTTTAGTCTGAAATTCCAATCGCAGGTCATGGTGACTGTACCTCCTTGTTTTGGGGAACCACGATGAGAGAACTATCCCTCAACTTATACACCCGACATTTCCAATCGAGCGCGACGGCCTCGCGAAGTGTGCTTGCTACTTTGGACTGAGGTCCCATGACAAAGGCAGACTTTTCGAGTATCTCTCGTGAGAACTCAGCTACAATGTCTCGTGCTATAGAAGTCGGCACTTCGTTTGGTATTCCGAATGGTCCCATCAGTTACCTGCTCTCTATAAGAGACTGTTGTAGTTCTCAATACTCAGTATGACACTCGTTTCGGGTCGCCCATGTTGTGAGTCCAAGTAGCATCCTTGCTCATAGGAAGCGGACTTTGAATGAATCCCGAACCCATGCAGTCTTCACAGGTAGGAGATGGTCTTCCTAACCTTTTCACACAAAATGGGCAGGGTTTCTGTTCTCCACGAGGAAAGCTGTACTGATTGAGTGTGAGTGCGCGGACAATAGCATCGCGCTGGTTGTTTGTCAAAGTGATAGTCTCAACAAAAGGACTTTCGAGCTTTGTGGTGAAGAAATTGGCGCGTAGCTGGAAGGTGAACCCATGGAGTCTCCACCCCAGAGGTCCTTCAAGCACGCGCCAGTAGTCTTCATCAGCCTTCATCTGAGCAATTTGAGCTTTATTTGCCAACCTTACAGGCCTCCTTCAACCTGGCATTCCTTCATCGTTTCCAAGGTGTCAACAACGAAAGCCAACGCCTCTTCCTTGGTCGTTACTTCCCCGGCCAACTGAGCATTGCCGACTTCGAACAGCAAAGTCTTGAACAGCGGTCCCGGCTTCATGCCCATCTCTATCAGGTCGCGGCCTGTCACCAGGAGAACCGGATGGAGCTTCTCTTCCGGTGTTTCAGCCAGCAGCTTCTCTACGAACTCAGCATGAACCAGGTTCACCCGACCGGCTGTGGCATCCAGCTTATGCAATGCCAACAGTTCGGCGAAGTTCGGCTGGGCCAAGAAGCGCATGACCTTGGCCTTGCGCATTTCCTGAACCAAACGGAAGTCCATGTGCTGAGCCACGTGGCTGACCACTGTGTCTACGACGTCAGTGGAGAACCGCAGCCGATTCAGTATGTCGCGAGTCATCTTGGCTCCGACTTCTTCATGACCGTAGAAAGTCGGCTGGCCATTCTTCTCGCCCTTCGTGACCGGCTTCGCCACATCGTGCAGCAAAGCAGCCAAGGCCAGGGTCACACTGCAACCCTTTTCCAGCTGAGCCAGCAGCAGCTTTGTGTGAACCCAGACATCACCCTCGGGATGATGCAAGTCGTTCTGCTCCACCCCAACCATTGCCTGAACTTCTGGCAGTACGAATCCCAACAGGCGAGTCTGGAGCAACAGTTCCATACCCACGTCGGCACGACCAGAGGTCAGTATGTCAACCAGTTCCTGTGCGACGCGCTCGGCGCTGACGAAAACTATCCGATGAGCGTTTTCCTGCATCCCCTTGAGGGTGTTTGGCTCTATCGTGAATCCCAGCTTGCAAGCGAAGCGGACTGCGCGGAGCAACCGCAGTGCGTCCTGTTCAAACCGATCAGCAGGAACTCCAACTGCGCGCAGAACCTTGTTCTTCAAGTCTTCCAGACCGCCGTTGCCCAAGTCATGGACGTTTCCATTGAGGTCCATCACCATCGCGTTGACGGTCAGGTCACGACGCTGCATGTCTTCGTAGACGTCAGTGGTGAACGAAACGGCAACCGGGTGGCGACCATCTACATAGACGCCATCCTTCCGGAATGTGGCGACTTCAACTGCTTCGCCTTCGAACATCACCAGAGCCACACCGAAGTGTGCTCCAACGACTTCCGTTCCCGGGAAGACCTCAGCAACCTGCTCCGGTGTAGCAGCGGTTGCGATATCTACATCTTTTGCATCAACACCCAGGACATAGTCGCGAACTGCTCCACCGACAAAGTAAGATTCATATCCGGCTTCGGTCAGCTTGGTGAGGATTGGCTTGTAATGATCAAATCTCATACTTCTCTCTACGTGAGAACTCACAGGAAAGGTTACGATTTCCACACTCTAACTAGAGGGTTCAAATGATCAAGTGCTTCTTGGTAACACCTACTGGAGATGGGGCGATGTATCTTCGTCGCTACTCGGCTGGTCCGGAAGTAATTTGCACTGGACCTATGCGTTATCACGATGCAATGAACTTGGCCTTCGAAGTACCCATCACCACTGACAAGGATGGATATTGGTCACACCTACAAGATTATAAGATCTCACATGAGGATCCTCGCTGGCCTCAATCCTGCACCTGCGGGTATGTCTTCAAAGAAACTGACACCTGGCAGTACTTCCATGATCGCATCGAAACTGACGGAATCACTCGCTGGCCTCATCGTCAACTTCCAGTAGGAGCCATGTGGTGGGCTTCCTGGATGCCTAAGAACATGTACTGGGACAACAAGGAAGATGATAACTTGATGGTGATCACTCCGGGAGGAGAATGGTGCATTGACTCCCGCGCCTCTAACTGCACTATGAAGGAAGATCGTCTACATCGTTGCTGGGTCAGACATGGAACTCCTCCCGATATTCATGTCGACAAAGATGGTCAAACGTGTGCTGCCGGAGCAGGGTCAATTCAGTGTGGGGATTATCACGGATTTCTGCACCATGGTAGTCTTACTACCTAGACCCACACCTTCCACAATTCCTCGAGTGCCTGCTGGTTGTTCTGGTAGAGGATGAAGATTCCACCCTTCTCTTCCCAGGCAGTCTTGTACTTGATGTAATCATCGATGATGACATCACCAGGCTCCATGTAATGCGACTTGTCACGAGAAGGACAGATGATGATTGGCGTCCCGGGGAATTTACGTTCCACCCACTCAGCTTTCTGAGCATAGGCACCCACTCCGGCCTTTTCCTCATTGCAGCCAGTGAGGATTGTGGGACCCAGATGCTTGACAGCATCGAATAGTTCCCGGGCATCGGGCATCAGGTCAAGGTCATGGTAGAAGAACCCGTACTCCCGAATCTCGGTCCAGAACTTCCCTGATCCTTCTCGATCTTCGAATTGTCGCGCTGGCTCTCCCAGAATTGCAAATGCCAGCCGGTCGAAGTCAGCCAAGACTCCATCCAAATCCAGAAACAGCTTTCTCATGCTAGAGCCTCCACCATCTGTCATCTGTATGCTTCCGAATTGGCCGCGCTCACGCTCTCCAGCGGCAGTCCTTATAGCCTTGGCTAGATTCTGACCATCCTTGGCTTCATCCAAATCCCTGCCAATGCCGAAGCTGAAATCGGCACCCTTGTAGACGTGAGTTCGTCCGGTCAGCTTGTCCTTCACTTCGATCCGGGTGCCGCGCAGTACCTCTCTCGCGCTCTCCAGCTTTTCATACAATTCGTCAGGACTATCTGCTCGGTAAACGAACTCGTCTCCCTTGTCGTGATAGGCTTCCAAACCAACTGCTTGCAGAGCGTCAGCTTTGGCTCTCAGAAGAGTGTCACCAGCTGCATATCCGTATCTGTCATTGAATGCCTTCAAACCGTCGACATCGCTCATGCCGATGGCTGGCGCTGGACTTCCTCCCAAGGCAGGATCATTGTGCTCCTCGAAGTCCTGGATGTTCGGAAGTCCGGTCTTGCGACTTACAAGCAGAGCAATGTTCTTCTCCCCATCGGTCATCTGATCGATACGTTTGCGGAGGTTGGCTGTTTCTGGCTTGCGCTGCTCTTGGTAGCTCATGGCTCGATCACGACCGTCCTGTGTTCATTACTGCAGTACTCGGGGCCTCGATCGCTGACGCCGTACCAGCAAAGAAGCCATCCGGCATCCTTCTCTGTCATGAAGCGTCTCTTCCACATCTTTCCTGGATACACTCCAGTCGGATAGGAACTCGAGTACTCCTTCAACTTGTTGAGGGTCTCCTGCTTCATGTAGGCAGTGTCGCCATCGATGCGGATGTCTTCCCTTGAAGGTTGATCGCACACATCGGCATGTTCGTAGGGGACAGCGGGGATCAGGTGGATGTCCAGGATTGTACTCGTCTTACGAACTGACTCGATTTCTTCCGTATCGACGACGCTGATGGCTCCCCAACTGGTGAGCACTGATTTCAGCCGGGGAGGTAACTTGACCGAATGAATCTCCACCGTGTGATCTGCTGTGTCCAGATACAGGGCCACAATTCCGTTCTTCTCCATCCATTGAGTGAGTTCCTGGCGAATGCGTTCTCCCTCAGGTTCAAACTCTACGTTCTTTCTGATAGCATCCTCGGGAGGAGCTACATGACAATCGACTCTGCTCATCTGTTCCTTTCAGTATGGTTGCAATGTGAAGAAAAGCCAGATCTTCATCCACCACTTCGGTCTAGCAGCGCATGGACCGTGATGCCCTCTTGTACGACTGCATTTCCAGCCAAAGGGAGGCAAGATGCATTTGGCAAATTGGCTCATCCGATCGCCAAGCAACACACCTGCTTGAACTCATCAGGAGATTCAATCTGTTCCACGGCTGGATCGACGAGAGTGTTTTCTGGGATGATCTCGGGATAGGTGGCCTTGTACCACCAGGTCATTTCTTCAACCGCAAGGACACCTTCGGGGAATGCTGAAATCACAGCGAGGTTGTAATACCCCATCTCAAAGATGTCAGTGTGATTTTCGAGCACGGCCTTCTCGGCATCCTTGAATTTCAGATACCATCCCCAGGTCCGCTTGCGCTTCTGCTTGTCGTGGAGTACTGTTACGAAGAAAATAATTGGGCCGGGAGAGGGCGAACCAATGTTGATGTTCGCCCCATCTTCAGCCTCCGCCGTTTTGCGAAGCCATTCCTCGCTTGCGTTGAATTCCATAGTCCTCTCCTAGCAGAACTCTTACGATAGTTCTACCAAGCAGGACTAGAAATCGGTTAAGAGGATACGATTCGCAAATCGGCTTCCAGTTGTGCCAGGTTCAACCCGCTTGGAGAACCCTTGCTGGTCAGCCAGTCAGCACTGAGCAAGCAGTGAGCTTCGTCCACGTATGTCTTCCAGAAGTCCCACGTCATCTTCAGTGTAGCACCCCAGGTGATGCAAGTCAAACCTTCTTCGTCGTATGCAGCGACGAAGACGCAGTGACCACCCCATGAACCAGGAACTGTGCTGCCGGTGCCATTGTCAGGGACCACAGTCCAGATCGGTTGATTCTGTGCAGACAAGGGGAGTTGAACACCGATGTACACGCCACCAAACAGCTGGATGGCCCTTTTGATTTCTGTGAAGTTCAACACGTTCGGGTCGACATACGACTTCAGCGCGACTCCGCCAGCGCCATACTTCTTCCAGAGATTCAGAACACGTAGTTCTTCGCCACCCTGATCGGTGGAAGGATCTGCTGGGTTGTACCCATCCCACTTTTCGTAGAGGAAGAGGACTCTGGCGTCCGTGATGGTTCTTTCGATGCCAGTGTTGAGACTCCAGACCTGGATGGCATGAGCAACGCCAGCGATCGTACAGTCTCCAAGGGTGTCATTGAGCATCATGCCAAAGGAGGTCTTCCCCTTGAACCAATCGACAGAGACTGGCGGAGCAGGCAGGTTAGGAGCCAGATACTTCCCCAAGCGAAGAGTCCGACTGTCAATTTTTGCTGGGTGCTTTCCGAGTTTCATCTTGGCAGTGTATGGCATGAGATTCTCCCTCTAACCTAGGAATCCCATAGCCGATTTTTACGAAGACACGTCAGTTGCCGGCGGAATGTGTTTCCTCTGGGGAGATGGAATGTTGTCTTTGAATTCGTTGATCAGTTGTCTCATCCTATCAGGATGACCATTGCTCCAGTAGTATCTGCCAGACAGAGAGTCATTGGTTTCTCCTGAAATCTGATTGGCCCAAAGCCGCTTCTTCTGCTTGGTGTCATCAGCAACCTTGGGGATGAAAACTGGATGCCATAGATGAAACACCGGGCCTGGAAGAGTCTTGTGTGGACCGAAGAGGGTATCTGTAGCGACCATAGCGGCATGGTCCTCGCCACCCCATCCTCTGAATCTCGGATCCCATCCTCCCACCTCTTCAAACCCCTTTCGAGGAATGATTTGAATCATTGCCCCATACCAGTGTCCGATGGCTGATATTGGTTCTCCTTCATACTTGTCTTTGTTGGTGTAATCGTTCTCATCTGGAACAGGAGACAAGACCAATTGCTTCGGATCAGTATTGATGATCTTCCTTGAAGCCTCCTCTGTGAGTCTGAACAGCTTGCGATAAGGAACAAACCAGAGACGCCAGCCATTCTTGGAGGAGTGACGAATCTCTTCGGCACATAGAAGAATTGCTTCTGCTGAGATGCAAGTATCAGCGTCTACAATCGCAAAGATGTCTCCATGAGCTTTGCTCACCGCGTCGTTTACTGCCACTGATTTTGAGAACGGAGCATGATTTTGTACTGCTTCGATGTCTTCTCCAAGGATGATCTCTGAGCCGGGTAGTGCCTTCCTCCAGTAGCTGTTCAACCAATGCCAACTATCTGCTCTGTGACCAGTTGGCTCCGATAGGTGCAGAGGGACAAGGATGCTGATCCCATACCCCTTCACCCTCAGTATCCTGAAAAGGAAGAAGACGAAGATTCTCCACAGATTCTTAAGTTTTTCCATATACTCTGCTCAGTTCTCGGAATGCATCGAAGACCTCGAACTTTGCATCGTCTACGCGATTCCGCTTTGGCTCGATCATTTTCCCAATCTCGAAAGGCGTCTTGATTGAGGCACTATAATCCTGATACTTAAAAAGACCGCCATCTTTTGCCAAGGCATCACAGGATTCCACACGCCTGGGGATTCCCCCGATGGCGTCAGCAACAACCATTCCGTGCAGTGAAGAAGTCACTATTCTTCTGCAGGCAGAGATTTCTCGTATGACGGTTAGTGGATCGTCAAGAGGACTAATGACCTTGCGTGTGAACTGAGAGGGTACGAGTTTTTGGAATCGATCAGCAAGAGTTGAGTCCTGCCAGTGAGGTAAAATTCCCAAGTCCCAGGTCTTCTTTTGAGGCTCCACGAGCTCATTCGCCAAGAGGGCAGGATCACCCAAAGCAAACTGGCCAGTGAAAGCTCGAGCCGTCAGAGGACCTCTGAGAGCTAGGACGTGAGCATCTCGTGGATTGAATTTCAGTTTGGATGTTTCTCTCAGAAGACCAGAACCGACGATGAATCCCCTCCACCCAGGAGGGATGTGTTCTAGGATAGATCCAACTGAGACTATGTCGGCCTCAGCAATAGGTTTCCATACAATTTTGTTGAGGTCGGAGAATCTCGCAAGAAGAAGAGGGGATAATACGTCTCCGAAATTCTCTACCCGTCGCCACCAGTAAACACTTTGCACCTTCCCGAACATCATTTTTGTGGTCCTTTGATAGAGGAAGAGAGAGTCAGTTCATTGGTCCTTTAATACTCTCTACGATCATTTTTCTGAACTGACCCTCTGTAATGGACCATCTGTTCTCGGTGCTGTCTTTAACAATATCTAGATTTGCCTTCGCCAAGGCATAAACCTGCGACGCAGAGTCGTTTGTGCATCCGACATTAGCAACATGAGTGTAGAAACTACCTTCGATTTCATGTCCTATGAGGGAAATGAGGGCACCCCGAGAAATGTCAACTTCTTCTCCATCGTCTCCAATTCTCGGAATGTCGGTGAGATCCATCTTCACCGAGAACGGTTGCTTCTCTCCTCGCGCAACTTCGTGCAAATTTGAGAAAAGGACCTCATTCCCGTCACTTTCTGCAACGATGTAGATGCCGTCAAAGTTCCATTTGCTCATTTGAGTTTTCCTTCGTACACGTGGACAGACTCTGGCTGAGTCTCAAAATCGATTGATGGAATTGCCTCTTCAGTCCGGACAGAAGGAGGAGTTCCCGCACTTGCCTTCTCTACGACGGCACTTGTGGTCTTCTCCATTTCAAGAGTTCCGGAGGCCATCCAGCGAGCGTGAAACTTGCCATTGCAACCGGCGCTGCACGCATGTTTGACACCAGGATTGTGCATGTTCTCTTCACTCAAGCGAGCAGAATGAAATATACCATCCTCGGTGACCCAGGTCGTCCACCAGTGATTCTGTAGCTTTTTGTCTTCGTTACATACATCGCAAGACGGAATTGTCTTTATCATCTTGTCCTCATTTCGTTTTTGATCACCATCTGGGCCATCCAGTGATGTCCTGTACCAACATGTTCAGCACGAACATACTTGGCAACTGACTTCCTGAATGCGCCATAGGGAAATGAGTCAGCAAGACGAACCACATAGCCTTCTTGTCTCTTCATATCGAGCCGTCCTGCGATTCCCAGGACAAGTTCTTCATCCCAGATCCCATCGTACAGGACAGGAACCGTCTCGATGTCTAAGATTCCGGCATATTCAATCGTTTCATCCCAGTTCAGACAGGTATTCGAGTCATTCCAGATACCAAACAACATGAAGTAGGAAGGCAACTCCCAGTACTTCAAAGTGTGCTTGGCATACAAGTTCTCACCACAGAATCGCCACCCTTGAGGAATGTTATAGGCGAACTGAGCGTGATAGTTCTTGACCCACTGCCGACTTTCGTGACCACCACTGTCTATGCTTCGAGCGTGAATGTAGTCAGAGTACATGGTGGTGTTTTCACCATCCATCTTCTCGGTTACAATCACCCTTCGTCCCTTGAATACAGATGTGTCTTTCATCACTCGGTCATCAGCCGAAATACCGGGACTCCACGGCAGGTGGGGAGTCCTTGGATATTTGACACGTCGAGTGATGACCATGCTTCGTTCTACGTTCGGTTCCGTCAAAGGAGCTAATGCTTGGGACGGCCTATCCTCGGTTTGGACAGCGGATGAGATTGTTCTTCTCCTTCGTATGTCACATAGTACCACGTTCCGAGTTGCTTACCGATGGCTCGCTTGAATCTTCTAGCATTTTTGACGTTACCCACACTCATAGTCTTGTTAAGCAAATGTGAGAAATGCTCAGCCACTTCACGCGCATTTTTGAACTGAGCAACCACCTGACGATTCTCGTCCAGGATTAGCCAAGAATGAATGCTCTGTACCTCGGATATTCTAGCTCGAAAACCGGCTGACGATCGTTTACCCGGCTGGCCGTAGTTTTGTCCTCGAATCCGATCCCCTGTCATTCGCCGCTTCGATCTCTGGCGAATTCATGAGTTTCCACTTCCCATAATACCTCTACTGAGAACTCCAAATAAATGCGCCCGGCTCTGAGGTTTTCACCCAAGGGCCGAACGCATTCAAAGCCTGTTGTAAACTCAGCTACTCTGCCACTCCGTCGTTGATTTGCGCACAATCCATGCGCAGCGTCCCGTTGTC